GTATCTAATTTCAATACATCACCATTTTCATTGATAATAAGAACCGAACCATTTTTACGTGTGACCGCATACATTACTTCCCCCGTGGATGATGTGAACTTGCGAAGGGTGGTATTAGCAGAAAGTTCATTTTTTGATATATCTGCTTCTGTTTTTTCCACATCTGTATCCTTTACATCCTGGGATTTAATTACATACTTAGTACCATCGCTCGACTCAATTACTTTTCCGTTGGGACCTGAATAAACATTGAGTGTCTTACCATCACTGCTCTTATATACAACTTGGTTAGCATCAGATGGAACATTTTTAGTTGTACCTGGACACGACATTGTGCTATCATCAGTTGTACATCCTATTTTGCGTTTGTTCATACAACCACTTGTTCTCCAATGTTCCTTTGCTTTCTCTATATTATCTTTTCCAAACATTTCCTGAACGTCAATATAACGATTAAGATAACATTTGGCTTCTTCATCACTTAATTCAACGTTACACTTGTCGGTGACCATTTTCTTCTTCTCACTATTATCGCTATCAGCAATGGTTGCGATACCGGATTTAATATCAGTGAGCATAGTCATCATTGTATCGTGACTGGATGTATTTTCTTTACGATGTCCACTCGCACCATCATATTTTGGCGAGTCCGCTACTTCGGAACCTTCGTCAGTCTCTCCAAGCATATCTTCGATTGCTTTGGTTGTTGCATCCTGAGCAATCTTACCGATATCAATACTATCTGATTCTTCTGGGTCAGTCGTCATTCCTTCGCGATTTCCAAATATAAGAGGCAAGAAAAACATTACTGCTATCAATAAAACAACAACAATCGTTATTTTGTATGTTGAATCCATATCACTATATATATATATTCAAAGGGAAAAAAATCAAGAAAATGGTATAAATGGTAGATATTATATGTATTTATTTACTTCATTTATTCTTTCAATATAAATGAAACAGACTATGTTAGAACTAAATGATAGTAGTTGCGATAATACAATGCAAATTGGTATAGATGAAGCTGGACGAGGTCCCTTATTGGGACGAGTTTACGCTGCGGCATGCTTACTCCCACAGAATAGCGAGCTTCTTAGGTATAGTGATATAAAAGACAGTAAGAAATTTTCGTCTCGTGACAAGATTAAAGAGGTAGCAACCAACATAAAAGAAAATGCGATTGCTTGGTCTGTCCATTATGAAGACGAAAAAACAGTCGACCGTATCAATATTCTCCAAGCAACATATGCAGCAATGTATAAATGTACGCATGATATGATATGTAAATTAAAAAATAAGTTTTCATCAGTTGACTACAATAGTATAATCCTTTTAATAGACGGTAGGTATTTTACGCCAACATCTCATTTTATAGATGGCGACATTGTTAGTTTATCATATAAATGTATTGAAAAAGGTGATGGTAAGTTTATGAATATTGCGGCTGCTTCAATTTTAGCAAAAGTCGCTCGCGATGATTATGTCGAATCATTATGTGTTCAGTTTCCTTTATTGGACCAAATATACAGACTTAGGTCAAATAAAGGGTATGGTTCAAAACACCATTGTGAGGCTATCAGAGAACACGGTATAAGTCAGTTTCATCGTCAAACATTTGGCATATGTAGAAATAAGCCCATTACATTTTTCCAATGTCATTCATCCCATACCACTGACTTGAAAGATAATTAGCACTGTCATATGTCCCTGGTTTAGGTGAATAGAACTTTGTACTGATACCTTCATTTATAACATCTGTAATTTCTTTGGTACCAACGGCGTGGTCAAAGTATTTTAGATTAGATAGGTATCCACCAAATCCGCCATCGACACCAGTATATAGACTGCCGTAATTTTGTTTAGGCACTCCGTCTAACACGTGTCGCTTCGCAATTACTCCATTTAGATATACATCTACGGTCTTATCTTGGCATCGAATCATTATATTTACCCATTTGTTCATAGGAACATCTTTAATGACTATTTGCTCCATTATTGATGAAAATGTATTCATAAAAACATATAAAGTATTATCATTTGGACCAAGATAAAGACCTGGGCTATTATTTGGAAAGTTTATACCTGTCTTTTTTTGAATATTATTGATATCAACTTTTCCAGTCTCATCATCTTGAAAATCGTTTTCGTTGTCATCAGTGGTTTCTTCGTCATCTTCTTCTTCAACTAGTGTTTGAACTTCGCCCTTGTGGAAAATATGACGATACTTGCCTTTATTATAATCCATATCTTCTAAAAAGACCCAACACGACCACGTGAATTCAATACCTTTACTTTCATCGTCAGACCTCAAAATAGTTACTGATTTACCCTTACGCGGGTCTTGGTCTACTTTCATATATTGTTTGCCATCAATCATCCCGTTCACAATATATGGGCTTGAAGATGGAGCAAACAATGTAGTCACAATGTAACTGCCTATTTGGAATAATAAGATAAATACTATGAGAATCATAAGTGTATACGAAAACTTACTAATGAGACCATTTGATGCGAAAAATTCTTTCGTTCCTTTTGTTATTTCATTAACTTGTTCTCCGTAGATAGATGTCATTTATAATATACTATTGTTATATTATAAATTATTAATAGGATATATGCGAATATAGATTAGATTTCAACACTTGATTCTTCCTGGCCATCGCTCATCAATGACACTTTGACACCATATCGAGACAATCCATAAAATATATTATTCAAGAAGTTACCACTCCATCCTTTCTTATAAATATCCCAAGCGTCTTGTGGCTCAGACTCAGAATCCCAGTATTGTAATCCGGATGTTTGTCCAGAAAATCCTCCATTTGGTGTCACTAATAAAGTAGAACTGTTATTCAATCGTGGTACACCAGGTAGTAAACAACTTCTTACTAATTTACCGTCGATGTATACATCAAGGGTTTTGTTATATAGTGTTACCATTACATTGACCCATTTTTGAAGAGGAATGCTGTCGATATTACATTTATGTTGAATAGCTTCACTTCCTTCAGATGTATTGGGGTAGACAGAGAGTATAACATCCATTGTATTATTTTCGCTATTGAGTACGATTGATGGTCCTGGATTTTTCGAATCATCCAACCTAGATAATACTGTTTTGGGTTCACCGAACTTATAATTCCAGTCGTCAATATACATCCAGATTGAATATGTAAAGTTCATATTAGGATTGCTGGAACCGGACAAACTGTTGGTATCAATTGTTTGTAAAACTTTTGCATCATTTAAACCAGTCAGACGCGCACTTGTATGCAATAGACGCGCAAGTAAATAGACTACTAGAATTATCAGAAAAACAAGTAATATTGATTTTATTTCCATTATATATACCTATCATTTTTTTTCAAGAAAATAATGTTTATCGTTGTGTGTTATATAGAACTCGAATCTGAGGTTTGGTCAAAATATTCTTAAAGTAAATAACATCTCTTATTCTACCAAAATCAGAAGTATTATCTCCAATTATGAGCGCGTCTTCATTCAAAGTGGGGATATTGTTTTCGGAAGTGGATACAATAGTGTTGTTCAAAAATACATCACACGTTGATGAAGAGTAATTGATGACTAAATGATTCCATCGCTGAATTGGTATATCCATAGTTTCGAATAAAGTGGTAGGAGAGTCATTTACCACATTGACCATCTGGATTCTTAGGTGATTATTAGCAGGATTATAATTGATAATTGGCATTGACCCATACGATAAAATGTTATTGAAAGTATTATTATCATTTGTTGGTTCCAAATATACCCAACAGCTTAACGTGTAACGATAGTCACTGTCATCATTTCCGTGTACGTCGTACATTTTTTTCATTTCATCGTGACTAGCAATATTTCTGCGGGAACTAAGACTAACGCTTTTTTTAATCAAATAATTACCACTTGGCTGAACGACCCTTAGTGTATATGACTTCAAACTTGTAAAAGAAGCATACAGACAGAGTATTATAACTTGAACAAGTATGATATACATGGATGTTGATGACAAACCAGAATATTCGTCTTTAATACTTGTAGTTGTATCATTAAGTTTAGATATTAGTGATGTCCGTTTTGCAAAAACATAAGTTAAAACAGCACCGATTATAGAAAGCAAGCTCAACCCAATTATATTAAATATATTGCGATGATTATCATAGGTATATAATACTCCAAATATAGAACCACAAAATGCGGATAACATAATAACATATTTCAGAATTTTAATAGCGTGATAACTAGTCGTTATGACCCCGCGAATCAAATTCGTTAATGAATATAACACCACAATTGCTAGCAATATAGCTGTTCCCAATGAAGCATAATCCATATATTTAACCACTTCGTACTCGCCGCGCTGTATAATGAAATCACGCAAAATATGTTTATAGATTAATGCATAAAACATAAATAATGCTACAATGTTAATAATCATTGTATACTTTCCCATCGTATGATTGTTGTTATGATAATTAATTATAATACAACAACATTATTTTATTAATAAAATGATTATAAATTTTCACTGGCGGTTTTACGACCGTGACAGTCGCGGCATAATGCCACCAGATTATCTACGTGATTCGTGCCACCATATTCTAGGCGCGTCTTATGGTCAACTTCAAACCACGCAGGTAGCTTGTTTTTACAATGGTTGCAAGTCCAATCTTGTTGAGAAGCGACCCATTTCTTTTTTGTTTCACTGACACTTCGTTTACTTGATGTTTTTCCAGATGCAATAACGCGACGTTCGCTATAAGGAATATTATTATACTGGTTCATATTCCCTTGATTGGTTTGTACCCTGTGTTCGGCATTTTGATAGGCAGAACCAGTAAAAGTCATTATTGGTGCTAGTATCGACCCAGCATCTTTATCAATCGGCATATACTTGACATAATTAGATGCTTGCGATAAAATAGCTTGGGTTTTACTTGGGTCTTTGCGAATGAAAAGATAAATAGTTAACCCAACAAAGGCATACATTCCCATTTGTCCATGTTTTTTGTATTCTTTTATTTTACTGAGTAAAAGTCCATCATAATATACATTCGCAATTGCACATGATGTTATTGCGAGAATTATAACCTCCAATTTCATTAATTATTATAGTATATATTGATATAACATAATATTTGATTGGACTAGGGCTATCATAACAATATTAGTATACAATATTATTATACAAATTATGGTGTAATATGATGTTCAACGCAATATTCAAAATACTCCTCTAATATCAAATATAGACTATACAATGTATCAGTAAACATTACTTTACATGTACATTAGATTCTACTTTTAAGCAAAGATAAATTAATCTATATCAGATGTATATCACTTAGTTTCACATTTACGCGTTAGACGGTTATATCGTGTTCCATTAGGACAGCGTCTTCGTTTGGTTTTCTTCACATTATTCACTAATAATGCTATTTTCTTCATTAGACCAGGACTTTCACTAACTGTATTAGATAACATTTTGTTCTTTTTTGTTTTTGCACTGTGTTTTTTTATTATGGTTTCTGTCGACACGATATTTGAAAACCGTTTGGGTGTTTTGGAAACCAAAATATGTGATGTTTTATTTGACAGCTTTAACTTTTGGTTTATACCGTGGAGATGCATTATAACGTCATTAATAGGAATGGTTTTGCTCGAATATTTCACCATATAATTAATGAAAAGTTCGCGAATATCGTGTTTTATAGAATCTTGATTATCCATATTATCAACTTTCATAAACGGTAAATATGTTATTAAGAATCCCCATATATCACAGTTGGAAAGTAGCGTTTTTGAAAATCTCGATTTATCAAAAGAATTACTAGGTTTACGATATTCCAATATAATATCTGAAATGTAACTTGCAATAAAATAGTCTTTAATATGATAATTTTGATGAGTCGTTTTGTCAAAAATTATTCGTGACATATAATTTATATAATCGCGGTGTCCGTTACCGAATGACTTAAAGTATTTATTACTCAGATGCTTCATTACGTGGTCGATTACAATATCACGCGTTAGAGTTACAGTATCATAGTCGTCATATAAATCGTGAATGAAATCTAAAAATGAATTGCTCAATAATATAATACTAGGGGGTAAATTAAATTGTAATGGACGTCCCTTCAACTGGTTATAGACATTCTTGCTACTCTTTATTTTTTGAGATAATCCCCAGTCAATAATTTTTGTATAAACATTATCACGCGTATTGTCAATATCCAACATGACATTATGTGCCTTTAAATCAAGATGATACAAATGAAGCTTATTCATTTTTACTATACCGTTTTCTAACAGGTCTATCAAGCTCGTGTTTATATTTTTAAATAAATCGTATGAAATTTTAGAGTTTTTTTCACAGAACATATTTAAGTCGATACCTCCATTGGGAATCATGAGTATGCGGAAATCATCAAGATACTTGTTAATATTTAAAGACGAATAACCGTTGGAGACAAGTTTACTACATACTGAGTCAAATTCTCGATGGTCATCCTTAGTTAAAGGTTTAGGTTTACATCTCTTAATTGGGAAAATGAAATATTTTTCATAATCTTTAATAAGTTGTAATGTTTTACCGAAAGAATTACTTTCTGCCATTTCGTCCTTTGCGTCCTGTGTGTATAGAAGTTTACTAACATATTCTGTATCAGCATTCAGAGTGGCATCATGTGGAACAGAACCAGTCCTACATTTAAGTGCTGGTCTAAATACACATCCAAACCCCCCCGAAGCAATCGCATCTCCACCATATTGATTTTTGGACATTGCTTATTATATTACGAACCTATAATAAAGTGATGACAATATAAATTAGTCTGTTTTTATGTGATTATGAAGATATATTACAGCTATCAAAAGCGTTATAAAACAACATATTACCAAAAATATAACTTTATCGTACGTCCAAAACGTCGGTTGTAGATTACATTGCGAATATTCCAAATAATAATCTTGTAACGCGCGCTGCATTGATAACTGAGGCTTATTTAAAATGGAATTTACCTGATTGTGTATAAAGTGTATCCATCGCACAAAAGATTCCCTAGAATCTAAATAAGGTGATACCGGATATTTATTTAGTAGTGAAGCAAATGTATTTGAAATATCAGCATCCGGCAAAAAGAGGGGTAAGTTCTGAATAAAGTCATAATATTTCTTCTTGGTAGTATTATTTGGGTGTTCTGGGTATGTAAGTGCAATAGTCATTAATGTAAACCAATAATGAGGCCCCCACGTTGCCGGTTCGAACTTCATATTGCAAATATACAATATAAAAAGATTGCGATGTAAACATATAACAATCTTTATAAATAAAATACTATGTCTAATTTTCAATTACATTGCACCTCATTCTGTATAAACTGTGGCTTTCAAGGACACATATCGAATGATTGTAAGTTGGCAATTATCAGTTTGGGGCTGATAATTTTCAGATTAAATAAAAACGGCGAAAAGGAATATCTAATGATTCGGCGAAAAAGTAGTTTTGGATTTAGTGATTTTCTACACTCTCGATTTCCGATACATAATACAATTATTCTTAATAATATTATAAACGAAATGACGGATAGTGAAAAGAGTATTATTCTTCAACGAATTGAGAATATTCAAAGTTCACAAGACGACGCACTTGGAAAACGCGTTAAACAATATATTGAAAATAAAGTAGACTTGAAACAGCTGATTAAAAATAGTGTTACAAGTTGGACTGAATGTGAATGGGGATTCCCAAAAGGAAGGCGAAATGCAAGAGAAAAGGATTTCGATTGCGCAATTAGAGAATTCGAAGAAGAAACGGGATATAAACAAACCAACATTCAACTTATTGAAAATGTCGTGCCATACGAAGAAGTATTTGTAGGGTCAAACTATAAAACATACAAACATAAATATTACATAGCACGCGCTAATTACGTTCTTACAGAAGATGAAACACTTTTTCAAAAAAGTGAAGTGTCTAAGCTACAATGGAAATCTTATGATGAATGTTTACTCTGTATAAGACCGTATAATATTGAGAAGAAGAAAATGCTATTTAATGTTAATAAATGTATAACTCATTTCAAATTAAAATAAGAAAAAGTTATATTAGTAATATATATCTCTATATTACCAATGGCCCAAAATGATTTCAAACCTAATATAGGTGTTGGAGAAAATGCCGAACATATTCATGAAGATGACATTGACAATATTTATCCTCACCAAAATGATAATCATTTTAGTGAAAAAATTGCAAGAAAAAAAGAATTTCAACACTATTCACAAGAATTGTACACGGACGACATTAAGACTTTCTCCGACGAGTTCTGTAACCAGACGTTTGAACTGAGGCCACACCAGACATTCCTCCGTAATTTTTTATCTAAACTCACCCCATATAATAGTCTACTCTTGTATCATGGTCTTGGTACAGGAAAGACTTGCTCTGCTATAACAATAGCAGAGGACGCTCGGAGATATTTTCGTCAGATGGGAATGAATAAAAAAATAATGGTTGTTGCATCGCCAAACGTGCAAGATAATTTCAAAAAACAACTATTTGATGTAACAAAATTAGATGATAAAAATGGAGAGTTCGAAATGTATTCTTGTGTTGGAAATCAGCTTTTAGAAGAAATTAACCCAACGGGTGCAATAAAAGACAAGGATGTTTTACAGAAACACGCTATACGACTAATTGATAAGTATTACGAATTTGTGGGTTATTCGCAGTTATCAATACAGATCAAAAAAGCAAAGGATGCAAAGAAGTTGAAGCAAATATTCGAAAACAGGATGATAATTATTGACGAATTTCACAATATTCGCCAGAAAGAAAACCAATCAAAAGTTACAACAGACAGCTTATCGAGATTAGTCAAAGATGTAAAACATATAAGGCTACTTCTATTGTCAGCAACTCCAATGTTCAACAGTTATCAGGAAATTATATGGTTAGTCAATTTCATAAATTCAAATGACAAAGGTGCTTTTATCGCAGAAAGCGACGTCTTCACTCCAAATGGCGAATTTATAGTTGACAAGACTACTGGTGAAGAAGTTGGAAAAATGAAACTGGTATCATCCCTTAATGGTTACGTATCGTTTGTTAAAGGCGAAAACCCATATAGTTTTCCCTACCGTATTTACCCAACACTTTTTGATAAAGAACATTCATATTTACATCAATCTGTGTATCCAAGATATCAATTTAACAACGAAATTATTGTAGAACAAATACGTCATTTGGATATTTATACTTTACAGTTACAACATTATCAGAAACGAGTCTATGACCACTTCATAAACCATCTAGTTCAGAGGAAAAATGATGTAGATATGAATAGTGACATGGGAGTTTCAAATCTTGCACTCAAGGGATACCGAATACTACAAATTCCACTAAACGCACTGAATATTGTTTATCCATCTACACAAATGAAACAATCTGATATATTCAACGAGACGTTTGATTTTACATATACTACACCAGACAACTTAGTCGGTAAGAAAGGGTTCAAACAAGTTATAAGTAATGTCGGCGAACTACCGTTTAAATATACACCGTCATTACTGATAGATAATAATAGTATATTCCATCCATTAAACATCAAACACTTCAGTCACAAGATTCACGAAATATGCAATAATGTAGACGATTCGTCGGGAATACATATCGTTTATTCACAATTTATTTATGGAGGAGTTCTACCTATTGCTTGTGCCCTTGAAGAACGTGGGTATACAAATTTTAATAGAGATAAGATTCTTGTCGATGAATCTTATAAACGTGCAAGAAATATCCATCCAACTGGACAAAAATATATAATAATAAGTGGAAATTCTACATATTCTGAAAATGTATCAAAAGAGATTAATGAAGCTACAAAAGAAGCTAACAAGCACGGTGATATAATCAAGGTTGTTTTAATTACGCAAACTGGAACTGAGGGAATCGATTTCAAGAATATACGCGGAATACATATTCTAGAACCATGGTACAATATGAATCGGCTAGAGCAGGTCATTGGTAGAGGTGTTCGTAGTTGTAGTCATAAATCGTTACCATTTGATGAACGAAATGTATCGTTATATATGTACGGAACACAAAACGGTGAGGTAGAATGTGTCGATATGTATGTATATAGAAGTGCTGAATATAAAGCCATTCAAATAGGTAAAGTTTCACGTGTATTGAAAGAACATTCAGTCGATTGTTTATTACAACAAGATTCAAATGCAATGAGTATAAGTGATATGAATAAAAATGTATCTATAAAACTCTCTAATCATAAAACTATTCAATATGATATAGGCGACAGACCTTTCTCGTCTACGTGCGACTATCTAGATACTTGTAGTTACAAGTGTAAGTTTATTAATACGTCGAATGATAAAATAAGTGAGTATAATATACATACCGACGAACTAAAAGAAAATGCCAACGCGTCAACTCTATCTAGGTATCATATATACATAAATGTTACAACTATAAAGCGTTTGATAAGAAATGCGTTTGAACAAAACTATATTTATACAAAAGAAAATTTAATAAAGACAATAAATCCAATTGGTCAATTTTCAAAAATGGAATTAAATGCCGCATTCACTGAGATGTTTGATAATAAGCTTGAAATAGTGCGTGACAAATACCAGCAATCAGGATATATTATTTTAGTTGATGAGTTGTGTATTTTTCAACCTCTAAATATAAGCAATAGGAAAACAATTATGCAACATCGTGTTGGAAATAATATTAAACAAGTAAAGCATATACCAATAAATATTGAAACTCCATTTAAAATAGACGAATCAAATATTGCTATTGATGGAGATAATAGCACATTAAATTACACATCGATACTTGATGAACTCACTAGCTTATCAGAAGAATTTAAAAAGGACATTGGGGACTTCAATGGGAACATCAATGATAATGATTATACTATTTTCAAAGAAGTAATGGATAAATTATTAATAGCGCATCGCAAAAGCAATGATACATCTATATTTAAATTAGTAAATGATAATAGACACGAGTTAGTTTTGAATTATTTACTTGATACACTTCCGTATAATAAAAAACTATCATTATTCAAGTCATATTATGAAGATAATCAAATGAATATTACAGATGAGAACAAATATATATCAAAATATATACAGAATCGTTCATTCAAGTCAAATGGACCAACATCATCATTGTATTCTACCGGGTTTATACTATACAATCCAGCTACACAACATAGTAGGAAGGTTTCTATATACTTGTACAACGAAAGCAATGAATGGTTAGATGATATTGATAATACTTATCTTCGTTCAATTCAGGATGATATGAAACATTTATATATTCATAAAACCAGTTTACATACATTGGTTGGAGTGTTTGTGCCAGACAAAATGGAAATTCTGTTTCGCGACTTGGATAAAAAAACACGAAACGCAAAGGGCAATTTTTGTAATAAAAGTAGTAATCGTCAGCAATTATTTGATGTATATATTGAACCACTGATACGACAATATTATGAAATAAATGTAAATGAAATAAAGAAATTTGTATTTCCAGAAGGTCCTAGTAAAAATATTTTATCATCAAAACATTTATGTAAATTAAGCACAATAATGTTGCAGTTATCCAATATACTCTCATATTCAGAGAAAAAAATGATGTATGTCACTCCGGAACAATATTTTTTCAACAATGAAGTAATAAATTAAAAAATTGAAACAGTTTAAGAATTATGAATAGTTAATATAAGATACATAATTGACAATTCGACAATGGAAGAAGTTACACTGAATATTGACGAAAATAATAATGTAATAACAACCGGGTTTGTTCCAGAGACACCTCCAACACCTGCCGATGGGTTTGTTCCGGAGACACCTCCAACACCTGCCGACGGGTTTGTTCCGGAGACACCTCCAACACCTGCCGACGGGTTTGTTCCGGAGACACCTCCAACACCTGCCGACGGGTTTGTTCAGGAGACACCTCTAATACCAACTAAGGAAATACAAAAACTAGTTTCGCGAAAAAACAATCAATTGAAAGTAAGTGATATTTTCACACCCGTAATCGCATCTACAACTATTTCAATGCGGGTAGAATTATTAAATAAAAACACCCTACAAGATGATTTGTTAAATGTATTGAGAAGTCAGATGGAAGGCAAATGCACTAAGGATGGCTTTATTAAGGAAAAATCAATTGAAGTTCTCAAATATTCTGCTGGCGAACTTAAATCAAATAAAATTATATTATCAGTTAGTTACCATTGTTTGGCGTGTATGCCAGTAGAAGATATGATTATCGACTGTACAGTAAAAAACATCACAAAGGCTGGTATTCGAGCTGAAATTTCAAAATATTTGAAAACACCAATGGTTATATTTATTGCAAGAGACCATCATTATAAAAATGACGCATTTTCAGACGTAGAAGAAGGAAAGATAATCAGAGTTAAAGTTATTGGTCAGCGATTTGAATTGAACGATGACTATGTTTCAGTTATTGCTGAACTCGTTTAGCATAATATAGTTCCACATATGTTATGATTTTATGTTTTTTATTCTTTCCACATACTGATTATGTATGGTGATTTTCTTACGTTCGTTTGCTGTGTTTACGTACTTTGTTACATTCCCTTATTTCTACATATTCACATTTAACCTTACTTCTTCCAAAACTCAGCCGAATGATTGTGTTGTCTTTGGTCAATATATATAATAATCATACAATTTATTATATGTATTTGTTGAACGTACAATTACATCACGGTGTATGATGGTAATTAATATCGTTTCATATATATTCGCGTAACTGTCTACTTTATGATGACTTGGTTATATATCTAAATTTTTGATTTGTTTTGTCCCAGTATCGGTTTCATTTGATATACTGTTAATGTCGGATATTTCTAGTTGAGATGGTGTGTCAGTATTTACTGGTTCAATTAAATTTGTATTGTTTACCGCGTCCATTTCTTCTCTTAAAGATGCCATTGTTTTTGTTTCAACAATGGGGTCAACTTCCAAACGTTCACTTTCAATTGCTTCATCGTTGTTGCTATTGATATTATCATTGAAAGTATTACTATTATTAACAACACTATTATTAACACTATTATTATCACTATTATTATTACTACTATTATTATCATTCATATTGATGTTACTGGAATACATTGGGGCATATTCTGGGGATCCGCTTTGCACATTCATTTGCATCTCTCCGTCGTTACTGTTAGTATCCGGTCGCCATACTTCACTTTCTATTGACCCGTCATCATTATTCTCCATATGGTTTTCAAAAATATGCGACGACTCGTTATTACTTTCGTCTTCGTCTCCCACATTTACGTTTTGTTTGTTAACGTATCTGCTTTTAGTTTTAGCTTCTTTCGCATCAGTTAATTCTGCTTTTAGTTTGCTTGGAATGTTTAATAATTCATAGTCACTAGGTTTCTCTATTTTTAAAAGGTCTGCAAAATTCCTACTAAATGATAGCTTTTCAAGTTTATCGACATTGTCCTCGGTAATGAGACGCATTTGAACATTCATTGCTTGAAGCTCTTGGATGAGTAATTTCAAGGTGTATGGTATTTTAACAAAAGAAAAACTCCTTCCGTGTTTTGTCATTGACCGTATGGTCATATCCTCAATATTAGAAACATCATTATATTTCAAATATCCATCTGCGAACAGACTGTAAAACTGGGATTTTTCGGCGTTATATACAGCAATAGTGCCGGTTTGATTACATATACACATGTAATATTCATCTCCGCGTACAAGAAACGATTCTCGCAAGAACGCGGAAGCACCGTGAGCAATAATACCATCACGTTCCATTTCACCAACACGTAACCCACCATCATTTGCACGCCCTTGTACAGTTTGTCGCGTAAGTTGTTGTCTAGGACCACGAGCGCGGTGATTAATTTTATCCTTTACCATATGCTTTAAACGCATGTAATATGTAGGGCCAATGTAAATATTTGATTCTAATTGTTCTCCTGTAAAACCATTATGTAACATTTCGGTACCACTATGATGTATATCATATGTTTCCAAAATATCACCATAAATTTTATCTTTTGGACCTTGGTTTACGAAAGGCGTACAATCTCCCATTCCACCCAAATTCAAGCACACTTTACCAAACAACATCTCAACGAGTTGACCAATTGTCATTCGCGACGGAATTGCGTGTGGATTTATGATAATGTCTGGGACAATGCCCCCACGTGTAAACGGCATGTCTTCGTGAGGAATGACTAAGCCAATTGTCCCTTTTTGACCTGCTCGACTTGCCATTTTATCACCAATCGCGGGTATTCTCTCTTCTCGAATACGAACTTTTGCCACCCTAAACCCTTCGTCATCATTGCTCAAATATGTTTTATCAACAACCCCTATACCACCTTTTTTAGAAAAAATAGAACTATCCCTCAAAACTGCTTCACCGTGTTCATCTTCATCTTTAACTACCTTTCCGATCAAAACAACCTTCTCTCCAACAGGTGTATTTTCACGAATGACGCCACGTTCGTCGAGATGAGAGTAATCATATCCTAACCACTTTTTTTTATTCTTAAATTGTATCTCATCACCGATTTGAGTAATAATACTATCTTTTGTAGCATCTGGTACTTCGATACTCTCCTCCTTGCTTTCAACTGTATACATGTATGTTGTGCGGAAAAGACCACGGTCAACAGCACCTTGATTTATCAATATAGCATCTTCAACATTATATCCAGAATAAGACATTATTGCTACAATAACATTTTCACCATAAGGATGACGTTCTTCTTGTATGTATTTCAAATACTGTGTTCTTATCAATGGTTTCTGACCATAGTTTAATACAACTCCCATTTTATCAAACCGTTGGTGATAATTCGTATGGTAAAGCGATACAGCCTGCTTGCTTTGTCCACACGAGAACCCGTTGCGAGTAGCAGGATTATTTTCTAAGAATATAATTTGATTGCCCATGACTCCAAAATTCAGAGATGGGTGTATTTCCAGATGGGTGTATTTATTGTGTGGTTTATTAAGTTCAGACGCAACAGTTGCTACTAATGCGTCTTCCTTCTCATTTGTATCAATAATATCAATGATACCTCGATTATCTATATATTTTTGAGGAACTGCTTCGTCTTTGCCCAGTTCATTTGTCAGACCAAAATATTTTTTTGGTGAGTATAACTCTTTCCCGACATTCAAATCATCGCTTATCTTGTTTAAACCGTAAACCAAGTTATTCCAAGTGTAATCCTTCGTTTCAAATTTGGGTTTGAATGTTTTGGAATGTACTGACGCAATCGGCTTCTGATTTTCGTCGCGGTCAATATAGAAATAAGGACTGGCTAGACGTCCACCGTCGCAGAATAATTCAACCTTATTAGCAGAAATATGGAACGCAACGCTTACTGACCAAGGAAGGCATCCTGTCCGACGCAACTGTTTAACCTTGCTGACAAAGTTAAAGGGTTCGCTTACAATACCAATCCATCTACCATTTATGAATAGTTTTGGCATCTCTTCGACAAAAGCAGGATTTTCGTTTTCGAACGATAGAAAGGGAATATTATTCTGTAAAAACGTTACTAACTCACCACTGTCAATACCACGCGAAATATGACATGTAATAGCAAGATGTTTATGAAGCCCGATATCCCCACCATCTGGTGTATCAATAGGGTCAATTATACCATATTGTGTGGTGTGCAATAATCGAGGACCAATAACCTTTGCACTGGAATCAAGAGGAAGATTAATTTTTCTCAACTGAGACAAGGCTGAGTTAAATGAAAGTCTATTTAAATCTTGTACCACTCCTTGACGTTTTGTATGTGGAGAACCACCCCAATTTCCTTTCATTGCTCGCGAAAAACCCTTCTCTACAATTTTGTCCTTGAAGAACTCGTCTACATTATCAGAAAACATTTGTGTAAATATTTCTCCATCAAGATTAATATCGTCTTCTAAACTATCTATCACCTGTTTCTCAACATCAGAACTACTCTCGCCAGCACCATTAGTTTCTTTCAAATTATTATGTTTATAGTAAATTTCCTTTTCAATGCGCAGAAAAATGTTTTTCTTCTGTTCTAAATAATATTCCTTAAACAATGAGTATAGTAGTTCACCTGTGAGTTCGAGGCGTTTGAATTTAAAACTATCTCGGTCAGTTGGTTGTTTCACTCCATGATAAACCTGTAATAATTCAAACACCATATGACCAATCATATATGCCTTCGTTTTATAGTTATCCTCGCCAACATTGGGAAGGAGAAAATTCCTTAAAATTGTATGCGCATAAGCATTACTCTTATATTTAGTTAAATTTGCAATGTAGCGAATTGCTTCAGGTTGTGTGAATATCGTATATGCGTCGTGAATTGATGGTCGGAATGTCTCAACAATGTCTTTATATTTGTCAATGTTTAGTAAACACGTCTGTATAATTTGTTTATCGCTTTCAATGCCAAGTGCACGCATGAGAATAAACAAGGGGACGGGTGTTCTTACATTTGGAACGTCAACTACTATTTGTTTGTTAGAATATTTGTTATCTGGATTGACAATATGTATTTTGAATGTCCGCTCAGGCTTTGATGCATTTTCAGACACGGTTCTCATGATACAACTGTAGGCGTTTTTGTCATCAGTAGAATTCTTTTTTATATACATCATGTTATCGCCAAATTTTTCTTGTGGGATGACGAGTTTCTCTTTTCCATCAATAATGAAATATCCTCCATTGTCATCTGGACATTCTCCCATCTCATTAATAACACCCTTTGGCATATCTCGTAGCAAACATAAGTTTGAATGACACATGATTGGAAACCGCCCCAGAAGTATTTTTGAAAAAGAAAGACTTTTATCCTCATTGCCGATTATAGTTTTGGAGTCGTCGTCCGGGTCATTGATAAAAACGTTATGACGTGAAAAATGTACATCAACATCAAAGTGAACATTTGTAGCATAGGTTATACTCCGTAATCTCGCTTCATTTGGAAATAATACGTGACTTTCATCACCATCATATACAGTTGGTTTTCCGAAATAAAGTTTATCACCATTGTTACCACCAATGTAGACATCTATTTCAACATCATAGTCTTGCGTATCTTCATTAAAGTTCTTTCTGATTTTAATGGGGTTATTTTCTTGTATTATTTGCTTAATACCTGTTTCCATAAAATCATTGTATGAATCTATGTGATGTTGCACCAATGCATATTGGTTATCCCTAAAATAACTATGAATAATATCACGTGAATGTTCGATAGTTTGTTGTAGTATGGCATCGTCTATGTTGTTTTCAAAGAGTTCTTCGTCTGTTTCCCCCTTGAATTGTGTCATGGGTTCGAGCTTATATTATACAATGAATAAGTTTTAGTATAATATAACACAGATGTTTTAAAGAGGTTGATCCCAAGGAAAAGGACTAACATCACTTGTAGTAGTCCCACTGTAGTAGTTACTGAAAAAAGATGACGATTCACTTGTCAATGCGTCTCCTATGTTAGTAACCTCCGGTAAGATACTACCTCCTGTTTGACCGCGTTTTATTTCTGATATTTTGAGTGATATTCTCTTAGGCTTATTGTATCTCCTAGATGTCAGTTTTTTTTTATTTCCCTTATTTTTTTTGGATTTGGTTTTGGTTTTGGTTTTGGATTTGGTTTTGGATTTGGATTTGGTTTTGGTTTTGGATTTGGTTTTGGTTTTGAATTTCGAAAATGAAGTACTTATATTGTCTTTTTTTGACGGTTTATTTTTAATTGTACGCGACATATATACTCTATTTACACATAATTATTTTCTAGACTTCTATATGACATTCTTCGTCAGTGTTTAAATAGCTATTTAATGCGTCGTCGTCATCATCGTACATATTAACAGGTGTATTTAGAATTTTTAAAAGCTCTGGGGGGGCATTGTAAGTCGCTGATGTTTTACGTTCGCAATTTACTGTATTTTTATCACGTTGTTTCGACTCAACGTCCTTATACATTTTTGTTTGCCAGTGTTTCTTATCGAACGACCCTAAATTTGATGAAATAAATGATATACCATATTCCTGAGATTTATAAAACCGCTTTCTTTGACTGAATTGGCGTTTAAATATTTCGTGTGAGTCAATTACATCAATGACCAGAGGATTTGCGTGCTTCACTCGTAATATACGTCCGACAGCTTGTACAACATCTGTTTTAGGTGTTGCTAGTACGAGTGTCGTGAGTGTTTTAATATCTAGACCCTCTGAGGCCATTGAATAAGTAGCGATTACAATTGTCTTTTTTTCACTAATCTTAAGGTCTGATTCTTTCATTCCGCCAACATAATACCCAACACTTTGATTTGCAATATTACGAGACACGATTGAGTCATAAAAGTATTTGAGTAAACATTTATTGTGTGCCAAAATCATTATCTGTTGTTTGGGGTCTTCGCGAAGAAGTTCGCAAATATATCGTAATATATACTCACTTCGATGATTATACGAACATAATTTAGAAATCATTTTACTGTATTGTGTTTTACCTCTGTAGTCATACGATGTTTCATTAAACTCCTCATCGCGTGTGAAATATTGTAAACATCTCACATTTACCTGGTTCATTGACAATTCTCGTTTCTCTGTGTGAATAATTGGTCCTAAAAACATTTTGAATACTTTTGCAAGACCATCTTTACGGTTCATTGTCGCGCTGAGACCAAGGGTATACTTTGTAACCACTTTTGATAATGCATTACTGAACACCTCAGCACCCATGTGATGAACTTCATCGATTACCATAAGCCCAAACTGTTTGAAAATATCAGGATTATAATCTTTCATAGAGATTGATTGAAGCATTGCAATGACAACATCTTTACCTTCGGTGTCCATAATCTTACCTTGTATACGCCCTATTTTTGCGGCGGGGGTAAACTCGTTTAATCTTTCAATCCACTGATTAAGCAAAAACTCCTTATGTACAACAATCAGCGTTTTTACTTTCAGTTTTGCTATTATATTTATAGCAATGACCGTTTTTCCTAGACCAGTATCTATTTCAAGCAAACCACCACCACCAATATCTTGCCCATTATGTGCGATATTTATATATTTGTCAACAATAGTATTTTGATATTCTCGCAAACTTCCTACAAATAACAAATCATTTGCTAAACTATTTTCTTTCAGACGTGTTTGAACGCTTCCAAAATGTTCGATACCGTAGAACTTTGGAACGTAATATTTCGAACTCGATTCACGGTAAACAGGAAAACTAGTTACACTTTGGCTAGGCATACCATTATGAATATTCGGTTTTACTGTCAAGTCAGACGTTATCTTTTTAACTTGTTCGCTGCTGATATATTTTTTATGGATAGTGTATCCGTATGAACCAATATAGCTATCCATTGTCTTTATTAGGAGTACAACTTTTACTACCTTTTATAATATACTAAAATTATTCAATTTTTTCAATAATAAAATGTCACTAAGTATATATAGATATCATGCAAATGAAAGATTTTTTTACATCAAAACAATTAGTAAAAGGTCTTCAAATGGACGCAGGGGATTACATGCTCCTTCTAGTATTTTTTGTGTATTTACTTAGTAATGTTGACTTTCCAATGGCAATCAACGACAAATTGAACACAACATTAGGAAATTTAATGATTGTAGTGTTTGCAATTATGATATTAGGAAATCGTTCAGCATTAGTTGGTGTATTCGGTCTAATTGTTGCCTATGAAATGATAAACCGTGTTTCTTATGGAAGCGCAAATATGATGATCCATGAAGCAACTCCCGAGGAAGATAAGAAAAAACAAGATTTCAATAAAATGAACCAAAATGTAAAGGAAACGACACTCGAGGAAAACATTGTGAATGAAATGAAACCATATGTTAGTGGTCAAGCTGGTCCTTCCAATGTAAAACCTATTCTATCGGAATTACACCAAGCAACCACACTATAAATGAAGTGCGTATTAATATGATTCCATTATCTGGTATTGGGAAAACATAAATACGATAACTACTCTAGTTTAGGAAGATATTTGTTGACTTGTATAATTATACAAATCAACAAAAATGAAGTTAATGAAGTTAATGATGTTTTGGATTGTTTTTATTTATATAATAACTAGTTATAATTCACCATTTAAGGGTTCAACGATGCAATAGTTTTCGCGACACTATTCCTATCGAAACAAGAAGTAATGAGGCAATTCCATACTGGACAATATCATTGATGCTTAGTTGGTTGTTTGCTACTGTGAACCCTTCTTGCGTGTCACTCTCGTAAACACTAGATGTATTATCTACTGTATCCAAATTTGACATATCAGATGACACATTTTCCTTCTCATTCAAAATAGTTCGAATATCATTCCGCTGCTTTTCACGTATTTCTTCGTCGCCTATTTCATTTGATGATAAAGGGGTTATTTCTACATATACCTTACCGGCGGCTTGTTCGGCTGCTGTATACGAGCCACTCAAAAACAATGACACATTACTGTCATCCTTCACTTTATATGAATGAGGTTTAATATATTTTTGAAGTTTAGATAATGTTATTGCTGATATCGTTGCTTTATCATTTGTATGAAACACTACGATATTATATGAACCATTACAATTTCCATATGGTTTATTTCCTTCGTAATAGAATAGTTGCTTATTTGGTATGAAATGTTGAAGTGTGAAGTCGTCTACATTTAGAGTGACGCTTTCATAGTTTGGGGCGAGTTGTGTAACACCACTTACAATACTTTCTAAAATACGAGACGACTCTGTTTGTTTCATACTTGTCATTATAGGAATGCATAGAAGTAGATTGTTACCTTTTGTTGTATGCATTATACATAATTCTGCGTCTGCTTTGTTTCCGTTGAATGAATGAAGTGATGGGCTAAATAAGGTGATATCGCTTACATTGTACTTGTGTTGATTGAATATTGCTGGTGGAGAGTTGTTTTTATCGTAGTTTATAACCAACTTATCATTAGACCCTTTTACAACACAATTACTCACTTTATAGTTCGTCGAAAGTTTACATTTTGAATTGCAAGTTCCAATAATTCTTGATTGCCTTATGTCAATCGGTGAGTTACCTTTATCGCACATCCTCTATTGATGTATATATACCATGAAAATAAAGTAAGACATTTAACACTTATTCGTCAATTAATTTTATTGCGTATTTTTTATCTGGAAAATTATAAAGTCTGGCCTTAGCTTTGCAAGAAAACCTGTTTATATTAAGCTGTTTTTTTGTTAAAACGGAATTTTTACATATACCCACAGATGCTCTTAGTTGATTAGAATTATTCTTGCGCGTCATACTCCGCGTTACCATTCGTTTTGAATTCACCGAACGTGTTTTTCTAAGTTTGTTCACTTTCTTAATACATTTACATAATTTATCTGCCAGCACACTCTCTGCGTTTTGTTTTAATGTTTTATTGTTTCGTGGAATCTTTAGCCCATAATATTTCATTATTTTTCGATAATCACTCTTATTTAATTCCATTATGTAAATTGTTTAAGAAAACTGTAAGATTCTACTTTATCAATATATTAAAAAATATTCTGACCTGGCAAATAAGTTTATGACCTATTCTATAAGTTGAACGCGGACTTTCCGAACAAAGTTATCTTCGTCTTCAAATGTAAATATCTTTACTTTTACTTCTTCGTTGCTCGATTTTTCTAGCCGACTCGTAATTCGCGACACTAGATGTAGTTTAGGAATGTATACATGATACTGGTAAAGCTTATCATTACGAATGGCTTTGTCAAACAAATACCCATAATATTCACATTGGTCTATACCAGGATTTGTTGATAATAAATGAAGTAATCCACTTTCAGTTTGCACCTTTCTAATCGCACGCATTGTTTTATTTATATCATCTATTCGTGCTATCCATTTATCTTGGAATGCCAAGCTACTTTCAGATTTCTCTAACAAAGATGTTGATTGTTGTAATTCTATAATATTAAGAAGGTCGACTAGTCTTCGTATGGGTGATGTTATATGTACGTATGTATCCAATCCAAGAAGGTCATGGTGTTTTGGTAGGTCGCAGTTTCCCACCACATATTGACCTGATGTTGATTTCCATATTTGGATGAAGGTCTTGATAGATGGATCCTTGATTTCAGATACGTCGCTATCTTCCTTTGTACTATCACGTACGTACGACCTGAAAATACCCTTATTCGAGTCACTAAGCATCTGCGCACATACATAGTTCATCACTACCATGTAGTACGCAATTAAGTGATTACTTGTATTTACACATTCTTTATATGGGTATTGTTGTATAAGTACTTTATGAAACTCAAATAACGGTTGATATAATTTATCTTTCGTAAGTGAATGTTCGTTATAAACAAAATTTGTTCTAACATTTATCACAACATTTCTTAACGACGTTTGAAATATCTTTTTGTCGATATCGTATGAAATATCTAAGCATAGTGCTATACGGTCTTGCCCTTGTATCAAACTTAGTAATGATTTCGAGAGTACCGTAGGAATCATTGGTCGTTTCCGGTCAGGTAAATAAATAGTTGATATACGTTCCGAGAATGACTCCCATAGACCAAGATACTGCATATAGAGTGCTACATTAGTTATGTATATTGAAAGTGTTTGACTTGTATCCGTATAGGTGTAAGAAAGAGCGTCGTCAAAATCTGTTGTTGATTTTGAGTCAATGGTAATCACGTCAAACGACCGCCTGTCTTCTATTGTAAACGTATTTAGCATTCCTTCTACGATATCTTTTGTACAGCGTCCACCAATTGCATTAATCGAACTTTTACTGAATTGTTGTATGGAAGCATTCAGACTTTTGCAATACAATTGATATTCATAGAATTTATCGATCTCGTTTACATCCCCAATGACCTGCGTTAGTAAACCATTTGGGTGCTTTCCGTTCCAGTGGTCAAATGAAATATTCACGTATTTATTTATAATGTTTTTTGAGAAGACCCCTTGCTTTAATTCATAAGGAACCACAAAACAAGGTAGTCTTTTATCGTCGGGTATACATTTGTACAGGAATTTTTTACCAGAACTTGATTTTCCAAATGTTTTTCCATCATTACAAATCAAAACACACGGGATACTCGTCATTGAGCGAATACAAGAATGAATAATTGTAAATTTATGTTTATTATCTTCGTTATTAGTTGATACTTTAACTACGTCGTTATTGAATAATTTCGCACCAAGAATATCATTAGCAGTTATTGATGACATAATCAATTCTTCCAATGTATTTGCGTCATATAACGTGTATTTATTGTAATTACGGTCCTCCACAAGAAGTTTTAACATATTATAGTTCCTTTATATATGTGTATGTCTTTCATAATACACATATAATCAATTTTATATACAAACAAGTGTAATTTATCATTTACAGTATACATTGTAAATGTGCTTCATCTTCTGTATAGCGATGTCAATATATCTATTTAGAAATAGAAGATTATTCATGTATGTTATGTATGAATATCGGACTACGGATGTATTTTCACCAAATTGAGCACTATAAGACCAATGTTGAGGAATATATAATATGTCACCACTTGTCATGGTTACATCAACTGTTTTTATCTTATTAATACTTTTATTGTATGTGTTTTTTTCTGAATCATTTTCCCAAAAATTAATTTCTTTATTTATCTCATCGTGAACATTATAATTAGATACTTGCGTATCAATATATACATCATATTTGGGTGAAATTAACTTTACTTTACAAGAATCACCCAAACAGTGTAAGAACGACCGGTGAAACTTTGATTTGTATACGTTTGTACAACTCATCTTATTTGCCAACCACAAGTCGTATACACTATTTGTGATGAATGATGGTTTTAAAAAGTCGTCGTTTAATCTGATATTATCAATAATATCAGTATCATTGATAAATGTTGTATTATTTGTTGATATTGTATAACTACTTTCAGACGAAACGTCAACCGCAGCATCGTAAAAATGCTGTAAATTTATCTCATTATCGTTTACATGTATATCATAATTTGAGAAGGTTGACCGCATTGCTTCTGGTATAAGTTTTTCTTCCTCGGGCGATATTCCATACTTGTATACAAATGGTACTTTATCTTTGCAATAATTTTCAAACTCCTTTTTACTTGTGATGTCGTATGTAAAGCATTCATTACAATGGACCTGCACGTTGTGTTCTCTAAAATGGAGATATATCAGCGTTATAACTATAAAAATGACAAATGAAATAATTGTTTTGAACATGATGAAATCAAGATAATAATAATATTAATTGCGATATTAAATAGCCTACCCTAACGAGATAATTATGTAATACATTTATACTGTTGATGGTAAAAAATGGCGTGGTGTAATAAATAATAAAGATGTAAAAATTTATTATGTATTGACTGTAATGGATAAAGATGCGATTATATGATACGACAATTTTAAATTAGAAGAACGATTAAATAGTTAATCTAATAACACAGTCAAAATAAATTCTTGTTTATTGACGTCGGTAATCCGTGACCAAATGATATCATATATACTAATAACAAACTAGCAAATAAAATACTTCGGTTTTCGGCAACAATTTGCTTTTGACCAAGCATAAAAAACATAAGAATGTATAATAAAATACCAATTACTACTGAATGCAACAACATTATTCGTCCGGGTTCCATTATATATATAGAATCTATAAAAATTGAATAAACATATTTTATCCGTTTAATTCGCAACACAACATGACATATATTACCAATAGTAAACTACGACAGCATAAATATATAATAGAGGAATTGGAAAAAAACATAGAACATTTGAATATGAAAACCGTAGTGAATACTCAGAAGCTAACTATTGATTTTTGCGTCAAATATATATTAAACGAAGATTATGCACAGTGTAATGAAGAGGTAGACCTTCTAACAGTTAGTTACGTTTTACATAACCAACCTCATTTGGATAAATCAGAGTTGTTAAACGCGTATCACAAATAAGTTTGTTTCAATATCACCAAGGAAATATATTTAATCATCAATAGACGGCGCAATATAGAAACGAAGAAAACACTCCTTATTTAATTCACATAGATTATACTTCACCTCAAGTGGAAAATTCGCACTCACTTGTAATTGAATATAAGATGATGTCTTGGTAAATTGTACCATTTTCTGCAAAAACGATAAATTGTAACTGGATGTTACAGTACAACCTTCTGTAATCTCATATAATGGGATCTTATCGGGAGGTACTTCAACTTGAATATCCCCATCCATACCAGATGTCATCATCCGTGTAAAGGATTCATCACACGAAAAAGTAATAATGTCATTGTCAAAACAAGCGAAATCATCAACAATCGCTTTAAATTTTTTAGAATCCATAACAAATGTAACATCATAATCTGATTCTGGGATCCCTAGGAGTTCACTATCAATATCCATCAATGGAATTTCAAAAAAACGGTTAAAGTCTTCATCTCCTCCGCAAAAGTCTATGCCCAATTTATCTTCCTTTTCTGTGTATAGTCGTATGAACTGCTTGTCGGCCTTGACGGATAGAATTTTGGATATGATCATGGTATCAATCCCGAGCTGTAAACTAGATTCTTCATCAACTTCGAAGCACGTAAACCAAGAGCTTGGCAATTGCAGTTCAAGCACAACAACGTGCGCTGAATCCATACTTTGTATATAAAACTTTTCTTTATCAATCAGAAAGACAATTGAACTTGTGAATAATCTAAACTTCTTTATAATTTCGCAAAAAATATTTGCTTTTTTTGTATCGTCGATTTTAATTTGCATGTTATACTATCACTGACTTATGCTTTATGCTATTTTTATAATTGATGTATCACTCATTCGCCGACGTAGTTAAACAATCAAGATTTTCCGAATATTCATCGTCGCCATTTGTAATTGTTATACTTATATTTTTAAATGTATCGCGAATGGTGTTAACATCTGTCACCACTTCTGATTGTTCAGACACCACTTCTGATTGGTCAGACACCACTTCTGATTGTTCAGACACCACTTCTGATTGGTCAGACACCACTTCTGATTGGTCAGACACCACTTCTGATTGGTCTGTTGATAGACAACTCGCATCAGATACTTTGAGTATAACAGGTGAATCATTTATCTCACTGTCAATGGTGTCCGACATTTGTTTTTGAAAAAACGCGTGGTAAAGCTCTAACGTATATTCTTTCATTTTATTTATTGTAATGTTCTGCTTGGAAATAATATTCCTTAATTCACTTACTTCATTTTGGTGTGTATTAATTTGATTATAGATATCTATAATTTGTTCATTATAAATATTCATTTGTTTTTCAATATCGAAATGATGGGTATCTATTTCCGTATTGGTGGGTAGACGATTTTCAATGGCCATCACCTTTTTATTCAGTATTTGAATAGAATCATTAATGGAAACAGATGATTGCTTACGTTTTTCAACACGATGGTTAGGGTTAGATAAAACTGAATGATTAAGATATGTATCTGGACTTGGAGCTGCTCTACTAAAATTAGCAGATATATTTGAACGATTCATTGTATATAATAACGAATAGAGTAAATTTATGTCATTTGACCGAAAATGGATAACTTGTATGGTAAAATAATGTAGCTGTATAATATAATACTTATACAACATATGAAGATATCAATTATGAATTTCAAAGTCAGCAAATATGTAATTATTTTAATGTCAATCGTATTTTTTACGTTTATCTATTTTATTCTCGATGATACTCATTTCAGTGGAGTGAATAAAGTTCAAGAAACTATTCGCAAGAACATTGTGGAAGAAGAAATTAAACCTACTCTATATAAAGATACAGAAGGTTTTCGAATGGAAAATAGTATACAAGACGATATAGAAAAGGTGAATGCTATGGAAAATGCAAAAATAAAATCAGAAAATGTTGCGGAGGAAAATGAACTATCGCCAGACCAAATTGAACCTACTGGGTTACAACAGCTATTTAATCGATTATATTTTTCAGTTTCAACTGGGTCGCTTTTAGGATACGGTGACGTCATTCCTGTATCAAACATTTCAAAACTAATAAGTATTGTTCAATCTGGATTAACTATTATGGTGATTGTTATGTAAAATGATATAAAGCATTTTTGTGAGTACAGTTCATATTAACATTTATGGCAGAACAATCGAAGGATGTCACATACGAAGAGTCACAGTTTTACATTGGTTGTGTGAAATGGTTTAATAATAAAAAGGGTTATGGGTATGTCACTGTGAAAGAAGGTCCACTTGTGAATATTGACATTTTTACGCATCATTCTTCCATTCAGAAGAATGAGATGAAATACGGTTACCTTGTAACCGGTGAATATGTACATATCAAGGTGCAAGACTCACACGAAAATGGACACGCTTATCAAGCAAATGCGGTTAAAGCTCCTTGTGATGACGGAAAACTTATGTGCGAACAACCGACTATTAGAAGACGCACGGGTGATAACGAGTCTCCACAATAGTCATAATCATTATATGTATATCATTAGATGTTCAAAATAATAATTTAAAAGATTTTTATTATTATTAATATAATGACTAAGGGAATTCAATATAAATCAGTAAACCTTCCGTACGAATTAGTAAATCTTATATGTGAATATGATGGGCGTATCAAGTATAAAAATAAACAAAAAACGGCAATTGATTACCATAAATATGTAAACGTAATCCATAAGTACGACCGAAGATACAGTGCAGTTGAACAGATTCTCCGTAAAAAACAGACAATTATGAAAGCTACAGCAATTAGCCACAATAATACAAGTTTTTATTTTGAGTTTGCGTTTGATAAACAACCAAATTTAATGTTATGCTATGATTATTGCTGGTCTGACGTTAATGAATTTGAAATATGTTATACTGATATGAAAGGGTCGGGTCATGTTTTTGGAAGCGACCAAATTAGAACATATGTTTAATGTATTACCATTTAAACGCATTATGTACCGATATATAATGTCATTGATTAAAAATTTCAATGACCAATATACATTTGCGAAAAAGTCCGTAAGAAATGCAATTTCTACCGGGCAGAATATTGTGTTATACGGAACAAGTTGTAATGGTAAAACACACCTCGTAAATGAATTCAACTCTCTTATCGTAGATAACGGTTATTGTCATATGTTCAACAATTTACGCTATGGAACTAGTAGCCCATGGATTTTAGAAATCACCAATATTGAATCATTACAAGGAGAACTACTGAAACAAAGTGCATTTGTTTTTATTAACATGAATGGATTTGTTTATCCTAAATATACAAGACTACGTTCAGGAAAACAAATTCATAGTTATACTGCATCTACTTAGGTTGTGATGCTTAATAATTTATGCTTCGTTTTATTCATTATTGATAATATACCAATAATGAATAAGTTATCAGAAATCGTTTATGAATCGTTTATGAATCATTTGGAAAACTATAACGTTTATTATATCGAACCAAAGGTTTTGAAGGGTCAAGATAAAGCTGCATCTGTCCAGGTACATTTGACGCACTTGACGGGTACAAACTAAATGTCTCAATTGATGGAGATGGATAAATCAATGTATTGCCGACCCTATTTAGATTCAAAACATTTGAGTTCGCACCAGAAATTGAACTGCTTGTTGCAAATGTTTGACGCAAACACGTTTTTGTAGAACCTTTCAAACTATTCACGATGTTTTGTTTTTTTGTATTTTTATATGTGTTTTCCGAATGTTTTAATACTTCTGCTTTGCGACGCATTGCATTTTCTACTAAATCCTCATGTGTATAAGAGTTTTTGAGTTCTGAAAATTCAAATCTTTCCCAGGTTCGTTTTATTTCGGTGTCTAAACCAAACTTTGAATTTATCTCACATATGCTTGCACCCCGTCCGAGCAAATCATCTGATGATATTTCTTGGTTGGAAAGTATATCCACATCTAGTTTATCGTAGCCACCAACTTCATACAATTTAGCAACTTCATCTCCTATTTCTAACCCATCTACAAGTTTAAATGTATATGTTTTGAATACATTTACTAACTCCGCAGATATTTTTATATCTAAATCATTCAGTATTTTACCACCAACTCTCAATAACTTGAACTGGACCGACGTCATTTCAATATTTAAATCCAACCCACCCGAATTTAATTGCGAATATATTAATATAATATTATCAATGGTCGCTGTGGAAATGTCTTGTAATACATCGAAATTATTTTCTAGTATCGTTTTTGGCATAAACGGTTCAAGAATAACACTGTAACTGAAAAATGGGTACATTGTATCGAAACTAAACCCAGCGTTTATCAATGAGACAATAGTAGGTATAAAGGTACTTTCACGATTGAATGGTAAATCATTGTACGATGTATACAAATACGAAATATCTACATTATTCTCCGCAAAGTTAGATAATATGTACCCTGCATCAGAAAGCGTATTATAATCGAACGTTGTAATTAGGTCATTTAATGATACATCACCAGAAAGTGAAAAAAAATCATTCGCAGTATATCCATCAACTATACCCAAATCACTTACTGTAAAAGCATTCACTCCGGATAATGAGAGCAACTCTTTTAATATTATGTTTGATACATCCACATTTTTAATTGTCACAACAGATATTCCTGCCGGTTTTAATGTAGTTACATCTATATTAAGTATCTCGTTTGCAAGGTCGGTATCACTAAATCCTGCATTTTTTAATTCGAGCAGACTAAACCCTGTGACTAATTCTGATATTTTAAAATTCGCATTCGATAAATCTATCACGGAGTATCCGGCTTTAACGATTGTGTTTGTGTCTTTGCCCGTTCGGGGATAAATATCACTGAGGTCGCTTATTGAAAAACCAACCCCGCATAAATCTTGCGTCGTAAAAGAAAGGTCTTTATACTCGATAACGCTAAAACGCAACGTTTTGGTACCATCAGTATCATTGTTTTTATCTTGAATTCTATCCAGTGAAAATGACGAATCAATTAGTTGACTCAATGTATAACTTGAATCTATGATAATATCATAGTCATCATATATGCCTGACAAATCTTGTGGCAAGAAATTATCTGAGTATACAGATAATTCTCGTGCAGTATACGAAGCACTAGATAAATCTATTACACTATAATTTCCATTGAAAATATCTGATAATGAATAGGAACTGTCCACAAATTCTGTGATTGGATAATTATTTTTTTGTAATAATACTACTGAAATACCACTGTTGTAAAAGTCAGCTGTACTATATTCACCGTATTGAATAACACTTAAAATATCAATAAAACTTGCGTCAAGTAATTCCCTCGGAGTGTACAATCCATAAATGTGTAAAAATGACACATCAAAAAATGTGTGTTTTGTTTGTAACGAATAACTGGTAACGTCATTCTTATTTAATAATTGCGATTCTGTATAACTCGTGTCTACTAAACTTGAAAATTGGTACCCGTACTCACCGAGAATATTAACACTGAAAGAGGCATCATAAAAATCCTGTGTAATGTAAGATGTATCATTGATAATATTGCTTATATGGAAAACCCCTAACAAATCAGACGGTATATAATGGTCATCAATATCGGTTATTTCAAAAACGTCCTCCAATTGTTCAATATTCCTCCAGTTTGGGATTATATCATCAGCAACGTATGTGAATGAGGTGTCTTCTAGAAGTTGTTTTGCTGTATAATTTTCTCTACCATATTTATAAATAACATCAACGGTTATATTTGCATTATATAAGGACTGAGTAGAGAATCCACTTTGAATGATAGAAGAAATGTCGTATCCGCCATTCGATAAGTCGGTAATTGTGTATTCCCCAAATTCTCTTAGTAGCTCACCTGAAATACTACTATCGCGTAATTCGGTAACAGAAAAACTCAAATCGGCAATAATATTTGATATGTCTGTAATTGTTTTGAAATCATTAATATTATAACTCGTATCATTAGTATAATATACAATGTCATATATCATTTTAAAGTCTACTTGTCGTCCAGACAAATCTTGAACTATTTGGTACAAACTAAAATAGTTGGACTTAACTATTTCGTTAAGTCCATAAGAACTATCATATATTTCTTCCAAAGTAGCCATTGACAAATCATATATATTTTGTGGTCCAAATAATAAGTTGTTTTTATCAAGCACATAAATAGAATACACCTCATTTAAAGGTCTATTGTAGGCAACATATATTATATCGTCATCTGCAAAATTATTTGTATAATAATCTAGTAATGTAAAGTTTAATTCGCTTAGCATACCAATTGTAATATCGGAAATATCTTTCAACTCATTCAATGGAAATCCTGCTTGTAAAATATTTGAAATATCATAAATACCTGCAAAATGTGATGCCATATAATCGTAATCATTTGTATTCATATTAGATGTACGATACAGTACCACATCAGTAAGACTAATATGATTTGTAAATAATTCACTAACGTTGAATCCACCTTGTATTATACTACTTAAATCGTAAATTCCAGATACATCACCAATTGTTAACTCGGGATTGTAGTAGTGAAGGTCATTAACTGTTGTGGTGATTGGTTGACCGTAGTTATCATTAATTAGCAATGTTGTATGATATTCACTTATTGGAAACACCTGACCTATCCAAACATCCTCTAATTTTAATGTGGGAACATATCCCCTAAATATATCGTCGAGTGAATAACCACTATCAACAAGTTCTTTTATACTAAAGGATAAGTCCCCTTGAAATATAGTCATCAAGGCTGGAATAGTAAACGAGGCATCCAAAATATCAATACGTCGGTATAAATGTGTATCTGTATTAAATACAACTCCATCTGATGGTATAACGTTATTTAAACTTAAATCTTGTATAGACAAACCATTGGGCAAACCAGCATTGAGTTGCGTTGGCTTAAAAAGATAGTTTCCAATTGTATCAGTCAAATTTCGAAATGTAATGTACGAATATTCGGGTCTTTGAATATCATTAAATGTAAAACTTGCGTCAATTATTTCTGTACTAGAATAAGAAGCATCAAGTAAATCTTGTATAGAGTAATGTCCAGATTCCCTCAATAAACTAGCGCTTATATCAGCACTTTTCAGTTCCGACGCACTAAAGCTAGCATCAACCAGTTCGCGGTCGTCAAAAACACCACTTAAATCATTTATTGTAAAACTATCTATTGATTCATTATTTTGGGTCATAATATATTTAGCGACAGGTAATATATTATGGCTCTAGTAAAATTATATACAATGAGTTAGTTATGGATTATATAATATTAGTCACACCTGTAAGTATATCTGAAATACTACCGACGAAATAATTCGAAACATTTGCGTTATTTCTGTTGGTCTTTTCACATTTGTTTTTGATTTTATCATAGTATAAATCATCACCACAGCATTCATTATTTTTACATAAATCATCAGTTATTTGCGTTTCGCTTTTATTCTGCGAATTGCTTATTTCCTGGAATACATACTTGTCGTGATTTCTGGTATCCTTAGAATATAACTCCAATATACGCTTACCAAGTATTACGGTGAAAATTATGGTCAATAGTGCAACAGACATTACATATACATTACCTAAATTGGGAAATACACGCTTGTGAAATAATTTTAAACAACATACTATTAATAGGTACGTAAACAATTTAAACATTATACTATTTAACTCAAGTGTATATTTGTATTTGTTTCGAGCACTATTTGTAGTTCTCATTAATTGTGCGTCTCCTTTGATTAAATGTGTACTTATAAACTCGTTAACATTTGCGAAATGCTTATTATTTATGGCAATAACGCTTTGGTCATCATCATATTGTTTGATAAACATTTGTCTCTCCTTTTCATATTCTAATAATGCTTCCCGTACAACTTTCCCATCTTGTTTTGTTAAATCGCTCGATTGCTTTTTCACATAATCAATGAGAGAAGTATCTAATTTATGCGACTTGCCAATAACACAAGATAATGAATCTGTCATGGTTGATGTTTACGTTATAGTTTGTTGAGATTATTAATTTCAAACAATATTTGACAAATCCTGTAATTGTACAATTTCTTTCCGTATTAACTCGCGCATTCGTATACGGAATGCATCATAATCGTGAGCATTGAATGCTTCCAATAATTTTTCACGCTTTTTGTTTGATTTACCAATTTCTTTGAAATAATCATCAATGTCGTTCATTTTGTTCTCATTTTTAATAATGACTTTTGACGGAACGCGTGAAATGTTCTGTTCAGAACCATTACGTTTTAATGATTTCATATCTGAAACGTAATTAAGAGTGTTAATAGAATCATTTACATTTTCAACGTCGGATGAGACTGTTGCCATTATATATGAACGCGATTGTCCAGTAAATATCTTGCTTAATAAGCGTGTTAAAATGTGTTGTTTGTATGGGATGTATGTTTTCCTGGATTTTACAGCACGTATACATTCTTTTAGAATAAGGATACCCTTGTTTATATAAGCATTTTCACGCATCTGATTAGGACCGACGTTGTGCGACTGACTTGCCTTTTCACTCCCTGCCATATCCATTAATACTAATTCATAATTGCGCATTTGGATTCTAATCATAAGATGAGACCTACTTGATGTACTATTTGCGCTACTTATACCAGTATGACGATTTGACAATATTGCATTCAGAATAGTCTCACGATTATTCTTATTCAATCGCATTGTTTTACAATCCTTTATCATTCCATAACCATTATTTGATTGAAAATATTTAACTGCATGATTACCATTTATAACATCCAATAAGCTACGATTATATATCTGGATACAACTTATATACGCGCTGGTATCATTCTTTGCAGTTTCATCAATCAATCTATCAAAAATCATTTGTGCTATACCGTCTGTTGAATCGTTACCTAGCATTGTGTGCGTTTTGCCAGAACCGGTTTGCCCAAACAAAAAACAAGTAATACTTTCTCCACTTAGAAATCCATTTGTTATTTTAATTCCAATATCAGCAAATATATCTTCATTCGTATAATCAATATCATAAACTTTATTAAAATGGTAATCTCGCTTTTCCACGTAAGCATCTTTCATGAAATTAACTTTATTTTCACTGACATACAGTTGTTTGTCATTTCTGAAATTATTAAAGATTACACGTTCTTTAAAATTTTTAGGTGGTTTAATGCGAGCACATATTGTAAAATATGGTTCTTGACATTCTTGGAAACTTGACATTGAATAATTTATATATACATAGCACTTTTATTTTTATTTCAAACTGTATAATGTGAGATAAAAAATAACTAGGTAATAATACTGAGTGCTTTGAAACCATCAAAGCAATACTAACACTTTACATTGAGATATTTTTCGTACATATTACGAAATTCTACGTTAAGTGAACACAAATCGTATTGAAAACGTAATTTCACAAAGTTCCGCAAGCATACCAAAATATCATTAAATGAATCGTGTAGATTTTCAGGTATTGTCCCAAATAAATAATCGTGTAGCTCATATTGACGCGGGCTCTTATAATAAGTGGAACCATTTTTTGTATCTTTCATTTTCATTTTGCAAATGTTTCTACTCTTCTGCATTGTACAATATTTTTCTAGGTTTTTGTGGTTAGGATGGTTGAATATTTTGTCCCCGTCAAGACCAAGCCGATACAGTTCGGTTTTCACCAATGTTTCATCAAAACTCAGGTTGTGTGCAACGAGGTAGTCTGATTTATACATTTCATTCAAGAAAACCTCAAGTGCTTTTTTTATGGATACACCCTTAGTTCTGCTGGTCTCTGTGGTAATTCCGTGTATATTGGCTGCTTCCTCTGGAATTTCTACGCCGTCTGGTAACTTTACAACATAGTCGTATGAATTTTTGATTGTTCGTTTAACAGTATCGAATACGATAAAACTGAGTTGTACAATATAAGGCATTTTATTCAGATCTTCACGCTTGTCAATACCTCTTGGGATAATACCCGTTGTCTCTGTATCAAAAACGATTACTATCATTATTATTTTTTACACTTTGTAAAGATTACAATTATTTCTTTATTACGTTAACATAGTTGTAACTAAATCAAATCAATTTTCGTCAATGAAAAGTATTCGAAATATGTGTATAATTTTGACATATAGATTCACGCAAAAATATAATAAAACAGTATAAACATTTATAACTAAATACAATAATAATATGAATAATGTATGCAACAACAACGAATTGTCTTACGAATGTACTTATTGTAATTTCAAAGCACCTACGAAGACAAGGTTGAAACGTCATTTGACTACACAAAAACACGCGACCATTTTTGAAAAACAGCATTCAGAATTAGAAAGTATGAATCAAGTACCTCAAATAGTAGAAGAAATTAATCAAATTAAAGACACTCAATTATGTGAGAATATGGATTGTGAAAGATATCCACCTGATTGGGATTTTGAAGAAGATACCGAAGAAAATTATGAAGATGGACAACAATGGGTAAAATGTAATCTTTGTGATGGATACTTTAATGATGATGGATTAGGAGATATTTTATTTATTGAAGAAAAACCAAATAATAAAACTGCTGAATGTCAACTATGTGGAAATGATAATGACATAGTTCAAATGAAAGGTACTGGACAATTTATTTGTGGAAATGCGTGTGATGAAGAAGATTAGATTTTCATATGGCACCATTAAGTACATTTATGTAATATTCTTTTGGAGTATTCTGTATTATTTGAGTTATTTTTTCTTCATTTATTGGTATTTGGATTGTTCGACGGGAACATAACAAGTTATCTTCCTAATCCATTGTACCTGTCATTAAAATCGCCCATAACAAAAATCTTATCTGCGGTTGGTTTGACCGCAACGAAAACAATATTCAAATAATGTAATAAAACTATTTCGTTCATACATTACATATCTGTATGAACAATTCTGATAATATCAATGCGACCCTTGAAGTAGATGAGTTACTAGGGGCATTAGATGATAATACCAATCATAGTATATTGTCAATGACAGATGAAAAAATAGAAGATATTAAAAGAAATATACTAGAAGAAATTGGAGTATCCCAATCTCAAAAGGAATTCATCCTTGATAAACTAAAAGGATATATGTACGTCAATGAACTTCCTGATTTGCGAGAAGGATTTTATGTACGTTGGATTTCATTAAAAAATCCAGATAAGATTCATTTGACGCGTGGAGCATATATATCTGAAATTAACATTACAAAGAAGGGTACAACAGTTGTCATGAAAAATATGATGAATATTTATATGCAAATACCTCTTGATGAGGCATTAGTATTTCGCAAATTAAATAACGAAGAACGACTGCTTCTTAGTGCAATGAATTACTTAAATACTTAAATAATAATTGTAGTTGGTTAATACAATAAATAAAATGTTATTTATTGTATATTATGGGATACGGGTATGGTGTTTGGCTCGTAATTGACGACAATAACTGGATGAATACTAAACACGTCCCGCATATTACAGTGGCGTGTTACATGAATATAAATGATTCAATCGCATTATACAAGTCACTAACACATAAGTATAACATACTTTCGCTATCGATGGAACTGTTACCAACACCGGTTTTGTTTCCTAGTAATTTCTATGAAAATGACACCAATAATTTACACAGTTGGGGATATAACTTACATTATTCTAAATGGAACACCTTAAAAACAGTTTGCGATAATTTTAATTGTAATTTTTCAAGTACTCCACATACAAGCGTAGAGTATAGTGGAACGGAGGAAACATTTTCATTTCCATTAAAAGATGTGCCGATTCAAATTGTGAATTGTAAGTTATGCGTTGTCGATATCACAAGCGAATCGCCAAAAGATTGGAATATAATACTTATCTAGTTCCAACCTCACAAACTAAATTTTTCTGTAAAGTCGCTTAAAGTATAAACAGGAATATTTAATTCGTGAGCCTTTTTAATTTTACTATTTGTTGTATCGGTTGACTTAACAATAAGAGCAAACGTTTTACTATTCACTTGCTTTTGAAAATTCACACTATATAGCGTCTCAATATTCTTGCTAAACGCGTCGTCCCGGAAACCAGTCATGAGAATGTTTTTCTCAAAAAGTACATGTCTAGTATCGATAGCCGTATCTATTAATTTTGTTCCGCTATTTGCTTGTTCAAGTCTGAGCTTTCTGAGAAGATTACAATCCTTTAAGAACTTTAAAAATGCGTCTTTATGCTTAACAAAATCATTAGCTGTCGTTGAAGCAATACCACGTACAGTAAGTAATTTTTCTTTCATATCTGAATCTGTAAGTGTATCTGTGAGAATGTTAGGGTGGTCTTTAAGTATAATGGTGAACTTTTTTGTCCCAAACCCGTGGCCAAAACTGTTTGACGCGTTCATTAAAATAGGAAGAGTTGCTTTTTCGATACTTTCGTGTATACTATTATATATATTTGTTGCAGTCTTTTCCTTGAATCCATCCACTTTGAGGAGGTCACCAACTGACATTCCCAATACGTCTTGTATCGTGTGGTAACCAGAATCGTATATGCGTTTCATATTTCCTTCACTCAACTGTTTTACATTAATTGTTGTAAAAAAGAGTGTCATTGTCTTCACGATGACATCAATGTTTGTGGTTTTATCGGATAAAATTATATCTACATTGTTTTTAGACCAGTAATACTCGTCGTCCGGCATTTTAACAGTAGTTGCTGGTTGTATTATTGATTTTATATATGGAATAACATCTCCACTTCTAATGATTTCTACAATAGCGCCAACGCCCAGATTATTCTTAACCACGAAACTGGCATTAAATGCAGTAGCATATTCGATTTTCACACCACCTACAAAAACAGGTTCTACTTGAATTTTCGGTTTTAAATATCCATCTTTACTAGCATTCCATTCAAGATTAACTACCTTTGTCTCAGCCATTTGTTCCGTAAGCATCATTTTAAATGCAAATGCGTGGTCTGGATTTCCATTATTTCTATCATATACGGCATTATGTGATACTATAATACCATCTATTTCATATTGGTAAGAAGCTCTCCAATCAGCCAAATATTTAGATAATAAATCATTCGATATATCTTCTTCGCGACAGTGTAACACACTTTTTACTTGCATTTCACCCATCATCTTAAATTGATCACTTGGAATCAGACTTGGAAGCAAAACTTCATATGCGACGAAGTCCAAATGCTTGACTACTGATTTGTTTATTTTTTTTGAGTTTACAATGCCTGCCACAAAGTTTCTCGCATTCGAGAAGTTTTTCTTGTAGAATCTATCAAATGTGTCTTGTCTTATAATAAATTCTCCGCGAATTGTAATGTTATCTTCTTGTGGAAGAGTTAAATAAGGAATTAGATGGCTTACATCTTGCCCTACTGAACCATTTCCACGAGTATAAAGGACACGATTTCCACCTTCGGTCGAGTAAAGTCCGCTTACACCGTCAAGTTTAGCAGATATTACAAAATCTGACGGATATTTTGATTTCCATTTCACTAATGCATCGCTTGTTGGTTTTATTTTATCCATTGAACCCATGAAATATGGGAGTACAACTTTACGCTTTTCAATAGGTGCTCCTACCTCTCGTAGTTTTGTATTATCAGGATAGGTCAATTCGGCATAATCCTTTATAATATCAAACTCATTGTCGGTGAATATTGGAGTATCATTGTAATATTGCTTATTAGCTTCTTGTATGATACGAATCAAATTGTCTTCTGTCTGTTGTTTTACAAGTTCAATCCCTTCTTTCCTAAAATTCACGACGAATAGTAATATCCCTTTCTTAGTAATTGCTGTCTTTGTTTGTTTTACCTTTCGTGTTTTTTTCTGAATACCAACGTGTGAAGAAGAATTATTATGAGATTTCATCTTAAGAGTTACACGTGATGATGGGTTTAGTTCCTTCTTAACCTTTATTTCAGTTTTTTCTTTAACCTTTAATTTAGAAGATTGTGTTGTCATTCCATCCTTTATATATTGAGTATTATCATTGCTTTTCATTACATTTTCCTTATGTAAGCACTTATCAAGAGCTTCTTTTGCGTCATTACACACGCCGATATTATTGGGCGCATTGTTGGGCGCATTATTAGGTGCATTGTTGGGCGCATTATTAGGTGCATTGTTGGGTGCATTATTAGGTGCATTGTTGGGTGCATTGTTGGGCGCATTATTAGGTGCATTGTTGGGCGCATTATTAGCTGCTTTGTTGGGCGCATTATTAGCTGCTTTGTTGTAGTCGAGAATTGGAGGCATCTTATTTATTATAACTACTGATGTATAATCTTCTCGGTCACTCGGTTCTTTAAATTCCAATCCGAGAGCATCAAATATATCTTGTTCTTTGGTCGCATCCAATGGTACAATATCACCTTTTTTCTTCTTTTTTTTGTTCATAATAGATAACCCGTGTTCATTTAGTGAAAATCCTAATTTCAAAGCGTGTCCGCGCATACTTGTATTAAACGCCTTGCTTCCAGTAAAATATAGTATCGCGAATGGAAACTCGCTTGGTGGTGTATATAGCAGGTCTAATCTTCTTGCCACGCCATTTGATGTACGCATTATTGCCATACATTTGGATTTCCCTTGCGACAATATATCAACAATGATGTTTGACTCTCTTAACTTTTGTATTAATGATGATAGAAGATTCTTATTATTTTCGGCATCAGTAATCAGAATATCAATATCACCCGAGGACGCAGCGCCTCGTCGATAGCTACCAACAATTTCAAAACGACAACCGTTACATTTTAATTGTTCAAAAACATCTTTAAATTGTAATTCAAATGTGTCAATCTCTTCGCGAGGTATGCGTTCCAATAAGTCGCTATAATACCTCAGACCCTTTTGTTGCACATCGTTTAGCATACTCTTATTTTCGCTAAGTAATTCAACGGTTGTGATTCCCTTTTCAATTAATGCGTTTGCGCGTTTAGGTCCAATGCCGTGAACATTCGTCAAAATATTTATAGGATTGTTGCGCTCTTTTATAAGTAATTTTACTTCACCTGTTTCAATATATTCGCTCAACTTCTTTTGAATAGCTTCTCCAATTCCAGGTAATCCTTTCACATCATTGGCGGACGTTATATTGCCTTTAAATCCATAAATAGTTTCTTCGGCTTTTTTGTATGCTCTAGATTTAAATGGTTCGCCTTTTCTCATCATAATATCGCTAAGTTCGCCGAGAATAGATGACAAGTCTTCGTTATATACAATAGTATTGTCTTCCACCATTGTATTATATTTTGATTAAAAATCAACGTATAAAGAATAATTGTCGAAGTACGAATGGTTTTTACAAAAAATTGATTTTAAAAGGAAGTTTTAATTCAATATTATATAATATGCCATTAATTACCATAAGTTCGAGCGATGAAAGATTTGCTGCTGATGCATACGATTTTGCATCAAAATCTGAAATGTTGGCACAGCTTGGCTGTGTTGCGGTAGTTGGTGGCAAAATAGTGGCACGTGGATGTAATCATTATAGAACATTTTCAAAGGACGGGCTTATTCAAAATTGCTGCTCTTGCCACGCAGAAATTGATGTGCTTCGTAAATGTAAGAAGCAAAACATAAATAACAAAATAAATTTGTACATTTCACGGCGTTCGCGAAGAAGACACAATATAGATGATAAACTTTATATGAACAGTACACCTTGTATTAATTGTTACGAAGCGATGAAAGATTTTAATATAAAGTATATCATATTCACTAACAGTAATGGCGAATTAGAAAAAACGCGTTTTGTAGAGTTATTGTGTATACATGAAACATCTGGTAGACGAGCAATCACTGAAAAACGATTAACCACGCATTGTCCGCCTCCTTATCCACATTATACACATTTCATAAAATAATCAAAAAAAATACAGTTATAATGAAATATCTTGTTTTTAATTTACGATAGATATATTCAAATGAATATTTTCAGTCATTTTGTCTATTTTTACTTGCGACCTCGTTTTAATCATTGTTGTTACTTATATTTTAATAATTGAAGTATGTTATTGAAATATATATTTAAACTCTAACGGTATACGCGCGGAAATATACGTGACCTTTATCCCTGTTGATGGTACAATAATTGACCGGCTAAAACACGTTTAATTTTGTAAAATCCATACGTCCAAATGTCTTTGCAAATTTCTGTGCCATTTTTTTGAATGCCTTACCCATTGCCTTTAACTGTTCGTTAACGTTAAAAGAAAAACATTTATTGAAAAATGAACCTTTGAATACATTTAGTATACTTGCACCAAATAGATTGAGAATGAACTCCATTGGATAAATCACAATATAGAAGAGAATTTTTAAAATTGGGTTCACAATCCACTTCTTTACAAAACCAATTGTATTTTGAATAAATGATGGTGTGATCCATTTATAAATTGACGTTGCCATCTCCATCGCACCAGAAATCATATAAAGTGGAAGGCAAAGTGGCAGCATTACAATTTTTTCAACAATCTTCATTATGACTTGAAATAATTGGACAAATATTTCACCGAAACCTGCAAAAAATGTTATTAACGGAAGCACAATTCCAGAATAAATAATAACCCCAAATTGTTTGAACATCTTACTCAACTTTGATGTAAACGTGGTGATCTGGCTTGTCACCATATTCCCAACACCCTCAATTTTATTAGTTAGTCCCTTTATTTGTTTTGTCATTTGTTCTCCTGCTTGATTTGCAGTTTTAGTTGCGGTTTGTGTGATAACTTTTCCAATATTATCAATTGTATTGTCAACTTTTCCGCCAATTTCTGTGACTCCATTTCCAGCTTTTGTTGCGATTTGTTTGACACTCTTTACGGAATTATCAACTGATTTTTTTACTGGCTTTATTAATGATTTACCTATTTTCTTCGCAGTACTACTTATACTTAATCCCTCTTGACTAATTATTCTCGACGTACACCTGTAGACAGCGAAAACTGAAACGATAAGAATACATATTGCCATAAGCAAGTCACGAGATGATAGTTTTAATTTTATAATATTTGTCATTTATGCTACTATAATTATATGGATATATTTTTACTAGATTATTGCTATATCTAAATTAAAAACGAATATTGATAGGCTTAAATTTGGGTACTATTTGTTTCGCAGACTGGCGCAACAATTTGATTTCCTTATTAATATTAAATTCAAAACATTTGGTTTTCAATAAACTTTTATAAATCTGTACAAAGTTAAATCCTACGAGTGATGTTATTGCGTTTAACGGGTATACAAGTAAATAATAAAGTATGAATAGTGCAGGTTGTATTAATACAAAATTAACAAGCGAAAATACGTACTTGAACGGTCTGGGCATCAACTCCTTATATAATAATCCACTAATACCGCCAATCCCTTTTATAATGTATCGGGGAATACATAATGGTAGTTCAATAATTTTCATTATAACAGTCAGAAGGATGCCAAAAATACCTACAAACATATTTCCCAATCCAATAAATACACGATTAAATGGGAAAATTATTGACGTGTATAAACTCTGTCCAATAGAAGTCGTTGCTTTACCTATTCGTTTTGCTATATTCTCTATGGCGCCTGATGCAGCTTTTGAAATATTATCTACTTCGTCTGTAATCCTTTTTATCTGATCGAAAAACTTTTTTAATGATTTTGTGATCATTTGGGCAACACTTTCCGCAGCGTCCTTACTCATATTTGATAATTGCGAGTGTTTGACTTCTATAGTCTTAATTTTGTTCTCGATTTCAATGAATGGTTTTTTTAATGGCTCTATAGGTTTCATCATATCACTTTTGCCCTTATTTATTATAGGACGAAGTACCTTTTTTATAGCGTTTGTTGGATTTATTCGTTTTAGTCGTTTAAAAAATCCCTCTTTTGATGATGAAGATACATGACGTACACATATAAGTCCTATGACTAAAATTATTATAGTATACACGAAGTATCTATGTGAAATATTTTCAAACATATTATATAAACTATAATATATTCGGATTATAATTATCACGAAATAGTGGTATTTATCTTGTAGTCAAATCGGTAGAACCAAATCCTCCTTCGCCACGAGATGTTTTCATTCTCATATTGGCTGCATTGAAATCAGTAACAATATTTACAATAAATGGCGACAGCGTTGGGCTACATATTTGTAGTAGGCGTGTGTGATTAATTACTTTATAATCTGAATCTCCCATATTGTGGAATGCTCCAATGATATTACCTCTATATCCAGAATCAATAATACCGACACTATTGGCTAATCGTAATGGCGTCTTACTTATACTTGACCGTGGGTATAAGTAAAATGACAATGGGATTGTTTTGTCATTGTTATTGAGATTATCATTATTATTGCTGTTAGGTTGTATCTGTTCCATCACAGCAATAACTTTACTATCTAATTTAGAATATGAATTTGCTTGAATATCAATGCTTTCATTTACGAAAATATCAAAACCAGCATCAAAATATTTATCGCTAGTTACCTTGTTATTATGTTTAATCGCTGCATTATTGTAAAGTTCAACTAATGCAATATTGTTGCTATCGATATATAAAGACAGACGTGTATAGGGTGCATTTAGGTTCATAATATTGTATATTTACTATATACATTGGTTCTAAGCTATTTTACTAAACTATTACTTCCCATATAATATATCACAATGAATAGCTGAATTGTAACTAACAGATGGAATCCCATGTGATATGCAATCCATACTTTACTATTTTCACTATTATTGTACAATTCAGATGCTTTATTATAAAGATATATTATTATGAACAAACTCGGAAATCCTGCGAATAATGTATAAATAATTGGACAACTGGTAATTCCAATATAAGTGCAATATATTCCCACGAATTTTGCAAAGTATAAGTCTAGATATCTCCGCCAATCATCTACTGCATCTCTCCAAAAATTAACCGAAATTAAAGAAGCAGAAATAAATATTAAGGACGGTTGTATTAAATTAAATATGTACCAAGCATATACAGCAGGAAGTAAAAACAAACTGGAAGAAAACATTAAATATTTTCCAGTATTCCAATCAGCAATACGTTTCATTTAATTTATTGTTTAATATAATATTATATAAAATAATATATTATTTTATAGTATCAATATATATTATACGTTAATATGACAAAAATAGATCAGTCTTGTGCAACCTGTATAGGGTTTAGTATTGACAAAGTTGTAAAATCGCAATCAAATATGAAACCATCTTGGTTAGCAAATGATAACCGCGTTACCAGATTTATAACAAATAATGGCTTCAAGCAACGCAAACCATCTAATATTGATGTAAAACTAAATGTTAACATTGGTACGGGATTAAAGGGGCGTAAGGTACTGTACTGGGCTACTAAACGTAAAGAAACAATGAGTCCGATGATTCTTGATTCGAATAAAGCTTATCACAATTTCGAAAACAGTGGTGTTACTAGTATTAGTCGCGATGGAACAATTATGTTTTCATTTGAATGCCCACAGTTATACTCCACAAAACATAGTGCGCAAAAATCTCAACAAACATACTTCCGACATTTACATTTTGTTATATCAAATGAAAAATGTAATGAATGGTCACCTGAAATTTATACCAAAATTGTTGTTTGCCAGTATGGATTAAAGAAGATGTTACAATTTTGCCAAAGTAAAATGCACGTTATCATCAATACACTACCACACGATAGCTTTGCGAAAGACCATATACCCAACTCATATAATCTTTCATATAAAACAATAAAAAGTATGAGTGTAGATGAGTTGAAATCGTGGTTTTGCGAAGTTGTAAAATTACATTATCCTAAGTTGAACACTTATTTGCTAAAAGAACGAATTGAACCTTATCAGATACCAATAATTACATACTGTGCCCATTCTGAATGTAATGTCTCTCAATTAGCTATCCAAGAATTAATGAAGAAAGGTTTTGTCAACATATCTGAATATAGTGGTGGAATGCGTGAATATAGAAGTAAAATACCGTTTGATAAGTAAATTATCTATATTTATACCTTCTTTTTTGTTTTTTGTTTAACGCGATTATATTTATTTTTTGTTTGAAATTTACGTCTTGTACTTATTTTTTTGAATATTCTGTTCTTTCTTTTGTCAGACATGATTATTCCAGTTTTGCTTTTACGTCTATTCGCCTTTTTTGTTACACGCTTGCGTCTTGCTGTTTTTTTACCACCTTGTACAATAGGGGTTTCTTCTGGTTGTATTTTATCTACTGCATTTTCGAGACGTGATACATATTTTGTTTTCTTCTTTATCCATTTCTCACTAACACATTCCCCATCTGTGTTTACACAATAATTGCGAAAAAAACGACTCAGATATCCAAGTTGCTCTAATATAGATGTTTTATACCCGTCAACAGTAATAAGATTTTGTAATACAGTTAATGTCTCAGGGGTCGGTTTCGCTTGCATGCTATATACAACGTGATATATAGTAGGTGCACACATGTAACTTTCCGCGCGATATACTAATGCGTGACTTATTGCTTTATTCAACTCCAATAAATTTTTTTTATCCTCATCTGTATCCTCATCTGTATCTGTTATAGCATTACGGTAAAAACCGTGCGCTATATCCAACAATTTGTAATATTCTCTACATGAATCGTTGTAATTTTTTGACATATAGTTATTTAAAATTGGAACTGGGTGATTGCCCGAACGCAAATTTCGTTCCATTGGCGTTTCTGTGTAGATGGCATTGACGGGATAAGCTGCAAATGCGTTATTAATAATTGAGGTTAATTTCACGTTGCTAGGTTCATCGAGGCCTAATTTTGTAATAACATTAATAATATTGTTTTGTAAGTGTTTGTAAGAATTTCCAAGTAACGTTATAAATTTATCTTCCGTGTTAAGACCATTACAAATCTCACTACTATATCTATTTTTTATATTGGGAATTTGACGCCGAATATCACAAGAATCTTCACTAATATCATACGCCGCCTGAATACTATTTTTTAACATTCCTGCCAATAAATATGGTAAAGACGCAGTATAAATTTCAGAGTTCATCTGTATAAAAGGGGCTCCTGTCTTTGGTGATATAAAATAATCAGCATACATCTCAACATCAATGTCCAATGAGGTATAACCTTTTTCAACAAAAAATGTTTCAAAATGTTCCACTACCTCAGATAGTTTGATAACATCATCGTTAATGGTCGTATTTTGTTTATATGAAACACCTATATCTACATCACTTGCAGGACTTTCACTTCCAAAAATGCCTAATTCGATATCACTAGTATTACGTCCACTAAACTGTACGACCGTAGTTTGTAGAGCAGTACATATATGTCTTAAACGATTTCGCCATAATTTATTTACTGATTGGTCTGGAATATTTTTAAGCACTTCATGGTAATCCTTATTACCAAACAAATCGTTGACCTCATAAAAGGACATATCATCATTATCATCCCCTTCAGACCTCACATTCTGGTCATTAAATTTTTTAATAGCATCATTAAAATAATTTTGGATTCCATCAGCTGAAAACGCATATTTTCCATTTTCGTTGGGTGGCATTTATAGTATACGTATAAAAAAAATATGTACTACTCGTTTAACGTATTTCGTATATTTGATAAGGTGGTTTGTCTTTAATAAACACACACAATATTTATTAAACTCATATCGCGACGTACGATATTTGGGAACATATGTTTTACTTCATATATTTAGAGTTCTTATTTTTATTAATTATCAAAACGTCTAACGGACAATAATCCGAAAATAGCACACACTTAAAAAAACGTATTTTATGGGAATATAAAATACTTGTAATTGTTTGCGTCAATTCATCGCCCTTCAAAATATCATTTGTCTTTTCACAAAATATCCAAATCTCTCCATTATCGCCGAGTATATCAACACATCCGTTAATAAAATCTATATTTTGAACTTCGTGTGAAGGTTTATTAATCACAATTAAATCAAATACGTTCATTGAGTTAAGAATATATTCGTGTCCGAATTGATAATTATCACGTATAAATCCGCCAGGTAGCAGTTTCAAGAATTTCGACTGAACATCAGGTTCGAAATTATGCATAAAAATCTTTTTAAATTTTTCTCTTCTTGTTTTCGGCATTGACCTGACATAATTTTCCTTTTTAATAATATAGTCTTTATCGAGCGGTTTATTAAACATTATATTATATTTAGAATATTAAATATAATACAGTTATGATATAAATATGTATTTGATATCATATATACAAGTATCACGTACATATGTATTATAACATTCATCACAAGGTTGAATATAAATCAGCAATCGACGAACTACAAAATGATTTGTATCAGCAACAATTCCTTGCTGCGTTCAATGTGACTGATTACGATGAGCACATTATTTCATCTTCTCTTAGCCATATAATTAAAGACCTAAAATGTGATGTTCTTTTTGATAAATTAATTTCAAAAGTTGTTGGCCATAATGTACTGAGTGAGAATATTGAAGATTCGTTTGTTTTTTTATTTTCCTATGATTATTTTGAAGATTTTCATAAAGTACTGAACCACTTCTATTTAGACGGTGTATTATCACAGGAACTGGTTGACAATATTACTGTATCGTCTTAATATTATAATATTAATATACGAATCACTATCACATATTAATATTCACATAAACATCATTCTTCAATTAAAAATTGTATACACATTCATTACGTTCTGCGTTCATCCCGGTGAAGGTCGCGAGTAGGCATGGACCCACGCATGAACCCGTCATCTAGGTCTTCGACAAAATTCGCAGGATTTGCAATGCCAGATTCAATCGATTGAAGTAGAGGGGTATTCAAATAAGGCATAAAACTGGTCTCTGAAACTAAATTATTACTTTTTTTGTTCGTATAGTATTCACCTTGGATTATCTGTGTTTCTTTGTCAGTGTCCACTTTTCCTTTACCTAGATAAGGAACCGTAAGAAATGGTCGTTCAACTAGATTTAAACGTTCTGGGTTGTTTGTTTGGATTTTTTGCACTAATAACTTGGAACTGTCGTCAATGTTCGATCCACCTACACTACTGCCTTGTGTACCACTGTAGTTCACATTTGGTTGATTTGTTGCAAATGCAATACCTTTACTCATATTGCTATCACTTAAAAAATGGTTTGTAAGCAAGTAATCACTTCCAGACACGTTTTGTTTATCGCCTTGATTTAATGCACATTTATCATCACCTATGCGACACATATTGTCAAAAAAATAATCGGTAGTTGCCATATATATATACAAAACAGAATATAATTTGTTTATTCTTGATTAAATTATTTCATCAAAATTTATTTCTTCTTGTTGATATCCTAAACTGTTACTCTTCATGTTATTATTTATATTTTCATTCGCGTTTATCATATAAGAATTATTCTTAACATTAAGTTCGTCAACTGTGTTGTTCAAGTTATTAATTATTTTTTGATTCGATTCTATCATATCAGAATTATTCTCTATCATATTAGAATTATTTTTTATTATATTAGAGTTCTTCTTGACTTTCTTGTTGATACTCCTAATATTTTTATTAATTTTTTTATTCTGTCTGTTATTTTTATTCTTTCTGTTGTTTTTATTCTTTCTTTTCTTTCCAGATTGTCCTTCAATTACGTCACCCGATATGTAAATATACATAAGATATATGAGGAATATACATAATACTAATGGGACAATAACAGTTGTTATGAAAGTTGGTTTTATCTTCTTGATAAACTTCTTGATAATACTCATCATCTTTTTATATAATATATAAATAAAATATAAAAAGTTATGGGGGGGTGATATTTATTCAGAAACTAGTCATATTCTCTTCTTTACGTGACTTTAAATTTCCGTAACAAAATTTAGCAAAATCTGTTTGATTATTAGGAACTGTTGTGTTGGGAGTAGAGTAGAAATTACGCATTGAAGAATCAAATTCAAACTCATCGCCGATGCTTTTAAATAGGCGTTTATCAATATCTTTATTATCGGGATTAAGTTCTTTTATCATTTGTTTTGTTGCCTTGTTAATTTTATCGACTGCGCTGCCTACAAATGACGGACGCGCAGGCTTTCTATCTGGTCGATCACCAATTTCATTAACAAGGATATTACTCATTGGATTTTTAGAAGTAACATTTTCATATTTTATTTCACTCATGCTTGGTTCTTTTACTCCATCTGGCATTCCTTCAAACCCTTCAGACCTAGACGTATGATAGTAAAATAGGATTATCATGAATATACTAATTAACCCAATGGTTAGGTTCCAGAATGAACGGTTCATAATAAATCCAATAACGCTCAACAAAATTACCAAGCGAGTCAACGCATTCAAATTTGAATCAAAACCGTTATTATTATTTGGCCATAAATGGCGTATTTCATCTTGATCGATTAAATTAGTTGGATTTTTTGTCCAAAACTCCATTAATAGATTGTTATGTATATATTATTATAGCACTATTTAATTTTTCTTCTTTTTCTTCTTATTCTTCTTATTCTTATTCGACGTAGTTTTTGAGATGACTGGTTCATTGAACCAATCTTCATTCATAAGTGCCTCAATATCACTTTGGTTGACAATGCGCGATTGAATACGCTCGGCTTCGAGCTTTTCTTGCCGTTCCTTCTCTTGTTTACGTGCTTTTAATTTTTCAACTATTTGTTGTTTGCGGTCCTCGTGCTGCATATGCTGTTTGAAAGCCCCTGTATTGAATCGCGCACCCTTTTTCCCACCCCCAAGTCCCATACTTGCTGCCATGGGACCCAAATTCTTAAGTATATCATCCATTTTACCCATACCTGGCATATTTTTCATTTTTGCCATCATTTCTTTGGCCTCGGTCATTAATTCACTCTCACTTATTTCACCACTCTTAATCTTACTATCTAATTTACTACCGACCGACTTCACTATTCCCATTAATTTTTTAGGATCTTTGAATAATTTATTGAAAACATCATCTCCGGATGAGGCACCTGATAAATCTAAATCTAATTCTCCTGCTGTTTCATTTGCGATTTCATTTGCAAGACGTCCGAGTTTACCATCAAGTAACCCGGTGATATGACTATGCAAGTCCTCAGGATTAGGTATGTGACTACCCATAGAAATGTCACGCTTATCATCTCCACTCGAATCATTACTACTAACATCAAACATATCATGAAGTTGACTGATAGTTTCGCTTAGCTTATCCTTGAAATCATCACTTTCAATCGACGAGAATAAGTGTTCTGTGTCTCCAAAACAAGACTTATCTTCCACATCACCCACTAGTGAAAATAAAATGAGTTGAAGGTACTTCCATAACGTATCATATGTTTGCTCAGAAACGTCGCCCAAATGCCATATTGAAGCAAAATCTATTAATGGGAGAAAGGTAGTATTGCAGCTTGGGTCAGTGAACATCTCATCACGCTTATATAATATATCAAAAAAACGTTCAGGGAATACGCTTTTACAATGGGTATAACATGTATCTACTTTTAAACACCCGTCTTCATAAAGTGCGTCTAATTGACCATCTAATTCAGGAAATGTCCCTCTCATATCAGAGATGAGATCATTTACTAATTTTGAAAATTTTTCCTGCGCCTCATTTCCAGACGACATTATTATATATATTCGAAGTAAAATAGTGTTTAAATATATATTCAATTATTGTTAATTATACTATTAAGCATCAGCATACATATTTGATAATGCTGATAAATTTTGTATATATTGCATAGATGTAGTTCTATCATCATGTCCCATATCTCTTACAAATGAACGGATACTGTCGATCGCGTCTACTATTTTATCGGAAGATTCCATCTTTGACACATCTTGCGAATAATCCTTTTCAATAAAAAATAATATATTTCCGGCATCTATTTCACTGTGATATATATCATATACAAACGGTTTCCATAACTGAATTACCATAGATGGATTCATTTTACGCATTGCTGCTAAATAATTTTTTGTTTTTACAATATCTACGTTGGATGGGAAAATACGTATCATGTCTTCGAGGAACTCGCTCATTTGGTTATTGAATGCTTTACTATACGTTGATTTTGACATTGTAATATATATTATAGACACTAGTAATTCTAAATACTAAACGCAATTATATTTTTATTAAGCTTAGAATTGTGGTTTATGCTTTGGTATATTCTTTTCACGTTCTGCGATATACTTTTCCAAATCGTTTTGACCACCTGCACCAACTTTATCAGCAACGTAATCATCGTTTGGTGTTGATATAAATGGATTGTTATCTAGTGGTACATAATTGTGCATCTGTCTAACCCCCCCATCTCCCTTTGCGGTTAACGAATCGCTATCCATGTCAAGAAAACTATATGCGTCTGATGAAATATTGTCTTGAATGTTTGTATTTAAATGGAAAGGTTCTGGTTCTGTTTGTACATTGTTTCCATTTGTTTCATCGGCGTCCCTGAGGTAATGGAGTATTTCACCACCAGTTAATACACGATTACCATGATTAGTTAATAGTAATGCGGGCACTCGTTCTATAATACTGGGTAATGTTACTTCTTTACCATTATCAAGGATTATTATTGTTTTACCACTTACTGTCTTTCTCTTATCAATTGATACAAAATAATAATTGGTATGACTATTTGATTTCGATAATATTTCTAATAAAGCTTCTGAATGTTTACAAAACTTGCTGTAATATAACACGTTCATATTTTGGTATTACGCAACTGATAACTATTTATAATATATTATAGAAATAGAAACGAGTTGTTTTCAATAAAATTAACTATATTCGGGAAAAATTGAAATCGTTATAGTATATAAGGACTCTTCATAAAATATACAATGGAACCTAAACTTGAAAATATTAATGATGTTGGCGGAGTACTCGAGTTTACCCTTAATGGACTAGAAATGAGCATAGCAAATGCATTGAGGCGTACCGTTTTATCTGACATACCAGTTGTATGTATCCATTCATACCCCGACAGTGAAAATAAAGTCGATATTGAAACAAATACTACACGGTTTAATAATGAAATCATTAAGCAGCGTCTTAGTTGTATTCCTATTCACATAGCAGACGATGAATTTCCGGTAGATAGTTATGTGGTTGAACTCGACGAGACGAATGATACTGATACAATTCGCGTTGTCACGACCGGTGATTTGGTGATTCGTGATATTGTAAATAATAAATATTTGAGTGAATCAGAAATACGAAAGGTATTCCCAGCGAATAAAATGACTGGAATGCATATTGATATTGTGCGACTAAAGCCAAAAATATCAAACGACCTTCCTGGGGAATCCATTAAACTCACAACGAAACTTAGTCGACATTCTGCGAAGAAAAATGGGATGTACAATGTGGTTTCTACATGCTCATATGGTCTAACAAGAGACCTCGACAAAATAGAGTCGGTTTGGAACTTGAAAGAGAAGAGTATGAAGCGCGACAACGTCTCAGATGATGAAATTACTATAAGTCATAAAAACTTTCTTTACCTTGATGCTGAAAGAATTTATAAACAAAATTCATTTGATTTTACGATTGAAACAGTCGGAATATATGATAATGTTGATATTGTTAAACGTGCGTGTGATGCAATGATATTGAAAGTAAACCATAATATTAACCTAATAGATAACGATGAAACTGATATTGGTGTATCGCAATCAACAATTGATAACGCGTATGATATCAAACTCTTAAATGAGAATCAAACACTCGGGAAATGTCTAGAATATGTGCTACACGAACAATGTTTTAGTGGGTCAAAAAAGATGTCATTTGTGGGATTTAGAAAAATTCACCCACACGACGATTTCTCCATTATTCGTGTGGCATATCATGAGCCAACTGATACAATTGACATTAAAAAGGATATCATTTCTGCGTGTAATGACATCGTATTGACATTTAAAAAAATAAAGGAACTGTTTTAATAACATATACACAGTTGGAAATTTAACTTTACATAAAATATAATAAAAAAGTATATATTTTTTATTATATGGAATATCGTAATATAAATAGAAACAATAACCTCTATGTGTTTCTAAAAACGTAGTTAATGACTTGTGGTATTTGATTTTTATTTTTGTGATTTATCCAACTTAAATGACAGAATATGTAATTACGTAAATTTAACGACGACCACGTGTTTTGGTTCCCTTCTTTGTTTTTGTCATTTTTTTATTCTTTGTTTTTGTCATTTTTTTATTCTTTGTTTTTGTCATTTTTTTATTCTTTTTGTCTTTTAATTTACGACTTTTTTCTCTTTTTTTACCTCCGGGCATATTTCCAAAACTTAATGATAATATAGCATCTGTATGTTGCGTTTTATAGCGACTATTATTATCACTAGCAGCTGTAGCAGCTTCGTTAATTCTTTCTTGAGCTCCTTCCATCAATTTCGAGTTACCATTAATCTCACCTGGTAATAGAACAGGAGAACTAGCATCATCCACTAGAACCACATTACCGCTTAAACCGCGTTGTTTGATTGCATTCAATAAATCGATTATTGAGTCTGCTACGCAGTGAGATTTAGCTTGACCACATACATAAACTGTGTTTCCATTTCCCAACAAATGTTCGATTAATCCATCATTCATCGTTGTTTCTAAATTTTCAGAATTAATCGCTTCTTCGTAACTATCTACACCCTTCACTCTATCATAATCTGAATTTTTATTTACCGGTGGACTTTTTTGATCGATTTGTTCAAAAATATCAGCAGGGTCAACGGTGGCACTAAAAATACTATACATTTCGGTTAATTCATTTTGTCCCTTAATATGATATTTTACATTTTTACTTTTATTCAATTCATCTTGTATACTTTTATATATTTTATGACCATCTGTTTTATTAATACAATGGTCCGGCCACATTTGATAATTCCCTCCTCTTTTCGCAATATGTAACTCGTTATATTTCTCTAAATAATTATCTGGAATGTCGTCTCTTTTTTTAGCATTAACCGAATCATTGTAAAACCCAAAGGGGACATGCCCTTTAACGTAGAATCCGCTATGTCCGATATGATTTTCTGTATGTGTATCTAACGAAACGTGAATTTCATTAAATTTACCACTATTAATTAATTTAACAATATTTGTTGCATCATTTTCAGAATTAGTAACTGATAGCGTTGCGTGTTTGTTATTGACATCTTTTGTATGAAAATCATTTTGAGGGTCAATTATAAGGAGAATGTTCTTAGCGTGAACGTCTGACATATTTCAGTTATATATTATGTGAATAAAAATATATATAGTATTTCTTAATTGATTCACTGTTAAAAAAACAAGGTAAAATAATGTATTTATTGGTTTATTGTATTTATTTATTGTATTTATTGTATTTATTGGTTTTTTATTGTACTACTTTCTATGTTTATAATTGAGCGCAAACATAAGTTTTGAAGGATGCATATTATTCACATAATCGCATACGTGAGACATTCTCATACTTTTTTTCAATGGTCTCAATATTTTCAGGTACAAGCGGTGAATATTGTTTATATGAAATGTCATTTCAAATGGTACATCATCCGGTTGAATACACTTCTCAATGTTTAAACTCACGTAGCAGTTGTAAAGTTCGTTTGAAAATTCCTCGACAATTGAGTAGAATGTGTCAAACGATGCTTTATGTTCTGGAAAATGCCTGAGAAATTCTTGGATACGATTTTCTTGCCGCAATTGAAGATATCTGTATTCTAGTTTTGGTTGGTTCCCTCTCAATTCGCGTAAATATACGTAATGCGGGTTTTCTATAACAGTATGGTCACCCGATAGTACATTCTTTATTACTACTCCTTTCAATTCCCGTTTGCTTGTAGAATTGTTACCTTCTCTATATAATTCTTTAACATCCTCAACCTTATTGAACATTGTTGTTTCAAACAGACACGGTGTATAAATTTTCATATCAGCAGAAATACCATATTCGCTTAGTGGTTTTTGATAGTGCATCAAATCAATAACCACATCATCATAACCGTTGTTATGAATGTTGTATATGTTTACTAAATAAACACGTGATTCTGAGTATACATTTACAATCTGTTGTTCCGGATGCTGAATGATAAAATTATAGCAATACGCCTTGTTCAAAGACGAAATATCAATATTAGCAGCCAAACAGCAGTCGATGAATAGTTCGGCAAATGAATGTGTTTTCGTTTTATCACCTTCCTGTGATTTAAAGAATGAATTCTTTGCGCCAATACAACTTCGTGTAGAAATCATCCATCCAACGTTTGAATCCTGATTATTCTCGTGTATAATACGTTTCATACTGTCGTCAAATAGACAATTGCGTGTATTATCATAGAAGAGTTGTATCTGAGTTCCTTCAATACATTCTTGAATTATAATGTCAGTATCATTAATGTCGTTCTTCTCTTCGAACTCACTGACCGAGAGTGATTTGGGAATTCCATATCCAATGACATCGCCGGATGTATTCTGTGTGACGGACCTGAAACGTCCATAATATGCTGTATCCTCGTCAACGATGTTATCAAGTTCTTGCTTCAAGTATCTCGTCTGTGTATATTTACACGTATCGTTATTTGAATTGTTGACCTTGTGGAACTTAACAACATTGTTGTTGCTGTTAGTTGAAGTGAAAGATTGAACAGAAATATTCGGCATGTTTTATTTTAAATACATTATTGTTGTATGTAATATTCCATTTCAATTTTTTACAAATCATACGCATCTGATTAACTTCTAAATATTTTTTCTGCGATAAGTATAATATTACTCTGATGGGTAGTTTAGATAATACACCGCTTCATTTACAATTGGGCGATATTATTGAAATAATTTCTCCAATGTCTGATGATTTGGATAAACAAACTTTTATTATAACCTATATTGATGAAATGCGTATGCAAATAGCAAATAATGAATCAAATCATTATCTGAAATTCAACAGCGACGGTTCATTGTCTGATGAAAATATCGAAAACATTTATTTACTTCAACGCCATGACGAAGACGGATTTGCACGACAAAATGGTCTAATTTCCTCGAAATGGGTTGATATCTTATTTTCAGGTGATGTTATATCTGCTGTCACTGGTCAAATAGTATCTGTTGAAGAGGATATGATTGAAGTGCGCATTTACCCTTTTGAAACTGAACGATACATATTTATTGACTTTGGATATTCTGGATTGAGAAGCGAATTGAATATACAAACAATAAAATTGAGGGAGCCTCCACAAGTTATATCTCAAACAGTAGAAAATAAAGCATTAAATGTTGAAGACGTAGAAGAAGAATATAAAGAAAATAATCAGGATGATGAGATGAATCATTTAAGCGAACATACTCTACACGAGTTCACGCTTAATGATGAAGATATACACTTAGGGGAACAAGATGATTTGCTTAGTCATAATGCTGATAATAATGGTCAAGACCTGGGTGAAATTGAACAGGTTGTTAAGGTTATTGAGAGTGAGCAAAGGTATGGTATTAGTGTTCAGGCATCTGACTTACTCAATAACATAATATCAAAGGTCGATGTAAAGCATCGCACAAATAAATCATTAAAGTATATTCAAAAAATCGTAGAGCGATTCTTGTTAGTTCGCGAAACATTCTCTGTATTTGATGATTATAATTCACCCAAAGAGCCAATCTATAATGCGAAGGATGATTTTATTCTTAAAACACATTTATATAATGACCTTGATAGTGTTCCATGGTTCCGATTCACATCACTTTATGCTAGAAAGTCATATGGTGATTACGGAAGCGGTGACTATGATGATGAACACGCTGTAAATCAAGGTAAATTATATGACAGCTTGATTGATCTTAAAAACAACTATGGAAAATATACTCCGCGTCAACTTGACCAATATATGCGACCTTATGTTATTGATGATGAAGGATTAACAAATTATATAAAATTTAATAATACCCTCAATAGTACCGACGTTATTGCCAGTAATAATGATGATAATATTGAATTCAGAATACTACCAGAAGATAAGATTAACATCAATGGTTACTTAACCCTTACCAATAAGTATGTTGAGCAATCCGCAGTTCATATACTAGGGACGTCGATATATGATAAGGTAAAACTAGCTCCACTCAATAAATATTATGTTAATGCGTTCCGTGACAACATTGATACTGAGTATATCAATAAACAAACATTATTGACCACAAATGATGAAACATATGACAAAACGTCTAAATATTTTAACAGAGTTCTCAGTAAACCAAATAGATATGTATTAGATTCTGAAATAAATTCTGACATATCATATGATGACAAACTTCGTACAAACATGAATGTTGGTCTCCCTAGTAATTTTGAGACCTTTTTATTAGTTAAAGATAAACTTACGGATTGGGGGACAAATTTACACGCACTGGGTACACAATATGTAATGCAAATGATGGCGTTATATACAGTTCGTGAAGAGAATGTGAATTACAATATATACAAGGGTATAAAGGACCACCTTTATACTCAGAGAAATGTTCTCATACGGCGACTTAAAACTAAGCAAACCAGAGTATGGAATAACTATACTTCGTCGATGAAACAATTAGTTCCTGAAGAAGATTCAGATGATGGAAAAAAACAATTACTAGATAATGTATTCACCAATATGGTAGTGAACTCACCGACAGAAGAAAAAACTATACTTGTTGATTTGGTCCGTGATTTTTACACTATGATTGGAACAATGACTGGGTCATTAAGTGAATTATTACAAAATATAAAGACCGTTGATGATTCAACATTTTTATCTACATTGCTTAGTTATGCCAATGTTAAACTTATGAGTACTTCGTTAGAAACAGTATTAGGTAATTACAAAACAAACATAACAGATATAGAAGGTGATGTCACAATGGGTAATAAGTGTGATTTAGATGTAACTATTGCCAAAAGATACCTTGAATTGGACGAAATGGTTAGCGATAATAATACTGAAATTTACTTTGATAAAGTCTATGATAAGACGTTTTATGGTGTTCTTGATATTTATGAAACTGAAAGGAACGATATGACTCAGGAACAATTTTTTATATTTTTGAAAGATAAGTTATCTGAGGTAAATAATATTTCTAGTGACGAATCTGAAACGATGGCAAGTACAATTGTGAATGGGAAAAAAATAGTCTTAAATGGTCACTTTTGTATATTAGAAACTATTGAAAATGAACTTATACAAATATACTTATATAAACGCATAAACGATAAATGGGTATTTGATGAACAAGCAACCAAGAGTCATAAGAACAATTTCTCTCTAGTGATGGATGGAATTCAGTGTGACCAGACTGTTGATTGTAATAATACTAAACCCAATTCGAATAATCTCAAAATGAATTGTGAAGACATTAAAGAGAGAAAACAAAGACGGAATAAGTTAGTAGTCGACCAAATGATGAATGAATTTAAACACATTTACCACAAGAACGAGTCTGAAATAAAGGAAAGTTTAAAGGATATGGAACGACACATGAAACTCAATATCATATACTTACGGAAAAGATATACTCAATACTTCAAAAAAGAATTAGATATAGCGCTGTTTTTTCAGCCATATGAAAATATTGTAATAAGTCCTCATACACGAATTCGTGACCAAATTTTAGGGAATACTAATATTAAAGAGAAATATGCAGATATTATTTTCTTCATTAAGACCTATGCTCGCGAACCACATAAGCATTTGGGAGAAAAAAGTGAAATGTATTATTGTATTTCAACAGATACTGAGTTACTGCCTCGTTTCTACAATTCATTAGCTAATGCATTTCAACAGGGGTTTTCGCAATACCAGTTAACTCTTGATTTTGTTCAAAATGAATATGGCACATTGAGTGATGATGGTAACTCGTGTGTTGATAAGCATAGTGGTTTCGTGATATCAGAACGCTCTTTTGAGATGCAAGATGACTACTATACAGTTCCCACTACAACAACTAACATAGATATTGACAATGACCCACTTGTGTCCGACGATGAGCAGAATGACCTTTTAACGGAAAACGAAACGATGGAGAACCTTGCAATCATAACTAATCACACTCCCGGGAAAACACTCATTAAACAGCCAAGTCATAATTTCCGAACTACACTTGCAACACCAATTGACGAGTTGATTAATTATTTTGAATCAACTATGAAGTTTGCATTTTCAAATAAAATAGAAATGATGCAAAATATAATGGTTTATCATGAAACACATAAATCATCAAATTCTAATGAGGTACTTGGCATAACGATAGCGTGTTGCTGTTTTATAGTTATCGAACTTCAACTTCAATACACACAGTCTAAAATGATATCACACGAAGGTTCGCCTAAATCATTTATTAAGGGATACCCAGTATATAGTCAAACTGACGATAAAACTATTAATTACATTACATCATTATTACGTAGAACGCGTGTTGATATAATTAAACAATCATTAACAGTCAAGGAAGAAAAAGTAGACAAAAAAGGTAAAGTGAAAGTATCAACAAAGATTATAGGGTCGTCTGCTATTGGAAAAGTAATAAAACGCCATATCCAAAATATTATATCTGATGAAACAAGTGAAACAAAATTAAAAATAGACCGTTTTACAGTGAGGTACATACAAGAACAAGCTCAAATTGAGTCTGATAGAAATAAGTACGCATATTTCAAACCCCATATTCGCTATTTACCCATGCCGGTATTCCAACCAATATCGAAATTACCGTCCTCATCAGATAAAATCCTAGACCAAACATCACAAGATATGTACTCATCAAAGTTGGGGTTGTTATCTGCTCATGTCGTAAACGAGTTTCACAATATAGTCAGAAACGACCAACCTATATTACAAAAAAGTACTATTTATACAAATAATTTTTGTTGCTTTGAAAATATTTCAAATAATATTCAATCAGATTATTTTATAACAAAATCAAAACAGGTAAGCAGTTACCTAACACAGGCAAAAACAATGAGCAACAGTTTACTATATCATCATAAACACAGTCAACCACAGTCATTAGAGTCAAATGTGGATACAAAGCAGAAATATCCGATGATAAATACTCATTTTAACAATTCACTGATTACATCTATTTTTTCAGAGGATAATTCTCAACTAGATGCTGCATCATTCTTACAGAATAAACACAAAGCGTCTATAATAAAAAAAGAGAAATTTGTAAACAAACCATTAAATATAATACTTAAAGAAGATGTGGATATATTGATAGAAAAAGACGAAGACAATGAAACAAAAGAAGAACCATCGTCAACAGAGGCAATCTTCAATAATATTATAAATGAAATAACAACACTGAAAGACAAAAGCTTTAAAGAGGTTATTCAGTTCAATTCATTATTGGAATCATTATTTGACGACGATTCTAGCACAATCCATCGCGTAATGGCAAAAGTGTTTAAGAAATCAAAACTATCTAATATATTTGATATTTTCAAAAGTATCGTTTCTAACGACAACAAGGTTAAACAATTATATAGCACAACGTCGCTAACACAGACATTCAAATCTCTATTAGACAAAATATTAGTAGTAGACGAAAAGATTATTTTAGATGAATCGAAAAACAAACAATTTATCATACCTGACCGATGGAAGAAAGAATTTTCTAAAACCCATATTGACAATATCACGCGTGAAAACGTTAAGATGACCGGGGGTATTATGAAACTACATAATGGAAGTGAAGAAGGAATAATGCATATTTTTTCATCATTTAAAAACAATGACAGTTTTGGTAAAATCAAATCATTATACAGACATATATATTTTGACAATGATAAGGACAATAATTTTGAATTGAGAGTGCTTGTTGTTATGTTTGTACACGCGATATCGATATTTATTAAATCATTTATCTCTGGTTCTCAAATCAAATACAATGAAGGGCAGGTATATATTGCATCATTGCTTGACGTTACACTCATCTATTTAGAAAATACAATATTCACACTAGATATTGACAATAGAGTACTTCGCGCAAAAGAAGACGAGAAAAATAGAATAACAAAACGTCTTCGAGAAATGGAAGATGATGAACGCGAAGTTGACACAGCACTGAAAAATCATAAATTAGGCAAATGGGGGAGAGGTCTCGACAAATCAATATTTCAATACGACAAGGATGTATTTGATGCAGAATACAATGAATTTCAGGATGATTTCGAAAATAATGATTTAAGTGGATTGACCGAAGAGAATGAAGACGAATTTGATTAATTTCTTAGAATTAAAGTCGTTACATATATTAATATATGGACACAATATCATTTATAACACAATATAAGCTACAAACTGCAATATTATTATACATAATCATTTTAGGCATTTTAGTCGCAAGTCAACCTGGATTTCTATTCAATAGAGATGGAACGGTCAAACAATTCGGACTAGGGTCACAATCGAAAACTGTTATACCATTATGGTTCATAATCATCGGGACAGGTATACTAAGTTACATTAGTATAATGTATTTATCACGAATGTCCAAACTAAACATGTAATAGTTATTTACAATATTACATACATAAATTATCCGAATTGTTTAAAAATACATTATAATTATCAAGTATAAATATAATAATAATGTCATCGCATTTGGTTGAACCAGGGGTTCACTACTTTTATTTTAACACACTAAAAAAATGTCATACATTTAAAGAAGAATACTACAATTATATATACAATATAATTGTTATATTATTCGTCGTATGTAGCTTATCAGGCTTTCTGTATTACAAATATAAGGGAAAATTGTCCTACAAACAACAAGAAGAGGCAGAAGCAAAACGTCAAATGTATATTATGGAAAAGATTAAAAATTATAAACACGTTACAAAACATAAAAATGATTTAATAACAAGCATCCCCCAATTGAATAGCGAATATAATGTCATCGCTCGAAGGTTCTATAATTAAAGGACAAAGGTTATAACGTTTTAATTTTTATCAGTATTATATGTAATGGACAAAGATATCGCAGAATCTATCAGAAAATACTATTCTCTTAAACGCGATTATATGTCAAATTACAATACAGTTCTCAGAAAGATTTTAGACAATCAGAATTTTTCAATAAATGCTAAAAAAACGAAGGCAAAAAATATCAAACTTCCGTGTTTATTATGTAAACGCCTTGTAAATACAAATTTCAGTAAGACTAAAACATCACTTATAATATCGTGCGGAGATAAAAAAAAACCGTGTGGTAAGGAGTTAAATATACTTGTATCTAAATACGACGATATGAAAAGACTTGTTTTTGATTTTGAGGATGTATTGAATGATACAAAGACTGAAATAATTGATATTAAATCAAGGTTACTATACGACCTAATCGATGAAAGTGATGCTGTTGATATATTTGATAAAGCTAACATCGAGCTAAACAGCATATCAGAGAATTTATTAGAAATTGTGCACACCAAACATTTCAAGGAATTGAATAAAGAAAAAGCGGAATTAATACTCGATAAAACACGTCAATTAGAAGAATTAAAAACCCAAGCATCAGAGTTAATTCATATACAAAAAATGAACCGTGAACAATTAGACACGAATAGTGATAATATAGTAAAGAGATTACAAGAAAGGCAATATACAGATGAATATGTAAAGTTAATCAAATGTAATATTCAACCACTTATAGATGAAATATATACATTGAAATATGACGTAAAAGAAATATTTGCCATAGACGATAATACAGTTATACTTCATACTCGCGAAAACTCACTACAATTATACGACATTATAGCTGATGTTAATGATTCAGAGATTATGAAAGATGACATTTAATGTGAAATAATACATCCAAATATTTGTTTCTATACATATATCATAAAACTTGCTAATGAACTCGTTTATAGACATGAAAATATTCATAATTAGTTTCAGTATTGGACTTCTTGGTGTGTATTTACTAGGCGAAGACCAACGCATTGTATACGTATATCCTACACAAACCAATCACAAAGATATTGTTCTTAAGAGTAAATCAGGGGACTGTTTTGGATTCGTGGCCACCGAAGTGGATTGTCAGGACAAAACTGTTGTTAAATTCCCAATTGAATAAGTGAAAATAATAAAGAGTATATAGTATAAAAGATGGGATTAATGGACAAAGTTAAATCACGGCAAGGGGGTGTTATTGTATCAATCATTTTAGGATTTGGGTTAGCGGCGCTATTTAGAAGCGTATGTAAAGATAAAAATTGTTATATATATTATTCGGCACAACAATCTGACATAGAAGATAAGGTAGTTAAAGAAGGAGATAAATGTTATAGTTATTCGATAGAATCAAAGCAATGTGATAGTGGCAATAGAGTTGTCCAATTTGAGCAATAAATGTTATAATATAAAAATATATTATTGCGTATTATAAGGATAAACTCTATATTTATATATCGTAAGTAAAATAGAATGGAAGGGATGAACTCGACTCTCATCAATGATCTTCCCTCTGGCGAAGTTGATAAGGGTCCAGTTCAACAAGGAGGGGTATCAAATGGTCAATCATCTAACAATATATCAATGGTAGTTCAAGAGAAACAACACGAAAATGAAATTATCCAGCCAACCGCATCGTATAATGATGTTATAAATTCATTGGAACAAAAACCATCTCACGGTTCCGGAATACCCGCGAATGATAATGTAAGTGATATTTTAAATGATATGGATAAAATTGCACATACAGGAGCTCTCGGTCTACCAGTTCGGGATATACCAAGAAACATACAACGAAGTGATGATAAAGCGCAAGTGAATTATGTACCTCAAAATCAACATTATATTGAAGAGTACCAGCATATGAATGATATAGTCAAGCAACACGAGCGAGACAAAAACTTGAATGATTCTTATAACTATATATTTTCACAACTACAGTATCCACTGCTCATAGCACTATTATATTTTTTCTTTCATTTACCGGTAATAAATAACTGGTTTCTTGTTTACTGCTCGTTCTGTTTTTACGGAGATGGTAATATGAACTTTAATGGATATATTGTCAAAAGTGTTACATTCGGTGCGATGTATTTTTGTATACAATATATAATAGATATACTCACGGGATAACGTCCAAAACATTGATTCAATAAATCATATTACATTAAAAATGACTTAAAGGTTTAATCTATATTAAACATGTTATATAAGATAACCCATATATAACAATAAACAAATGCTTCAGTGGCCAAGGGGTAAGGCGTCAGTCTTGTAAACTGAAGATCCTGGGTTCAATTCCCAGCTGAAGCTTAATTAATGATTACCAACATAAACAAGGGCATATGACCTTAGTTATGTTTGAACTTGCCAATAAAAATAAAATATAGATATACAACATATATGGCATCAACGCGCAATAAGAATACATCTGATAATTACAAGATTGAGCAAAAGCGGTATTTATTAAATGAGCAATACACAATGGACCAGAATAGAGTTATATGTGACGAAACTTATATTCCCGATTTTGGTGTGAATCCTACCAGAATACCACGTGAACAAATGGCTCATAATAGTATTGACATTGAATCAAAGTTATTTGGCATTAATGCTAATAATTTAGTAACTCCTACACCAGAATTACAAGAACAATATATAAACATGCCTCATTTGGAGTTCTACGAACGGCCCGAATTAATTATGCCAACCGATTTAAATGTAAACCATAACAATCGCCCTATGAGAAAGTAAACTCATTTACATGAGTGAAATAATAATATTTTGTATCTATATATAAAAATATTAAGATGTCCTTTACACGGTTTAGATACGATAATTCGCGAACTCAAAAATACTTAGCAGAATCTACATTCGAAGGTAGATATATGTTGAATACACCAGGGAATGGAACAGAAATGCCCCTTCAAGAAGACCCTCATATTCGCCTTCAAAGTTGGGGTGCAAATTTATCGTCTAATGCAATTTCACTTGAGAATGACTTGCTCGGACTAACAAAGCCTCTTACGAGGGACTGTACAGAATATTCGTCAGTTTCACCAGCAAACAATCAGAACACGTATTCCACAACAAAATCATTTGTTCGTCAATCACGTGTCGAAACACCTGCATGGGAAGTAAAAGGAGTCAACCATATTAGGAATGAATCATTACACCATGACCCACAACAGCATACAAACATACCGTTTCATAATAATCTTAACACGCGCATATTAGAGAAAGATATGTACGCTTCGTATATCTATAACCAAAATTAGTCGCGATATTGTAAAGCGCTTGTTTCAAGCTGTATCAACTGTTCAGGGGTATTTACGCCACATACTAGGCGATTATCACCACAAAGAAGCTTGTGAGAATAAAAATCGTCAGAATAACACGTAGCTACGTCAACCATACTTGTTAAATAATACTCCTTTTGGGCATTATCATTTAATATTTTTGGAACAACTGTGGTAAGTGTACGTGCGCAACAAATATATATACCGGAATTGATAAGATTCAACTCCTTATCTTTTAAAGAGCAATCCTTTTCTTCAATAATACGTAACACTTTATCATCAATATCAGTAACAATTCGTCCATACCCGGTCGGATTATCAACTTCACACGTGACTATCATGTTTTTTTTCGTGGTTTTGTATTGACTAACCAAATTAGATAGAAACTCTGATGTGATTGCAGGCATATCAGCATTCAAAATAACAACACAATCATTTTCACAATATTCGTGAAGCGTTGATTTAACTGCGTCTCCTGTACCAAGTTGATGTTTTTGTTGACACGTCACTATTTTACTACTGGTTAGATGATACCTTTCCAAAGTGTCTATAATATCATCGTGAAATGACCCAGTAACAACAATGACCTTATATGGGTTCAAATTAATACATTCCCGGATAATTTTAACCAACATAGGTACACCTAAAAAATGATGTAGTACCTTTGGTACACTTGAACGCATTCGTGTTCCATTTCCTCCTGCTAAAATAGTAACAACAGTTTTACCTCCAATCTCGTGATAACGTTTATCTAAATCGTATAAATGCTCAACTGAATGTTCACTCATTTATATTTATACGATTACGTAGTTCTAAATAGTTATTGACTATCGTATTGTTCGATTGTGTACTTATCAAATCCTTCTTCTTTGATTAATATTCCTTCTCCACAACCAAACGTGTAGGTAGCACATTTGTTGTCCAAAACCTTTACTATATACTCACTATTATCTGGCAAAATAACATCAAATTGTTCAAATAGAATCATCCGAATAAATGTTGTATCTAAAATAATATTTCCGGGTAGATTAAAATTCATCTTCTTCAATGATACTGTATAAACATCATTATCGTCATTATTCAATATGATATCTACGTTGAGAAACAGTTGTTTACAATTTGCTCGCGGATTAAGCAAGATATCGATATCGACATTTTTATAAGGAGATATAACACGATATAACACTTCATTATTAACAACAGACGAACCTAAAATAAGGTCATAAGGTTGTTCATCATAACAATTTTCGTAACGGTCAAGAATACGCGGTACTGTCATATTATCAATGGTAATTTCGCTCCGCGAATATGTATTTGTAGGTGTTGCTTTCGAATACAGGATTAGGGAATCTGAACGGGTGCGCATATTAGATACCTTTCCAATCAAAAATTCAATTTGACTATAAAAGTCTATTATCAATAATGTAAGATATTCGAGGATAATATACATTATATCTGTTATACCTTCAACCACGATATGAAAACTCATGTGATTATATTGAATATACTACTAGTGTCATTTTATATCATTTATATAAATATATAAATGATATATTATTATACATTCACCGGATTTTCATTTCAGGTTGACTACATTTACCAATTGTTGCTTTATTTACCCGTCTACAACGTCTAGATTTGCATTCACTATCTTGTTTACAATTTGCACCAAGTTTAAGTGTAGATACAATAGTATTTTGTCTCTTCGTATTAGGATTAGTAATTAAAGCAACATCATTTTTACGCATTGTCTTTTTACGCATATTACGGATATATTTTATGACTGCGTCCAATGCGTCTGATGTCTCCTTCACTATTTTACTTTTCGTCTTCATACATTCGGTATGTTTTTTTTTAATGTTTTGTATTATTTCTATTATATCAATATTGTTTGTTCCTCCGATTTGATTAATTTTTTTCCTGCGCGTTTTACGGCTATTATTCCCGTACATATTCTTTCTAGTGGGCATATAATTATTTCAAACGACAATATATACAGTGTAAATATTAAAAATTATAACAAACCTCAATATTTTTATAGTATCATTGGATTTCGCTTTAATCATTTGATAGTTGGTATTTAATTATCTTGAATATGTTACCGAATTTGGGACGAATAATTTCAACTTTCATATTCATTAGTTAGTTCACAATGGTACGTTTGATATAAACAACAAGGAAAAATAATATGCCCCCCCATAAAGTATCTATGCCTGCTACAACCGGACTCCATTTATCAAATACTGACATTGAGGTTGCCTCGAAAACGCCGTAGACTAGAATACCTAATAAAAATGCCTCTAGTAGACTAGCGTCCTTTTCTATCAAGAAGATGTGTACCCCAACCGACATCAGGAAGTAACATATCACTGCGGCATATAGTTTCAATTCAACCTCAGTACCTTGTATGGTTTTTACCATTGATTTGAACATTGGAGATATATAATAAAGATATGGTGCATCTAACACAATCATTATTATTATCGTGACAAGTATATCGCGTATCATATATATATACTACTTGTATATATATAATTTGTAAGATTTCATTTATTGTATTCAAATTTATTTTGAAAAATGTACAATTCCCTCAACAATTGTCCCAATTACATTTTCGAACGTATCGTCATCCGTGCTATAGATACTTCCATTCTCTGTTGATGTTACGTAATACATAACTCCATCTATATCCATTTCTTCAAGTTCAATCTCATCTTCCTCCTCCTCAGCTTCAACCTCCTCCTCCTCAGCTTCAACCTCCTCCTTCTCAGCTTCCTCTTCCTCCTCATCTTCCTCCTCCTCAGCTTCCTCCTCCTCCTCAGCTTCAACCTCCTCCTCCTCGGCTTCCTCCTCCTCCTCCTCGGCTTCCTCCTCCTCCTCCTCGGCTTCCTCCTCCTCCTCAGCTTCAACCTCCTCCTCAGCTTCAACCTCCTCCTCCTCAGCTTCAACTTCCTCATCGGCTTCAACCTCCTCTTCTTCTGATTCACTTTCGTCATCATCAGATTTTGCTTGCACGGAGTGAAGAATCATATTCGAAACACTTTCATTATCGCAAACACTACCACTGTCTATTTCTATCTCTGACGTGGGGTCTTTTACTGGTTCAATAACTTGAATATCAATTTCATTGTCCATTCTCGAAATAAGTTCTTCAAGTAATCGAATCCGCTCTCTCAACTGTTTTACTAGTGGGAGTGAATTCAATACTCCTGTTGTAATTTCATATTCACTTGTGGTCTTTTCCTGTTCAATGACAACATGTCTTACAAAGTTATCTACCACAACTTCAATTTCATTCAACAAATGGGTTTTATTCATACTTGTATAATTCAAATAGTATACAAATATCTACAATTCTACATTTAAATGATTATTCGAATATAATATATGGATTTAATTCTTACGACGAGTTTTGCGGGGTGCTTTTTTGACGAATCCAAACTTTCCTTTTTTTGTGAAGTAACCAGCCTTTTCTAGACGCTTATCTTTCTTGGCACTCTTCTGCTTCTTGCAAGACACAATACGTCCATTCTTGTTTTGACAAAGTTTAGGTTTTGTTAACCCTCCTGTTGTTTCATACGCAGTTCCGTGATACACTTGCGCGCGAGAACCCTTTAACTGGGAAAATTTCTTCCCCCTCACTAGGATATTTCCAGTCTTGTCTTTATTAAAACGAGCCATTATAGAATACGTTGAGAAAAAAGATTTTTGTGACATCTAAAATTTATTTCTGTGACATCTAAAATTTATTTTTTAACGCAACTCCACTTCCACCAGAAGCACCTCCACGGCTTTGAAATGCATTTACAGGCTGTTGTATAAAACGAATGGTCCCACCTGTTCTCTGGATTCTCTGCGCTAGATATATTGCAGTGGATTCATTTCTACTATTAGAGTTCTTGTCAAATTCAACCTTTTCAGGACACTCATATGTCTGACTGTTATTTGTAGTCTGAGAACATCCTTTATAAACCATAAACGACAGTTATATATACAATGGAGAATATTGTTTTTACCAAATAACCTAAAAGAATAATATGAGTACATATACCACCACAAGCTAGTATGTCCAACGACGATAAAAATGTACTTGCCCAACAATATCAAAAGAAGACAGATAAACAACATATTCTTGACAATCCTGATACCTATATTGGTTCCGTTGAACTTATCGACCAAGAGTCTTATATTTACGAAGGCGCAACAAACAGTACTTCTGGAAAGGTAATCTCTAAGGAGATCACCTTTATCCCAGGACTGTATAAACTATTTGACGAAGGTATTGTGAATTGTCGAGATCACGTTATCAGAATGGACTCAAAAATTCGCGAGACAATCCACGACAATGCAAAAACAACATATCCTGTTACTCATATTCAAGTAGGTATCAGCGACGATAATGTGATCTCTATGCAGAACGATGGCAATGGCATAGATGTGGTTAAGCATCCAGAGTATGATATATGGATTCCTGAAATGATTTTTGGACATCTTAGAACCTCAACAAATTACGATAAATCCCAGAAGAAGATTGTTGGAGGAAAAAACGGTTTTGGTTTCAAATTAGTTCTTATTTGGTCATCTGAGGGAACAATTGAAACAGTCGACCACGTCCGTAAACTGAAATATGTACAACATTTCAAACAAAACTTGGATATCATTGAACCGCCAATCATTACAAAATGCTCAGCTAAACCGTATACAAAAATTTCATTTCGCCCAGATTACAAACGTTTCGGTCTTACTAATGAGCTTTCGCAAGATATGAAGGCACTTCTATACAAACGTGTTTATGATATTGCAGCCATTACTAAAAAAACGTTGAAGGTATCACTAAATGGTGATGTCCTACACGTGAAATCATTTCCACAGTATGTCGATATGTATATCGGAACCAAAACTGAGACCGAACGTGTAGTCGAAGAAACGAATGATAGATGGACAATTATCGCGGCACTTAGCAAGACCAGTGAATTTACGCAAGTAAGCTTTGTAAACGGAATTCATACGTCAAAGGGTGGTAAACATGTGGATTACATCTTGAATCAAATCACAAAAAAGATGATTGGCTATATTGAGAAGAAGAAAAAGGTCACAGTAAATGCTAATGCAATTAAGGAGCAATTGTTCCTATTTGTACGATGCGACATTGAGAACCCGGCATTTGATAGTCAAACGAAAGATTATATGAATACACCTTCGTCTAAATTCGGGTCAACCTGTATTGTGAGTGATAAGTTTATTGATAAACTTGCGAAAATGGGAGTTATGGAATCCGCGTGCGCTATTCACGAAGTAAAGGAATCAAAGGCAAGTAAGAAGAGTGATGGTTCGAAAACCAAAAGTATTCGTGGAATTCCCAAGTTGGTCGATGCAAACTGGGCAGGGACAGCTAAATCAAGCCAATGTACTATTATTCTATGTGAGGGAGATTCTGCGAAAGCGGGTATTGTTTCGGGTCTTTCTTCTGAGGATAGAAATACAATTGGTGTTTATCCAATGAAAGGAAAGATGCTCAATGTGAGAGGGGAATTGTTGAAAAAAATTGTAGACAACAAAGAAATCATCGAAATGAAGAAAATACTTGGGCTTGAATCAAACAAGGAGTATACCGTAGAACAAGTTAAAAAATCTCTTAGGTACGGGAAAATCCTTTTCATGACAGACCAAGATTTGGATGGTTCGCATATTAAGGGACTCGGTATTAATATGTTTCAGTGCCTATGGAATAAAATTGCACGTATTCCAAACTTCATTGGATTCATGAATACACCTATCCTCAAAGCAAAGAAGGGTACGCGAACATTACTCTTCTATAATGAAGGTGAATATGAAGAGTGGAAGTCACACAATAGTACACAGGGCTGGAAAATAAAGTACTACAAAGGTCTGGGAACGAGTACTGGTGCAGAATTTAAAGAATATTTCAAACATAAAAAAATTGTTCACTTCAATCATACTGGGTCACACTGTGACAATGCTGTGGATATGGTATTCAATAAGAAACGCGCAGACGATAGAAAAGACTGGCTCGGTAAATATGAGCGAAAATCATTCTTGGATACGAACAATGACGAAGTAACGTATACTGATTTTATTCACAAAGAAATGATTCATTATTCAAAGTATGACTGTGAACGGTCAATTCCTAATCTGATGGATGGACTCAAGCTTAGTCTTCGCAAGATTCTATTCAGTGGTTTCAAAAAGAATCTCACACAAGAAATAAAGGTCGCTCAATTTTCAGGATATGTATCTGAACATTCCGGTTACCATCACGGTGAGGCAAGCTTAAACTCAGCCATTGTTGGTCTTGCACAGGACTACGTAGGTTCGAATAATATTAATCTCTTCATGCCAAATGGACAGTTCGGTACACGTCTTCAAGGTGGTAAGGATTCAGCATCTGAGAGATATATTTTTACGCAGCTCAATAAGATCACACGACACGTATTTCATCCGGCAGATGACCAAGTATTGGAGTATTTGGATGACGATGGATTGCCTGTTGAACCTAAATATTATGCGCCTATCATTCCTATGATTCTAGTCAATGGTTCGAAAGGCATTGGTACTGGGTTCAGTACAGAAATTCAGCCATATAACCCTAAGGACCTGATTAAGTATATCAAAAATAAATTGAATGACGTACCAAACACACACTCTATGAAACCGTTCTTCAAGGGATTCAATGGGTCGATTGTTCAAATAACGGAGACAAAATATTTGGTGTGTGGTAAATATACAATGCTATCATATGATAAAATTCGGATTTCTGAACTTCCTATCGGTTATTGGACTGATGATTTCAAAGTACATTTAGAAAGTCTTGCGTCAAATGTTGATAAAAATGGTAAGAAGGTTAATCCGATCATTAAAGAAATCGATGATATGAGCAAAACAACCAATGTTGATATTGTCGTGACATTTCACGGCGACCATTTAAAACGGTTGGAAAGTAATACGTGCGACAACGGATGTAATGGTCTTGAAAAGGTGCTTAAACTATATACTACGATTAGTACTTCGAATATGCATTTGTTCGACGCGGAGGACCGACTAAAAAAGTATGATAATGTTACTGCTATCATTGATGACTATTATAAGGTACGGTTTGCACTTTATCAAACTCGTAAACAAAAGCTTATTGAGTCAAAGACGTATGAATGCGACTTACTTGAAAATAAATCAAGATACATTCAAGAAATTTTAGACGAAACACTAGACTTACGGAAAAAGTCGAAGACAATGATTGTCAATATATTGAATGAGAAAGCATACAATACTTTCGGTGATGATGAATATAAATACTTGGTCAAAATGCCGATGGATAGTGTTTCAGAGGAAAATTATACAAAGCTTATTTCTGACTACGACAATCGCGTGGAGGAATTAGAAGTTATAAAATCAACCAGTGAGCGCAATATGTGGTTGAATGATTTAAAAGCACTTGATAAATTTATTCAATAAAATATAACTCATTATGTGAATATTCAAAAAGAGTTCCATAAAAATTGATTTCATTTATGATATTAATACAATATATATCATAAATTATAAATTATATAGGATGATTGGAGCAGTCGACATTTATACTGACCATTACCCACGTAGCCGTGATAACGCACCATATACACGAGAAGCACACGCAACAGAAACGTGTAATATTTGCCTAGACAACATTTCAAGTAAAAATTGCACATTATCAAATGCGCATAATGACAGAACCGTAACTAAATGTGGCCATCACTTTCACACATCTTGTTTCATAATGCACATTACAAAAAAAACAACGTGTCCTTGCTGCCGCAGAGAGCTAAATGACTCCGTAAGTGCCAACAATATTAATAATAGAGACGAACCTACAAACAACACAAACACAAATTTTATTCCTCCCCGTTTAGCTTACCCCATCATTAACGATATTGTAGACGACGATACGTATCAAGATAATTATGAAGCTATGATTTCACTGAAAGATAAAAATATATTCATATCAACACTAAAAACGTTCGGAGTAAATCTTATACGTGCTTTACTCGATTATCAAAGTGAGCGAATGACATTATAATTATAATGAAAGTATAAATACACGAATTTATATTTTTTTATAATGTTTGACGAAAAAATATACGTATATAATATAAATGGTTGATATTACAACTTATGAGTCGCGTATTAAAGACGAAGACAAAAAGCTTGGTTATCTGAGCAGAGATAAATATATGGTCAAATATGATGTTGAGAGGGAAATTAAAGAAATGGATGGATATCACGGAAGAAAACCTTATTATCCTCATAAATTGGATGAATGGAAGAAAAAACGGGATAAATTAGTTGCAGACAAAGCAAGTAATATTAAGAAGAGAAAAGCGGAAATTGACACAAAAATGTCAATGGTACAGAAAACAATTGATGATATACATAAAAAAATAGAGGAGTTGGAGATGAAGTCCATGATGAAAGGACCCGATTGCGCAATTTGTTTAGAAAACAAATATACACCTAACGGAAAGAAACGCGCGATAAGTTTCAACAAGAAACATTGTAAAACACATATATTCCACCATGAATGTGCAGAAAAAGTCAATAAATGTCCGTTATGTCGTGATGCAAATAAATCTCTCACCAAAGTTGCAAACTCTACTCTTAAAAAGTTGTCAACCATCACACCCGCAGCATCATCAAAAAGAGCAAAGACAAAAACTAAACGCACGCGGTGTCCTAACGGTTCCCGCGCCAATGCAATTACAAAAAAATGTATTTCGTTATCATCTATCAAGAGGTCAACACGGAAACGGTGTCCTAACGGAACTCGTAAAAACAAGATATCTGGAAATTGTGATAAAAAATAAACCCATTATTATCTTACACATTTGGATATTTAAAACGCTGATTACTTTATAATTTATATAATATATAATTCATATAATATATAAAATAGTACATTTAATAAATAAGTTGACGTTTTAAACGTTTAAAGGTGTAATCAATTACCAAAATTTATGACTAAGTTGCTTGGTCGTTTTACTCATTACCGGCGGTGCCAATGGTGTAGGTAATGAGTCTATATCTCGTCTGTATTTAAAATAGGATTGGGCTTCACTGAATAATTGGGGCACAGCAAAGTCAATAACTAGATTGTTTAACATTACTATTTGCCCTTCAATATTATCATGGCGATTGTTAGAATGTTCGATAAAAATACTATTCATAATAATTCGCAACACCTCTTGCTTTTGTTCAGGAATAATGTAAGCACCCTTTGACTTGTCGTATACACCTTTGCGTAGTCCATTTTGTAGTATTTTATAGTTTTCGGTAGAAAAAAACAGGTTGCTTAATAGTGTCCCGTTAATATTTCCAGCAAGTGTATTATGATAATCATTTTGCTCTACAGGTATTTTATCATACAGTTGGAAGACATTATGATTATTTTCATCATTATTTTGGTCCACAATATGTTTATCATTTTCAATATTACTGTTGTAATTCATACTCTAATAGTATTCATTTAGATTTTTTTATATTATAAGTTATAAGTATAGATGGAATATAAATCAGCACTCCTTTATACAGCAATCATTATTCTAATCATTTTACTTGGCATTGTTGGGTATATGCTTAATTATCAAAAAAAGAAAACGAATTGGCCACCAACTGTTTCAAACTGCCCAGACTTTTGGAGCGAAACACCCGCGAGACAAGATAACTCGTTAGATGGCAATCAGGACAATTCTAACGGAGAAACAGATGAATCACCACCCCCTACCGGTATTTGCTATAACAATAATAATATAGGGAAAGAGTCTTGTGAAAAAGTAATGGATTTCAATGAAACCTTGTGGAAAGGTTCTGAGGGGGCTTGTAATAAAAAAGATTGGGCTAAAAGTTGCAACCTCACCTGGGACGGTATAACCAACATCGACCATAATTGTTGATATTATATTACATCATAAATATTCAGTTACATTTATCTCGGGTCAACATTTTTTTAATATTATTACGATATAATTGGTAATAATATTAGATGACCACGCACACAAGTACTATATTATCAATGTATGATAATCTGAATGAAGACGTACAGAAAATTATCTTGTCATATGCTGGCATTATATCGAATGATGTCTTCCGTATTTGCTTATCAAAAAATAGTAAACTTACAAATAAGGAACACTTCAAACAGTTCTACACGATAGTGCGAGTAAAATTATTTGAAAACAATCTTGAAGCATTACTAATGTACATACGTTGGATAAATAGAGTCGATGCTAATTTCATTTTCAATCACTTTTTAGTAATCATATACCCTTCTGTCAACATCAACTTGAAATTAAAATATAAAGGTCGTACATTTTCGACACTTCGCGACTATATCAACACACTTCAGCAACATTACAATTCTCGAAAATGTAAAACTATCAATTACTGATAAGGTAAATATACATCAATAATTCGTTTAATCCTGTTTAATTCTAACTCAGTTACATCACATTCTTCGAAAAAAATATCCTTGTCTTCGTTGATAATACAGACTGATGCTACAAATGATAACATGTCATACACGTCACATTGTAGCTCGTCACACACATTTTGTATAAGAGTCATATTATTGAACTCATTCGAGTATTTTGTCAGGACTTTCGTAAACCTTATTTTATCAGCATTTAAAACACGCTTTTCGATATTTGTATTTATTAGCATATGACTAGAATGATGCGCCTTTATCAACGATGATAATTCATTAAACTCCCATATCTGCTTTTGAAACGTCATTCTATCTACATAGTCGGCAAAACAAATGTTTTCAAGGGAAGATATATACAGTTTCAGCGTATCATCATCATCGTGTTTTTTAAATATATCAATAACATTTTCATGCCACAATAGTGATAACACAGTGCGTTCATTGTCATTAACAATGTCGTTAAACTGTTCAACATTCATTGAATTATAGTAAATATTATGCAATACGTCCTTGATTTCTGTAAATGCAGACTTAAACCCATATAAGTGTACATTTGATATACCGTTTAGCGAATAACATTCGCTGTTTTTTTCACACTTACTCTCCATCATATTATTTGATAACCCACACAACATATCAATCTTTCGAAGATCATTTTGACACATATTAACTATGTTTAATCGAACAGCTTCATCATCGACGCCGTAATACGTTGTTAATACGTGATTAAATTCATCTTCTGTACAAGGAGGGAAATAATAACTTGGACACACCTTCAGAAATTCCTTCATTTTTTTGTCTAATTTTGCACCACTTATGCAAATAATTGGATTAGAAATTGTTTCTTCTTGTTTTTGTTTTTTCGTTTTTTTTCCCCGAATCAACTTTAATAAATGTGGGAGACCACCTTTATCGCCAGCATTCATTCCCTCTAATTCATCCATAACAATAACTATGTTTGTTTTTTTCTTATTGAATAATGATAGTATATTATGGTCAGACATGTTCTGTTTTGTCAGATTATCAAGAACTGATTTACTTCGCGTATCGCCAGCATTGTACCATACACTATCCATCGACAATTCCTTTAGAATTGTGCTAACCATCATTGTTTTCCCGACTCCACTTGGACCATAAATAAATAGACCCTTCGGTTTTGATATATCATCCTTACTCTTATCGTTAAAATTTGTTAGAAAGTTGCAAATGGATTCTTTTATTTCCGCTCGACCTTGTATGTTTTTGAACTCCATTATTTGTAGTTATCCTGATGTGTATGTGTAATATATTCTGATTTGTTTAACTCATTTGTCTTGTAATAACCCTGATTACAAGACAAACACTTGATTGTATTCGCACTAATATTAGATGTGATTTACTCTGTGGTATCATTCGATTTTACAACGCATACATTAGACGATGTTTGCGTTAATGTGGTGTTTTTTGACCTCAACTCTTTAATCTCACTGTTGGCATTCTGTAACAATACTACCAACTCTTGTACACTTGCTTCACGCTGCTGTCCAGAATCATTATCGGTGATCATAACTCGTTTATTCTGCGTTTTTTTTAAATCATTAATTTCACTTCGTAATGTAGTCACCAAAGTCTGCTGTTGTTCGAACAGGTGTGATACCTCTCCGAGAGTTGCTTCACGCTGCTGTTTCGTATTATTATCTGTGATAAGAAGCCGTTTGTTCTGGATGTTTATAGCATCCACCTGCTGTTTTTGCATAATGTCTCGTTTCTTTTGAATAGTAGCTATCCCTTCAATAACATCCGGTTTATACTTGACATTTCCTGCTTCATAACCATCTAACAATCCGTCAATGTCTTCCATGAAAAATTTTCGTATGGATTCTTCTTTAACAAAATAATCAACCTCATAATCCGTATATTTTGTAACCTTGGGATTTGGATTTTCTAGTAAAGTTCGCTTGTCAAACGTATTCTGGTTGTGGCTGAATACGAGTATTGTTTGTTTGGGGTTTAATTGTACAAAAGGGACTGTATAATTCTTCAAAAATGCCTTCTCCTCAGCAAGAGCAGCATCATCATCGTATCTTGTTTCGTCAAGTAAAGCACGACGGAATGCAAATGTACCAGCAGTACTATGATTTGGACCATATGGGCCAAACTCTACTATTTTATTTATGTGCTTGAAATGAACATGAATTATACTTGAACCTGCACACATTGCACGAGGATGCTGCTTTAATGTATCCACTGCGTGAGACACACGATCGCGCGGATAGTAGTCATCGTCATCCATATAAACAATATACGCCCCAGACGTTTTTGAATGCATCAGATTTCTTTTTTTGCCAAGAGACATCTTTTCGTCGTATTTAAAATATTTAATTTGAGGTATATTGGCAGCATTAACTAAATCCTCAATCTTGTCATTTCCGTCATCAACAATAATCCATTCCATCCTTGATTTTGGATAATCTTGATTGCGAAAACATTCAAACATGTTTTCTATGAATGGACGACGATTGAACGTAGGAGTACATACACTTACCATTGGGTAACGCAATGACAACTTTTCGTCCTTTGTCTTTGTAGTCTTTGTGGTCTTTTTTTTACCCATATATGTCTTATATGTATATTTTAATGATACATATTTAAACTTAAATCCTAACTTATATCATAACTTATATCATAACTTATATCATAACTTATATCATAACTTATATCATAACTATTAATTATTATCATTTACATTGTCCACACTTTGTTCCATACTATTTACCCCTTGTTTCGCACCATCCACAACAATTTCACTCCAATCAGATACGTGTACGTAAATAAGTTGCAGTACCCCAATCAATGCTATTGATATTTGGATATTTGCTATTGATGTGAACCCATTCATTAAATCATATGTTGTTTTAGAATATGTATATAGAAATGTGTATACTACCATTGTATATATTATCATTGCGAGTTTGAAAGATAGATGTTGTTGAGCCGATATACCCAACAATGCTAGCCATATATATTTAAAATACTCAATCTTTGAACCCATTATCTTCCAAATAAAAGAAAACCCGCTGTAATATTTGGTATCACCTTCTAATTTGAACTCCTCCTTCTGTAAGAAAGGGTAAATGAATAGAAATACGCATAGAATTAATATTTGTAATACGCTACCAATCATTGGTATCGCTAGCAACATAACCAGTGACACTATGAATGTAATGAATAATGATATAGGACTCCAAGCCGGTAATCCAAATGGGATTCTTGGGAATATTGTTGTATAATGAGTAAGGGTACCTATTACGTGACTTCCAAAACTATATAAAAGTGCCATTAATATCAATATAACATTTGTAAACGGCATGACCCAGAAGGATATATCCTTATCTTTGAAAAAAGAGAAGTAACTATTCAGTAATTCTCGACCAGATGAGTATGAAAATGCGCTAGTTGCAGCTATCAGACGATTAACGCGTGTGCTCAAAAATGTTTCCTTTAGCATTTCAAATTTGTCACACGAAGAGTTATTCTTATACGGATACTGGAACTCTATTAACGAATTTCGTATATAATCTGTCATACTAAATTTCTTATTTTTTGGCTCCTTAGGACACCACCCAAACATAGCAGTTGATTTATATGGAGGACCGTTAAGGTCAATACCACCAAGTCCACCACTTTCAACAAGTGACGCCGAGAGATACGACATCGCAGCTCCACAATAATAAAATATACATATGTACACTGTACCGGTAACAACTGAATACAAGAATGATTTTATTTTTAATTGCATTTCGGGTTGATAAAATGTGTCCCTAATTGAGTTTTCATCATTATTTTCCTTTTTATTGTTCAGTTTCACACTTATTTCATTTATCAAATCTTCCTCTTTATCACTATCTTTATCACCACCATCACCAAGTGTATCTTTATCACCACTATCACTTGTTTTATCATCATTCATTTCTTTCTCTTGAATCACGGCATTTTCTATATCCTTTGCTAAGTCAGAAGAAACATTCATGTCGTCGGTTATTTCAACCGTCTCTAAATCGGATGGAAATTCTTCTCCTTCTTGGGTAGTATTCATTTTTATCTTGTATTTATTGTGATAAAATAAAAAATCTTATCTGTCTATAATTTATACTAACATGCCACTGTCATTTACGAAACAACATTATATGTGGATATTAATGATTCTCACGATATGTTTCATTTTCTTCTATGGAACACACGTTATCGACTGTATTAAATGGGTAAGTCGTTTGTCAATATTTACAATTGATAACAAACAGGAGGGTTTAGAAATACTTGCTAAAAATTCACGCGTCATTTCTGAGGAACCATCACACTCTGGTATAAATGACAACTTGCTTTTTAACAAACAAGAGGAAATAAAGGCCGAATCAAAACAACCTGGAATTATTTATACAGGGACGTTTACCACAACTACGGCAAGATTATAAACCAAATATGTATCATTTCGATAATTTGTATATGATTTATTAGTCAAATATAATATTGTTAAATTTATATGCTTATGATTATTGTTAAAGCAAAAATGGTCAAGTAATAAATGTTGAGTATTACAATACCTGACCAACAGTGGAAGGGGCGCTAGAAATACCGAACTATCTAAAAAATAATATATTCAAAACTATTAAATAGATTTCGTGTATTATATCAATGTTAAGTCCATATATTGTATCTGGGTACATGGGCGCGTGCATTGGATATATTTACGGACATATCCAATCAAAATATACTGATTGCGCTTGTTGTTATAATCTACAATATTCAAAAAAAAAGAAAATCATTATTTTATATTCTATTGTTGGCTTTATTAGTGGTGGATTTATAGGTAAAATGTTTTCGTAGATTATTTATTAAATCATAGTTAACACCAGTTATATATGATTTTTGATTTTGATTTTTTTGTTTGTCTCCAACCGTTAACGAATCAGTGACCCCAAGTTCCTCAGTCTTGTGTACTCCCAACTGAGCTATAGCAACATTCTTTTCGGATAAAGAATCTACATTCACCGTGTTCATCTACGTGTTTTTTTATGTTTTTTTCGCAATGCTCTTTTTTTTGTAATTTTTCTATTATGTTTTTTTTTTATTGTTTTACCCTTTTTTACTTTTTTATTACCTTTCGTCTTTTTCCCTCCACTAACTAGCTTCGCTTCCACCACTGTCACCTCTGGCACCGCATTCACCAATGGCACCGCATTCGTCACTGTGTTTGCCTTCGTCCCTTTCTTTGCATTCGTCCCTGTGTTTGCATTCGTCGTTTGTGTTTGTTCGGGCTTTCTTTGTCCATAAGCAGATATTGCTACACCAATTCCTGTAATACTTGCCACGGCTACACCAATAGCCAACAGTATAGTTGATACTACACTATTTGCGCTTTGTACTGTTACATCTTGGGCGTGATTTATTACATTCTTAAGGATCCCAACTATTTGGTTGACAAGTTGTGTATCCAAACCTTTTGTATCTTCACTCGTTCTAGAAAACGTGAACGAGTCGGACAAATTTTGACTCTCTAATGCATTTACAACATATTCGAGTGTTTCCATTTCTTCTGGTGTTATTGTCAAAGACATAATTGTCATCGTGCTATCAGTACCGAATGCTTCTACCCTTCTCATTATTTGTGAGAATGCCTTAAACTTTTCATCACTACCTACCATATTATGTAATTCTTTTTCTATGTCTACTTGATCATTCTGTAAATAATTATCTATTGTTTGTTTGTTTTGATTATAAGTGGCTTCGCTCATGTCGGTCAATGAACTCCTCATGTTATCACGCGAATAATCTATTAACTTTAAAATTCCTTTTAGCTCCAATGTTGTTTTATACAATACTCTAGCTTTTTTAAATGTACCTTGTTGTTCATCCGTTGGAACATCATTATTTATATACGCTAGTGGTTTTATTGTGTCAGTTAATTCTGTATTTGCATATTCTATTGCGGCTCTGCTTATACCCACTACATTTTTCATATTTTTGCCCCACGCATCTCTAACCGCTTTCAGGTCTTCTAGACCAAGTGTTTTCTCTCCTTCAACCATAACATTACCAAGAGCTTTAACACCATAATCTAGATTAACTACCAGATTCGTTCCGATTGCAACTCCTGTAAAAGTCATAGCTGTGCCTAGTGCTGCTACTGGACCAGCTACTGGAGCAGAGAAAGTGGCCGCTACTGCCGCCGCACCCGTCACCAATGATGCGGTCACGGGATTATTCACCGCTAATCCTTCTACCGCCCCGACTACACTGCTTGCCAAACTTGTGTTTGATGATGAAGTTAAGGCACTCGCACTTTTGTGAGCAGATATGCCTTCCGCTGTTGCTGTTTGTGCAATAAATCCTGCGAATACATACATTGTCGCCGCGGCAATCACGCCCAAATTCATTCCACCTGTTTGAACAACACCATTATTGGGCGAGGGAGGGTGGGTAAGTTCGTGACAACCTATCTTCTTATACCCTTCTCTTAAATGTCCCATTACCTCACGATTATTAGCAAAAGAAACCACCTTCTCATCTTGTGGAGTAAATTTTAGAATTGCATTTGCAATCTTTTTATAATCAGCCTGATATTTTTCAATTGGTATTTGACCATTATTTGTCACAAACAATTGTGTTTTTGCAATAATGTCTTTGTTTGCTTTTAACGTGCTTAGAGATTCTTGTAAATAATGTTTATCTGTCGATTCTATTTTTTTTTTTCCGAATTTTTTTCCTGCTACTGCGCCGATGCCTACTGATAATTCAGTGTTTAATAGAGATTTTATGTAATTTTGAATTATCGTATACTGGTTACACATTTCTGCTATGAACTTTGCGTTGTCTTCATTACTATTGTCACTAGCTAATTCTTCCACTTTCGCAGAAGCAGCGGCTAAAAATTTTTTATCAGTCATCAAATTCTTAATTATTTGTTCTACTTCTACTTTTCCTTCTCCTACTTCTCCTACTTCTCCTTGGGGCCCATTATCTTCTGAAACCATTAAATATTTTATATATATATAAAATATTTTAAATATTTTTCATAATTTCGACAACTACAGGATTCGAACCTGCGCGGCAATTTGCCAACGGATTTCAAGTCCGTCTCCTTAACCACTCGGACAAGTTGTCAATTAGAGAAGCAAATGCTTTTCCTATTTTTCTTAGTTATTATTTTTTAAATTTTATAACGAATTGTTTACAATAAGCGCATTGCTTCTTAAATTGCGTGAACCTTATTATAACGTGACTGTTTGCTCGCGTGTGTGCTTACATAAAGTGTCATTAAAATTGCCAACAATTCACTTAAACCCTCTTATCATTAGGCGTTACTGATAAAACAAAACGCAATAAGGATATCACTAAATCTAAAAAAATAGGAGTAAAATCAATGACAGTGATTTTTGTAAACTATACCACAATATAGATATATTAATTTGCTTGCCGAATCAATGACTAACGCGCAAACATCAAAGCACATTGTCCCGATTGAAAATTAATAACATTAAATCTTTCTTCATGAACAATAAAATCGTAATTGTATTGGTATATGTTCCATGTCGGTTTATTTACTCCGATTACATTTCCAGCATCATCACAAATAGTTAACAATTCTGCGTTTTCATCCAATGGAGGACTAATCGTTGAAACTTCCAGTTCGACCTTTTTGAAATGCGCCATGTTAATTGCCCCGGATGGTTGATACTCTTTTGGGTCAGTATTCAGGCAAAAATTGTAAAAATAGCATCCGTCTTTTGAAGAACCTTGCGAATGTGTATACGGCTCAATGTATTCAAAAACACCTCTATCCATTCGATTTTCTCTGAAGTTTCCATCGAGAAGAACTCCGAATTCCTTTAATATTTCCTTATCATTTTGCGGAGTGTAATTACCTGTCATCATCAACGACGTGTTTTGTCCATTAGGATTTATACCGGGACCGAAACCATTTTTATAGTACGATTCAAAATAGTTTGAGGATACATCGTATGATGGATACTTATAATTACCAATAGCCGGCGCAAATGATACATTATACGGTTGGAAATTGTATGGCCAATTCGTTTGATTCGACCATTCATTTCGCAGATTTATATCACTTCTTTGAAAATAAAACATCCACGACGACACAAGACCATTTGATTCCAGTTCTAACCTCTTTGTGCCTGTGACGTTTTTGAAAGTATATGTTTGAACGTCCTTTACTAAATACGAATGTGATTGCTTCGACATTGTACGTGATTCGTCATCAGATAAAAATGCATACGTGCCGAGTAGATGAATATCAGCATTCCATAGAGTACGTTTGTCTTCGTAATCCTCTGCATTGAGCTCGACAGAGGGAGGCGTCTGTAAGAAACGATAAAATTGCATGTAATTTGATGTATAGTTCGGTTGAATATATGGATATAAGTTTGTGTGGTCACGTACATCACGCACTGTATATAATTCATGAATAGGACGCATAGTTACGTTGATAACCAATTCATTGTATTGAAGTGCAATCAATGGGAATGCCACTTTACTTGAACCCATGAACCAGCTATTTAACGGGATGTATAGTTTGCGCGACCCAATTGACGGATGAGCACCTGTAACCGAATCTGTGTAAAATGCGCAGGGGTAAGCATTATTTCTTTCGTTACTATTCGCAGGGTCATAAAACTCACTTGTGTTCCCAATCATTTCATTTAGAAGCTTCTTCTTCGTATCATCCGCATCTCTATTAATTGTATTCCTCAAATACGACCCTGAATATTTTTGTAATACTTGACCACCAACAGAAATAGATATCTCTTTGATTAGTTCGAATCCTATATTTTCAATCCATTTGAAATCATAACCAACCCACTGCTCATCTTCTGTTCTAGGTGGGGAAATTGGGCTCCAAATATTCGGAAGCGTTATAACTATAAATGTATCCATTAATAAATCACTATACCTTGGTATTTTAAATTCAAAATGTGATTCCTCAGTCAATCGCAATGTTCTCAGACCATTGTAGTCAATCCGAAAACGCTGCATGCCAAAATTTGTATGCTTTGCGTACTTTGCTTTGAAAAATGTTTTCGTTGGATTTCCGTTAAGTATTATATTCTGATTACCATTTGCAACCAAATTTAAAAATCCACCTGCCATTATTGAATAATATATATATATTACTCAATAATTTTAAATCAAAATCATAAACTCATTGGATGAAAAGATATCTCATTCAATATATAGTGACTAGCAACTTTAACTATGCATCAACTATATTGCAGTGAGGTTGATATTCAAGTATTATGGGATATGTTGGATACTGTGTGCGATTTAAATAAAAACACCTATGTGTTTAGTATAGAATCGTACAAAAAAGGGCAAACACTTTCAGGAGAATGGATACCATTTATTGAAACATTGTTTCCACATTACTATAAATCTAAACAATTTTATTTAACACGTAAAATGTCATATAAAACGCTATTAACAATCATTCGTCAGTTATGTAATTACAAAAATGTTTTATATACACAAAATGTATCGTATGTTAAATCCAAATATACGATTAGTTATACAATCTATCGAAGCGATTCTCTGAAATAATGCGATAACATGTAATTTCCCTCAAGAATATTTTGTATATTTTCATACTCAAACCAAGAATATTTGTTACGTATCTGAATTTCTTGCGACGGGATTAATATACCACACGCAGATTGTGAAAACAAAATATCAGCACTTTCCTCAAGAAGATGCTCACAAGATACCACTTGACCGTCATCTGTTTTTAACCCAAGCAATTCAGGTGAAATTTCTTGACAACTATAATCTTCAATCACACGCATTAGAATAATTTCAATACGTCCATTAAAATCAAACTCATATGATTTATCCTGGTTTATACTGTTTTCTAACTCGTAAATAATTTCTTTAATAGCATCACTACCTTTGGGCGAACCATATATAGATAGTGATGGTGTGAAAACACGCGACTCGGATAAGATACTTTTAGACGGACTTGACGTAAAGAATGTCTCATTATCACTTAACATTCTTTTTATATTATCGAGGGGTTTGAAACATAGAAATGACGGCGGTACGACTACACCACCATACAATTGCAGTAATTTAAGCATACCAAGTGTACGATAGCGACCCTGTGAAGGTTGTGACAACTCTTGGACTTTATATCGCCATTCAGGTATGAGTCTTTCAAATGAATCATCATCTATGATACATATGTGGAATTTATTTGCATTTGATGCGATTATAGACTTTATTGTCATGTACACGTACGGCAGATTCAGATTATTGGAAGTTCGCGAGTAAAACGATTCCCAAACACGCGCGTTCTTTTCAAATGGAATGTGTATCCACATTATAGGTTTTCCTGTTTTAGATAATTGAGTTTCATTAAACAAAACACGACGCATTACTTCACCTGGGTCAATGTTATTATGTTTTTCTTGATAACGATTATATAAAAGCCCACCTAGTCCTAAACTTATGAAGGTCATCAAGTAAATATTCATGTCTAGTTTATTAAGCATTATATTATTATATAATCTAATCTGAGATTATATTTAGTGTAATAGTTTCAGTTTTGACCAGAATTTATCTTGATTTTGGGAATGCTGTTCGGTTTCTTTAATGAATTTATAAGACTGCTCTATTGCGGTTATAGATTGCCGATCCTGTTCATTTTTTAATATTAGATTCGATTCGTCCTTACTCATTACTTTTCCTTCATTTTGTTTTCTATGGAATTGAAGTTCATTCACATTATTGAATTTTTTACGAGATTTGAAATCATCTTCTGTCACCTGAATTATTGTGTTCTCAAATGCGTCTTTGATATCATTGAATATCAAGTTGCCTTGCTTCCCACTATACGATGACGGCGAGTCAAACGAAGTTGACCCGTGGGAATGCTGTGACGATAATGTAGTAAACTCTCGTCTAACTATTTTGAACTCGCCATTCTGATTATTCTTTAATTCGCGTATTTGATCGTTAACATTACCCGTTCCATTTGTTGTATATATACCGGCATCACTTTGCAACCATTCGTCATAGCCTTCATCCGCCATATTACCATTACACTCAACAAAAAGTTTGTTAAACCAATCGTGGAAATCCTTTTTATTATTCATACCTTTTATCAACCGTTTGTGATACTTTTCGTCTTCTTCATCCCCGTTTAATGATTGATAAGCTGTATCTGATGTATGTGTACTCATTGTATTTCTTTTATTTTTAAATTCATAAATCTGATATAACATTTTGTACGCCTTTGTATAGAATAAGAAATAGTCCTTCTCTAGTCCACTCTTATCTGGATGTGTTTTCAATACAATGCGTTTAGCCTTTTTTAAGTCTGCTTCGTCAAAATCAACCGCGTCTATTTTGAATAGTGTTAGTATATCAGAGAGACCATAATGATTTATATCAAGATCTACGTTCATTTATGTCTATGAGTTCTGCTTATACATCTTTCAAGATAAAAGAAGTGCCGTTTTTCGGTATTTGGAAAGATATACCTTCAAACGTTATAGTCCATTTATAGTACATTTACATTGTTGTTGTGGCCACCATAATTATATCATATTTGAAGAATGACACAGTTGATACACCGTTAAGTAAAACGCGGTCGTGTGCGCACAAACAATAATATATCTTAACCACTGGTTATGAGAATACTTTTATTCACTATTTCAATTACTTTCAAAGAAATTATTAATCTCACTAATGTGTGTACCACTTACGCTGTCATTAGGAACAAACGAATCACATTCGCTGTTATAACACAGAATTGTTGGAATACCAGTGACCATCTTGCGTGTTTTTAGCATTGCAAATAAGTCAATGTTTTCATCAATATCTATTGTAATACACGTATAATCAGGGTTTTCTTCAAAATGTTTAAACCATTTATCAATTGTTGGTTTAATCACCTGACACGGGTTACACCAGGATGCTGTAAACCGCACATACACCGTATTCTTGTTATTCCTTATGTATTCTATAAAGGTATGACGGTCAAATAACATTCTATTCTATTATATTATATGAAATTTTTCCAGATAATATAACTATTTCATTTATAAAGCGTATCAAACTTATATTTTACAAGACGTATCAATATATTGTTTAGGGCGTGAAGCCTGCCTCTAGTGTTATTGGGTACCGCTGGCCGCTAATGTCTATAAATGCCTCCGCCGCCGCACCAGCAGCACTGATTATTAATTGTCCCTCCACGTATCCGGGGGTGGGGTTCAGGCCGACTACCAGTTTGAAGGTACCAAGATTACTCTCAACAACACCCACCGAATCATCAAGCACATCAAGACGACCATCAGCGGCATTCATTGATGTATCAAGGTCACCAAGACGAGCTTCGGCGGCATTCATTGAAGTATCAAGGTCACCAAGACGACCATCAGCGGCATTCATTGATGTATCAAGGTCACCAAGACGACCATCAGCGGCATTCATTGAAGTATCAAGGTCACCAAGACGACCTTCGGCGGCATTCATTGATGTATCAAGGTCACCAAGACGAGCTTCGGCGGCATTCATTGATGTATCAAGGTCACCAAGACGAGCTTCGGCGGCATTCATTGATGTATCAAGGTCACCAAGACGACCATCAGCGGCATTCATTGATGTATCAAGGCCACCAAGACGACCATCAGCGGCATTCATTGATGTATCAAGGCCACCAAGACGAACTCCGGCAGTAGAAACGGATGTATCAATTCCCTCTAAACGTTCCTTAGTAAAAACGGACATTATACATTTAATGTATATTTTTTTTTCGACGGCAAACTGTAATTCATAAATTACAATTACACTGTTTTTTTTGGTTTTAATCAATTGTGATACACCCCCCCATATCAGAAATATCAAAAAAACAACCAAAAACATATATCCTTACCATAATCACAAAAATCATTATTTTCAAAAAAAATGACGTGTTAATAAGTAATTATTTTTAATAGTGTGCAAATCTTTTTTTATATCAAAAAAAGTTTTTTTGAAAAAAAACACGTTTTAGAAAGTGTTTTAGATCCCTATTTTTTTGGTAAATTCTCTAGAATATGTTAAAAAGGCTTTCGAAAACACGAAAAAAAAAAAAAAACTTTTTTCAGTGAAAATGGATTTAGATGCTTATGATGTAATTCTATGATTTTTAATTATATATTGACACCAATCAAAAATCCGTATTTTTTTCCATTTTTACACAAAACAGACCTTTTGCGTCCCAGCTTAGTACTTTTTGTGTTTCCATAATGTATAGAAATGGAAACCGAAATAGTACAAAAAGTACTAAGCAACACCTACTTTTGTAAATTGTGTGACTATACAACGTCTTGTAAATCAAATTTCAACAAGCATAAAACCACACGTAAACATCAAATGGAAACCCATGGAAACCCAAAAAGTACTAAGCAAAAAACAGGCTCAAAAAACACCAAAAAAACCCCGAAAAAAACGGGTAAAAATGAAGATATTGATGTGACTACATTTATATGTGAATTTTGTACAAAACGTTACTTTTCTAAGTCAGGGTTTTGGAAGCATCGTCAAAGATGTGGTCTTACCTATGTAAATCACACAAAACCTGAACACACGGTGGAGTCTAACAGCGACGATATAAATTATAAAAACTTATGTATTGAGGTGATAAATCAAAACAAGGAACTCCAGAAAACGATTCAGGAGTTGATTCCAAAGGTTGGAAATAATAATACGATTAACAATACGACAAATAATGAAATTAATATGAACTTTATATTGAATGAATATTGTACTGATGCAATCAATATAATGGATTTTGTCAACTCGCTTCAGTTACAAGTTGAAGATTTGGAAAATACAAGGTCTAATGGATTTGTAGATGCAATAACAAGCATATTTGTAAATGGATTAAGACAACTAGAAGTGAACAAAAGACCTATTCAATGTGGCGATATAAAAAATGATATACTTTATGTACGCGACAATGATCAGTGGGGCAAGCACGATAGTAATAACAATGACAGTGTTAAACACGCAGTACAACAAGTAAAACATAACAATTTTCTACAGCTAAAATCGTGGGAACAAGAAAATCCAGAATATACAAATAGTAACCATCACAAAAACAGTGAATACCTACAAATTGTCGCGGAATGTATTGGTGGACAAGATGAAAAGGAACAGACACGCAATATAGATAAAATCATTAAAAATGTTGCGCGAGAAGTATACGTAAAAAGTGAAGACGAATTCAAGTAATCGTGTTGATATTGAGAATTTTTTTCAAATGGTTGATATCTACTTCCGGAAAATCTATATGGGATTCCCAAAAATAGCGACAATACATCCATTGAATATTCAATTCGTTACTGAATAAAGATGGACCATTGTTCATAATATGTTGATTGTATTTACTCAGGTAGTAGTATTTTGTAGGGGGTAGAACATAAGCCAACTGTACTTGATGATGAATGGGTTCTACGTCTGTTTTCGTTATAAATTCTGTTTCGAAATATGGTACATAGTTAATGAGGTCTTTAATAAGAGGAGGGTAGCAATAATTATATTTCCATTCCCACGATTTACACTCGTCAGTATAATAGGCAAGCGTCCATTCGAGACCTTCCAAATAATTGTGACATATTTGTTTTGTACGAATCGGTTCTTTGCGGACATGTAAACATTTGTCATAATAACGGCTTTCCCAGCCTTCACATTCTGGATTAATATAATGTTCAACATTTCGGTGGATCACAGGCGTATGTAGTAGTTGCTCGTCAATACTGCTGTCACAACCAGCCTGTCGGTATTTCATTATTTTTTCAAGTTTATTGCGGGTTTTGTAATCTTTGATAAAAAGTTCCTCTTCGCGAGCTGCAATAATAGTGAGTATTTTCTTAACACTCTTCCAATTAATCTTACCACTATTAACAATGGTTTCGTTATTTGGAAGGACTGCCTTATATGTGTCAAGCAATATATATATACCATCATCTCTGATATTGAGTGCTGGAAAGTGAGGCAGGAAATCATTTCCCAGAAAAAAACATAGAAAAATATAGTCTATCATCTTATTGCGAACCATACTATTATCATTATTATCATTATTATCATTATTATCACTAATAACACCTTTATCGACAACTACACCCGTACACAACATGTCTACAATCTGATGCGATAAGCCATTGATGTCAAGAACATATGTCTCGTTTGGCTCCAATGTTTGATCAATACTTTTTATGAACTCTGGTGTTTCACGATATAGAAATATATTAGGACATTGGTGTAGATGACACAAACACAGCATGATTAGGTCTGCGTCTAGGCCGTATATATACGTAATCTCGTGCATATGGTCGTTATTACGGATATAATCAAAAATCTTATGCTCGCCTTCACCTGGTTCTGACCAACTCGAATAAATAACTTCGTCAACATTCTTTAATAATTTAGGTAACGTATCACAAAATACTTTCATCCGAATATTCAACTTGTTCATAAATGGGGTACCAGGAGTGATTGCAGTAGTATCCCACGATGTATTACCCGACGTGTCATTATTGTTCGTGGGGATATTTTTCATGAGTGATGTTTTATATCGACGTTCGCGTTGCTGTTTTAGTTTTGCAACAGGCGCAACACCGTCAAATGCGATAATAATACGTCGTGGAGAAAGGTGTTTCACATACGAAGTTATCGTGCTACACACTGTATTTAAAACATCACTCTCATATTCATCTATATTTCCTGAATACGAAATGGCGTGGACAGCATCGTATATGATTGAATTACTGTCTAGATACAAGTTGTCAATACTTTCCGATGTATGTTTTTTAATAATTTTTCTATGTTGTTTTATGATGTGAGAAAAGTAACTAGGTATACCCATTAATACATATATGGTAAGCGTTTTAATATGTTTGAAAATATACTATATGTAATATCGTTAAAATAATTATATGTTTTGGATATATATGGATGATTCAATGAGTTGTTTAAAAAGGAGCGGTGGCGAGTACGTGAAAATATATGCAAATGTTAAGACATATCAAGAGATTCTTACACGTTTGTGTATAATGCTGGAAGAACAATCCATTAATGATTATATATCACGACAAGACTGTATGCTTGCACACGAGGACCTTGACGCATTAGCTGTGAGTATTAACGAAGTCTTCAATATGGTGGTATTGGGTGTTGATATTGACGAATTGTTAGTTAAACTACAAGAGATTAACGTAAGTCTATCGGTATTTATGAAATGTTATGGGTCATCTACACTTGATGACCTTTTACATGTTTGTCTTGGAACACCATATTTAACTAAAATTAATAATAACGCGCATTATAGGGACTGTATTTCTCGATTCATCAAACCATTAGGTTATAAAGTAATTTCCCACGACCACGTGAAAGTTTCACGTACAAAGAAAGGTTCTATTGGAAAAGGCGGTATTCTCGAAGATATAAACATAGCAGACACAAGTAAAACGCTTGATATATTCGATATGACAAAATTTAAGAGGGAAACGTTTAACTTAAAATTAAACGGTATCAAGGTTGTTTTTCAGAATGAAGAAAAAGGTGAGTGTATTATTGTTCACGGATATATGTCAAAAATACCTGTGAATTATTTATTATCTAGTGAAGTTCTTATTAAAAAGGATGACATATATGATAATGTACCCACACAAGATGCATTCCATACACCCAGCTTTAAATTGTTCATGGAATGTTTATCGTTGAAGGAATTGCTTATTTATTCGAGTAATGAAATATATGAAATATTTATTGGGTACAAAAGTAATGTTAAAGATATTAAACAAAAGCCAGTTGCAAAATTAACACGTGAATTTATGACAGGAGATTTATTTGAACAGCGGCAATACATTTTTCAAATGTTAATATTTAGTGATGATTTCGAACTACAATTTTTGTCTTATTTATTATACGACCTCCTGTCACTTGATGACAAAACGTCGATTGATTCAAAAGACCAACAGAATATGTACGATAGTCTTCCAACAAAACTTAAGCAAACGTTTAGAAACGCAATGAAAGAAACCATTGAGTATACTCTTAAACTAAGCAATGGTGATATTCATAATAATTTACCTCTTGAACAACGCATTTGTTTACTGAAAACAAACGAAAATGTAAAGGAAAAGGCGATGGTTAAAGTGAAGGAACTCAAATCGAAAACCGAGGATTCTGGGTCAAAAGCACGTCAGTATTTAGATGGATTGCTAAAGATTCCATTTGGAATTTTTAGGACAGAACCAATCTTTAATGTTATGGGACACAATATTGCGAACTTTGATAAATTTTTGAAATCTGATATTTACGATAAGTCTATTTATGAAATACCGATAAAGGACGAGTATAATCCTACTGAGATTATGGTTCATTCCAAGATATATCGAGATAAATATATTGAACTCCAAACAAAGCAAGCAATGGTTAAAGAATTACACGATAGAGTTATGTGTCTCACGAACAAAAGTATTCTTCTTGAAATACTGTCAGACATTGGTATTTTGAATTCAGATGTAGGTGGTAGTTTACATATTCCGTATTATGCTGATACATATAGTTCAAAAGAATTATCAGATGTGTTAATAAACGTCATCGAATTAAATGAAAAACACAAGGGTATGATTGATGATATTGTTGAAAAACAACTCTCAAAATATAAAACAGATTATGAAATTCCATTTATACAGGATATTGTTAAGTCATCGAATGAGGTAAGTAGTTATTTCACAGATGTACGCAAATCGTTAGATGATGCTGTATATGGACATAAAGAGGCTAAATTTCAAATAGAACGGATTGTTGGACAATGGATAAACGGTAAAATGTCTGGATATTGTTTTGGATTTGAAGGACCTCCTGGCGTTGGGAAAACAAGTATGGCTAAACGAGGTATTTCGCATTGTCTTAAAGACGAAAATGGGGTTCCACGCCCATTCACTTTTATTGCAATTGGTGGTTCAAGTAATGGCGCGACATTGGATGGACACAACTATACATATGTAGGATCAATGTGGGGAAAAATTGTTGATGTTTTGATGGAAACAAAGTGTATGAATCCTATAATTTTCATTGATGAGGTTGATAAGGTTAGTCGCACTGAAACTGGGCGTGAGATTATTGGTATTCTAACGCATCTGGTCGACCCAACTCAAAATGATGCATTTCAAGATAAATATTTTAGTGGGATTGATTTGGATTTATCCAAAGTGTTGTTTATTTTTTCATATAATGATGTCGAATTGATGGACCGCATTCTACTCGACCGTATTCATCGTATCAAGTTCAAACACATTACTATTGACGAAAAGCTGATTATATGCAATAAACATATGCTCCCTGAGATTCTTGCGAAAATGGGACAGGTAGGAAATATTACATTCACGGATGAGGTATTAGTATATTTAATTTCTACATATACATCCGAAGCTGGTGTGCGTAAACTCAAAGAAATACTCTTTGAAATTGTAGGTGAAATTAACATTGAGTTACTTCGTGACCCCCATCTTACACAGCTCCCAATTATTGTGACAAAGGAAATGATATCAGAAAAATACTTGAAGCAGAGGTATAAGGCTAGACCTAAACTTATTCACACAAGCAATGCGGTCGGTATTATTAATGGGCTGTGGGCAAATGCGATGGGAAAAGGCGGTATTATACAAATCGAAGCGAAGTATATGTTATCCGACAAATTATTTGAGCTCAAACTCACTGGAATGCAAGGCGATGTTATGAAAGAAAGTATGAATGTTGCGAAAACACTTACTTGGGAAAGGATAGAAGACAAGGACAGAGAACGACTGTTGAAAGAAATGGACGGTTGTAAGACCCAAGGCGTTCATATTCATTGTCCTGAGGGTGCTGTGCCAAAGGATGGTCCATCTGCGGGTACAGCAATCACTGTTGTTATGTACAGTCTCCTCACACGGAAAAAAATCCGCAATAATTTGGCGATTACAGGAGAAATTAATCTACAAGGTTGTGTTACTGCAATTGGTGGACTTGATTTGAAGATACTTGGGGGCATTGAAGCAGGAGTGAAAACTTTTCTTTTCCCTAGTGAAAACAAAGAAGACTTTGATAATTTTATAAATGAACTTGAAAATAAGAATGTGATTGATGGAATAACATTTCATCCAATCTCGTCAATTGAAGAAGCATTAAAATACGCAATTGAAGAGTAATAATAAATTTGATAAATAAATTTGATAAATAAATATGATACAAATATTATCAAGATAAATAGATTAATATGTGTATAAATTTTATACACATATTAATATGGGCGTGTTTGATTTTTGTAACGACCAACCTGGACGTGTTATTGCTGTTTTGATAATAGCACCTATACTTTTTATGAAGGGGTATGATTATAATGATAAATTTATTATGATGTTTTCAATTATTTTATTTATTTGGGACTTTTATTGGTTAGCATTTACGAAACCAAATGTTTATATTCACAATGAAGTCGATTCTACATCATCATTATAATATTAACAAAAGTTAACTTTTTTGTATAGTCATATAATAATGACTACAATTGTTGAAAGGATTAAACAATTACCTGACTTAGTTGGAAAATTGGCACTGCCATTGTTTGCATCATTTATAATTATGATGTCGATTTTCAAAGCTGACATGAAAGGCGTTGTATTTCTGGCTATGTCACTAATTCCCATCCTTCTGAATGAGTACGTTTTTAAACAATTGTTTGCAACAACCATAGTAGATGGTGTAGACAATGTATGTAATATTTATAATATGAGTACCGCAAGTGAAATGTTTAGTCGTAGTACACATATATCTAATGTATTTATGGGTTTCACAATCGCATATTTTCTACTAACAATGATACTATATTCAAACATTCAGATTGGGGTTTTGGTATTATTATTGGTGTTTTATATTTCTGATTTGTACTTTGTTTTCTCAAGGAAATGTGTTTCGCCTTTACAAGCACTGATAGGTTCGGTTGTAGGTATTACATTTGGTGTTCTAACAACTATTATAATGTACTTTTTAAAATTAGATAATTACATGTATTTCGCAGATGATGATGTACAAGAAAAGAAGAAAATATCCGTGTATAAGGATGGTGAATTAATAAAACAAATTATACGGTAAATAGGTGTTTATGTTCTTTCAACCATTGAGATGTCCCTTGAACAAAATTTCTTCGAACAAACGATGAAGATGACATTAGCATGACAGACGAATTTTGAGCTTCTAGCCATGATTTAGTATATAGTTGATAAGTTTCAACGATATGTTTATTTCTATATGTAGATAGAATATTTACGTTGTGAATTGTTTTTTTAGTACGGTCATTAACATTATTGTGAAAATTAAATATATATAATTTAAGGTCTTGTTTTGTTTTTAAACGATTGACTAGATGGTTTTTATGATAAAGATACTTTTTCGCGTGGTCACTACACATTGGGCAAGGGAGGTGTGTCAACACTGATATTATAAATTCGATTATGGACTTTCTATTTTGAATAAAGGTATCTTCTTTTAGTACTTCTATAAACGTATGAATAAACTCCCAAGTCGCTGGTCCCCAATTCATTATATTATATCTATGAAAATATAATAAAACTTAAAACTATAATATATTATTATATGGTATCAAAAGAATCATTTTATGACTTGCTAGCTGCTAATCAAGATGACACACTAGTAAAGCAGGATAATACGTGTTTGATTACTGGTGAATTACTTGTGCATCCAATTATAAAGTTACATTGTGGACATCGTTTCAATTATAATAGTATGTTTAATGAAGTTACATGTCAAAAGGGAAAAGGTACAACCGTAAATGGTAATATAAAGTTAAACAAATCTCAAATGATGTGCCCATACTGTAGAACAGTCGAAAATCACTTACTGCCATATGTAAATATATCTGATAATGATATACCAACACCCTATATTCAAGGTGTAAATGCTCCAAGTAAATTTGCATTATTGAACAATAAATGTTGCGTTTTTATAAAAACTGGTAAAAACAAGGGTAAACAATGTATGAAGAAATGTTTTGAAACTCGCTGTACTTACCATATTAATAAGGAACTAAATTCGTGTGAAATAGTTACGTGTAGTGCCATCATCAAGACAGGTGTAAAAAAGGGACAACTATGTCAGTCACAAGCAAAGCTGAATGGAAAGTGTTTACGTCATAAAACGAGTTAAAAAAATAAACCTATGATATATATTATATGAGTGCCAAAGAAGAATTAAAATCTGCTATAAAATCATACGTTGGATTTGATTCTGAAATAAAACAATTACAAACTAGAATAAAACAGTTAAAGGAACAGCAGAAGACCGCCTCTGTCGCCCTGATGAGTACAATGCGTGAAAATTCAATAGATTGTTTTGATATTAACAATGGGTCTATAATGTACAAAAGAAACAAGGTTAAGAAAACTATCGGTAAAAAGTTTTTAATGGAAACATTGGACAAGTACTTCCAGGGAGACCGCGAAAAGGTGGATACGTTGAATAATTTTATTCATACAAACAGAGAAGAAGTAATAAAAGAATCCATACTACTTAAACAAGACAAATAAAAAATTGATTTTGATACATACTATAATTGTATGTATCAAATAAAACTTACAATATGCAGTCACGAATTGAGAAGAAGATAGCATCACACATACATAAGTTTGCGGATTTAATTAAATGTGAATTACAAAAAAAAGATTGTAGTACTGAGGCAATTTGCGAACTTATTGATAATTATCACCCATTACATTTATTACCAGATGATTTCAACAAGCGTAAAAGAAATAAAAATCAAATATCACAAGAGGCTAGATGCTGTGCTAATAGAGGAAATGGCGAACAATGTACAAGAAGAAGACGAGATGGTATCTTGTTCTGTGGAACTCATCAAAAGGGTCATCCACACGGAACAATTAATTCACCTCTTGAGGATGATAATGAACCACACGGTCCATCTAAAATGACCGTTTTTACAAAAGATGAAGATGGCATAATCGTATACGAGGATAAAGATGGAGTTAAATACGACCCGGAGGCTGTGCTTAAAGGTAATACCGAACTACCGTTGATAACTGTTCCATAGTTATCAAATAATAATTGTTACTTCATATGTTTTTTACGACTAATGTATATTTGAATAGTGTTTAATTTTATCAAAGTATAATGGGTCAATTTCGCACCCGACAAAGTTTCGGTTACTTTCAAGACACGCTAAGGCAGTGGTTCCGCCACCTAAAAATGTATCCACAACTATGTCATTTTCATTACTATGCTTTTTAATCAACTCTTTGAATAAATTAACATTTTTCTGTGTCGGATGTACTTTATACTTTCCAGCAGCCATTGGATACTCGTAAATACCCTTGTCATACTTTGAATTAAATGTAGGTTTACCTCCCTTGACTGCAAGAATAGCTATTTCCCTAGCATTAGACAAATAATTAACACTACTGTTAATAGGCTGAGGGTTTGTTTTGACCCATTCAATAATTCTAAGTTGTTTAAATTTGTGTTTTTGAAGTATATCACACAAGGGTGTGATTTTCCAGAAATCAAACCAAATTATAACTGTCCCCCCCTTCCTGAGTTTTTTATAATATTGCTCGACAATATTATCGAGTTGTTCGAGTGTAAATTCTTCATCCCACTTACCATAATAGGTTTGAGTCGCGTATTTTTTTCCCAGTATAGAACCATACTGCAAATAATTTTCTTTTGACCATCCCTTGCCCTTGTCAGCATCTAATTCATCTTGTGGTTTTTTTAAGTTCTTCTTAAATTCAATCCAATCTGTATCCGATTTCATATTACCTCCACCTTTTTCCTCATTTTCTTTGACCTGGTCGTAATGTTTATTCATACCACTATCTTTTGAAATAATGTATGGTGGGTCTGTTAGGATTAAGTCAACTGTATTGTTGTCAAATGTATCAAGCAGTGATAGTGCGTCTGTATTTTTTATTTGTATAGAATGAGTCATACTGTTATATGGTAACAGTGTTTATATAGTTTATATACCTATATATATCGCACGTGCGTATTGTCAATTTTTTAATATTAATATGTATCTTACTGATTTTCTGTAGAACCATAGATGATGAAGGGTGCTGTACGTGTGTCCATAAATATCAAAATTGATTTTGTACCTTACATACAGATTATACGCATATACAAAGAATTTACAATATTGAAATGGAAAACATATCCACCAGCACCAATGCCTCATTAAATGACGTGTCTAAGATGCGAACAACTGGTGTATGGTCACAGAAGAAGGTACACGCGCGCACCATTCACAAAAATGATATGGCCAATCTTAAAAAAAAACACAAAACAGAAGATGAACAGATTGCCATAAGGCACAAAAATGATTTCATAAATCTTGCCAAGAAGCACGAAAGAGAACTCATTACGCTTGTCGAAAAACGTCAACGAAGGCTTTACAAACTGTGTTTGAAGCATATTATAAATACGCCCATTGATGGACGACACATAGCACGTGCAAATGAATCAATCCGCATTGGAAAAATTGTTAACTACATGATGGACAAAAATAATATAAATGGGCAAGAAATAACTAAAGCATACGAAACCAAGTTCAATAAACAAATTACTATCATAGAGGCAGCTGGAACAAATAAAGACCATTATGATTTACTCATACGCCATACCGATGGTTCGTTTCAACGCGTTGAAGAAAAACATAGCGAAAAGCCGATCAATGTCAATGCGGTACCGTGGAAAGATAGTGTTCAAGTTCTAAATGGTGTCGGAAGTCAATTTGTAGTAGGAGAAAAAATGGCTAGAAAGTGGTATGATGAGGTGATTACGCAAGTCGACTGGGGGAAAATTTTAGAATGCTCCGAAATACCAGATATCCCAGCGTATGATGAATGGGAAAAAGATGCATTTCGCTGTGGAGACCCAAAAACCCCGTTTGTTATAAAGATTAAGTCGCGGTGTCGTGAATTATGGGGCGGGAAATCTTCATTCACTGGCGTGAACAACACACCAGATTTAAGAAGTACTTTGTCGAATTTCACCCTTACCGAGAGCGAAGCCAGCACATTCATTCAGCAAATCAAGGATAAATTGAATGAGGTTTTGTCACAAAAGGACTGTTTTCTACAAACGAAGGGTGATATAGATACAGACGGATTTGAATTTGCTTGGAGGGAATCAGTATCATCGCCTAACATCACTATTCTTAACATTCGACGCGAAAAGGACATCTTTATTGATTTATTAGACGATGAAAATGAAGGTTTTACAGGAATCCTACGATGGGGTAAGGGTTGTGGGTTTACCAATATACGATTCGATGTTAGGTAAGAATATAAAAGTGTTCACTTGAATCACCAAGTGGTATAATTCCGATGTTTTTTATATTCTATAAAATTGAATTAAACGTATATGTAGATAATATACAATATCAAAAGAATGCCTGTGAAGAAGTTAAAAGTCCAGTCTCAGGAACCAATCAAGATGACTAGCAAAAAGAGATACTCACCCAAGGCGATTAGTTTATTTTCTGGACTGGGAGGTGATTCGCTTGGATTGAAAGATGCTGGATGTAATGTTATTGCATTCAATGAATTAAACAATACCTTTTGCGAATCACACGAAGCGAATTTTCCCAATTGTGAACGAATTCATGAAAACAATGTGAATGATATTACAAAAGTCACTGATGATACATTTTGTAAATATAAGGGAAATGTAGATATCGTATTTGCCGGCTTTCCTTGTCAGGGATTTAGTCAAGCTGGTAAAAAAATGGATAACGACCCACGTAATACACTTTTCAGAGAATTTCTACGTGTTGCTCGCCTTACTGAACCATCAATGATTATTGGTGAAAACGTCAAGGGTCTTCTTTCACGCAAAACATCCACGGGTGAACCTTATGTTGATGTTATTGTGGGTGAGTTTAAAAAGCTTGGTTATGAAATGATTCATAAAGTAATGAAGGCTGATAAATATGGTGTTCCGCAAAAGCGCGAACGACTTCTTCTGATTGGGGTAAAGCCAGATAATCCATATGGATGGAAACCAGCATTCCCGGAAGAAATTCCAGGTGTTCCCAATCTTGAAAATATTATTCGGTATGATATGAAGAATACCATTAAGATTGAAGAAACCTTACTTCACGGAATTCCACCCGAATGTATTCTTACAAATATGGACGACATAAATGAATATACATCGGTCAATGACCCGCATCCATATTTGTCACGACTATATAATGCCGACGAGACACTTCGTACATATAATGACAAAACGCACGATAATTTGTTTTCATTTGGTAAACGCGATAGTCCAATTCACGCAGAGATCGTTGATATACGTAATCCAGCGAAAACTATTATTTGTAGTTATGATCATCAACCGCGTTTCTTTGTGCCATTGAAAAATAACTCGGGGTGTTATTTGCGGTGTATATTACCAGATGAATTGAAACAAATTCAAGGATTTCCATCAGACTACATCGTAAAGGGTAATTGGAAAAATCAAGTGGTTCAAATTGGAAACGCAGTACCTCCGCCTCTTATTCAACAAATAGTAAAAAATATAATTAAATAAAACTCAAGAGCACCTTTTCACTATGCTCGAAATACCGTGGGAACATTATATCGTATTGTTTATTTTTCACTTATTTTTTTCAAATAATTTACTGACGCGATATTAATTTTCCATATAATCATGATTTTGTATAATTGTAAATATAGATATACAAAATAAGACATTATGCACCTTACAAGGTTTGACATAAGAACGTTTGTATCTGATATTGTTGATAAAGTCGTTCTGAAAACGAATATTATAGATAATGTTAATATTGCCTATAATACCCTTCCTAAAGCAAAACTCACGCGGAAACAACTAGCAGTTGATGAACTTTTCAAACCTGATATAAGCGGTAATTCGATATGGGTTTCGAAAGATGAGATTAGTCAAGTTAAGTGTTTAAATTGGGGTAACAATGGTGCTGCTCGGCACGGTATTTACTTTTCAGATAATCGTTATATTTGGGAAAAGGAGGGTAAGCGCGCTATACAAGCACTGCGGACGGTCGGATTTAGTGACAGTGTTCTGTATGGAGCAAGTCGTCCCATACGGTCAGACATACACGCATTTCATAAAGCAACCGGTTGTGTAGTTTGTGGCAGTAAATCTGACCTGGTAACTGACCATAAAAATGACTTATATAATGACCCGCGCGTTTTAAACGCGAATACGCAAACATTTGATGATTTTCAGTGTCTGTGTAATCATTGTAACCTAACTAAACGCCAGGTGTCTGTTTTTACGAAAGAACATAACCGACGTATCGGCGCGACAACGATTCCGTCTATTGCGATATTCAATATAGATTTTATACAAGGTGATGAAACATTTAATATAAATGATATTGACGCAATGGTAGGCACATATTGGTATGACCCAGTTGCATTTTTAGAGTTTTGTAAAAACCGAACGTTTGAAACAATACGCGTTCTCAAGTGATAAGTATTGATTATAACGTTTTAATTATTTGTATATGTCAACTATATCTGGTTCGCGGTATTGTGTATCCAGTTACAAAGTATATTTTACTTTTTTTTCTATATTTATAACAATACCAACTATTATTACTTACAATGTTTGAAAGTATAATCGAAATAGGTGCAAAAAACATCTCCCAATTGGCAATATTTATATTGATAGTTGCAGGTAACTATGTGGGCGACACATTGAGTTGTTCTATACGTATTCTGTTCCGCGATTCAATGATTGCAAAACATTCTATATGTTACTTTATTGTACTGTTGTTTGTTGGGTTTTTACAAGAAAACTATACCATAGCGAATCGTATTACTCTTTCGTTATTTTTGTATTTCTGGTATATTGTCATTATGCAGACATCATTATATTTTACTATTCCAGTAATAATTCTTCTTATCGTATTGTATATCATACAAGAACATTTAAATGATTTACACAAAGCTCTCGATAGTGATGCAAAAACGTATAATTATGAAGTGAAAAAGGGCGATGCATTTATAAGTCAAAATAATAATATAATTGTACAGATTCGTAACGTGACTAGCCTGAGAAATATTATATTTATACTTACAATTATGCTCTCTATGATGGGACTTTTTACACGAGTTTACAATGTTCACTTTGTGAAGGGAAAATCATTCTCTTTTGTGAATATTGTCAAGGGTATTGATGATGATAAATGTTTTACAACCAGAACAGGGAAATGGGATTATCAAAAAAAATTGAAATAAAAACGTAATTTTAAATTTAGTATATCAAATATCACACAATAACAATGACGTCTCTTGAAATAATTAATAATATGAATGCGACCTTATGCGAAAGGTCTGACAATATTTATAATCACGAAATAGACCTAACTGATAATGTTAAGCAGTCGCAGTCAGTACTAGACAAGGGGTCTATTATTCCGGTTCAACTGGAAGTGGTGACACACAATACCGATAAACTCACCCTCAAGGAAGCTAAGAAAGCTGAGCAGGAAGCAGCTAAGGAAGCTAAGAAAGCTGAGCAGGAAGCAGTCAAGGAAGCTAAGAAAGCTGAGCAGGAAGCAGTCAAGGAAGCTAAGAAAGCTGAGCAGGCAGCAGTCAAGGAAGCTAAGAAAGCTGAGCAGGCAGCAGCTAAGGAAGCTAAGAAAGCTGACCAGGAAGCAGCTAAGGAAGCTAAGAAAGCTGAACAGACAGCAGCTAAGGAAGCTAAGAAAGCTGAACAGACAGCAGCTAAGGAAGCTAAGAAAGCTGAACAGACAGCAGCTAAGGAAGCTAAGAAAGCTGAACAGATAGCAGCTAAGGAAGCTAAGAAAGCTGAACAGACAGCAGCTAAGGAAGCTAAGAAAGCTGAACAGATAGCAGCTAAGGAAGCTAAGAAAACTGAGCAGGCAGCAGTCAAGGAAGCTAAAAAGGTAGAAAGAGAAAATAATAAGAAAAATAAAAATGACGCAAAACAAACCCCACACCAAGCATTGATTGATGTTTCGAACGAAGAACTAAATAGCCTGTCTAAAACCTTAGACGATGAGCTTGAAGAGATAAAAATGGTGGAACATATTGAATACGAAGGCAATGAGTATTATATGTGCCAAGACAAATATATATACTCTATGGATGATGAAAATCATCAGTGCATCGGAAAGTATAATATATTAAAGGATGAAATCGATTGGTGTAAAAAAAAAGTGTGAGTGTAAGTATATAATGGTTTTAGTTCGTGGAATAGGAAGCAGTCGTTTGACAAATCAAGCAAATTGCGGAGGAGTAAAGAAGGCTGGTTTGGCGCCTAGCCATGGTTATATGCGTAGCGGAGTGTCTTCGGTGTCGTTGTACAAAAGTCTAAGCGTGCAAAGAGTGGGTGATGCGTGCGGTGATTCGTATGTGTCGCGTAGCCAAGTGCGAAACAGTTTTCCTTGGAGTATGATGTAGTGTAGTAAAAAAGATATAAAATATATAAAATCGAGTAAAGGTTCGATATTATGTATTGTGGTATGTGTTCTTACTTTTTGTTTGTGTTCTTAATTTTTGTTTGTGGTCTAAAGTATTGCGTGTGAGGGTTGTCGTGTAAGGTGTGGCGGTGAGTTGACGTCGTCCATAAGTGTAGCGTAATCATTCGCGTCTTGGTATTCGAGGTAGGTGTTGTTGTCCTCGGTTGCGAGGTAGGTGTTGTTGTCCTCGGTTGCGACGTAGGTGTTGTTGTCCTCGGTTGCGACGTAGGTGTTGATGTTCTTGTTGTTGTCCTCAGTGGAGACATAGGTCTTCTGATGGTTGTCTTCTGTGGTGGCATACGTGTTCTTATGATTCTCTGGAAGCACATATGTATTGCTATTATAATGCTGTGTCTCCACCAATCGTCGCTGGCACTCGCGCAGGACGAGTGCGAAACTGGCTCCTGAATGTCCATCTGAAATGAGAGCGTTGGCGATGTCGTCTAGTCGGGGGTCGGAGGAAAACGAAAAGCCCGTATTTTCATCATTAAAATCCCTGACAAAGACTTCCAAGTCCGGTCGAGTGGCAAGAAAAGCGATTGCATTTCCTATCATATCTTGTTCGTGAGTTGTTGTCATTTTGGTTATCCTGAGATTAAAAGCAAATGACAAATTCAATTTTAGTTGGTCACTTTTAATTGGGCAGTTTTAGTTGGGCAGTTTTAGTTGGGCAGTTTTAGTTGGTACATACTGCTTTGGTGTCGACTATATATTATTTTGTAAACATGATTGCTAGGGATGAATGTGCTTAAAGAGGCCGTTCGGATTGCTAGGGATGAATGTGTTTAAAGAGACCGTTCGGATTGCTAGGGATGAATGTGTTTAAAGAGACCGTTCGGATTGCTAGGGATGAATGTGCTTAAAGAGGCCGTTCGGATTGCTAGGGATGAATGTGCTTAAAGAGGCCGTTC